GGATTGGGAAAAAGCACTTCTTAGAGGAAAAGATATTAAAGATTCATTAAAAGAATTGGAAAGCCAAATAGACATGCTACAAGATGATAAAGAATATTATAGAAGATTATATGTCGAAGTTAGAGATGAAAAATTTAAAGATGAAGAAGTAAAAAGACTGAAAGAAGAATTAGATTTTTACAAAAGAAATAATTTAGTTACATTGAGCGATAAACAAAAGAAAAGAGCAGATGAATTTATACACGAACATTATAAAAAATGTGATACAGGATATAAAAATTTTGTATATACTGTTACGCCAACAAATGTGATAACTATTGTTGAATTAAGATGTCCTGTTTGTGGTGAAATAATAGATGTGAGTAGTTATGATAAAGAATAAATAATAAAATAATTAGGAGATGATATTATGAAAATAAAAAATGGAGATAAAGTTAGATTAAAAAGTGGTTTAATTGTAGGTGAATGTTATGATGGAATTGTTTATTTAGATGGTATGAAACAATTTGAAAATATGATATTTACTGTTATAAATGTAGATGAAAAATATAGAACTTGCAAAATACTTGATTCTAAATATTATCCATTTACTTTTTCTTTTGAAATGCTTGAATTGGTAGAATATAGTGCAGATGATTTATTAAATTATTTATTAGCTAATAGTGGAAAAACTAAAGAGCAATTAATTGAAGAATATTGTTGTGTCCGAGAAAAAGAACATTCAAAAAAAGCACTTGCAAATTTTTTCAATAAAGTTATACATTCAATGGATTATGATTTTTGTAATGAATGTATGGTAGACGATTTATGTTTAAATTGCAATGATGATACTTGTAAAATAATTTCAGTTTTAAATATCTTGATAAAAAATAACTTATTAGATTTAGATAAATTCAATAACGTGTTTAGTTATGATGATAATGATAAAGATAAAGGAGAAGAATAATATGAATAATTATAAAATATTAGCAGAATATTATAATAAGGAAAAATTAATTTATTATATAGTGGAAACTGAAGATGGAAAAGTTTTAACTGTAAAAGAAGAAAATTTATAATTGATATAAAACGACTGATTTTTTCAGTCATTTTTATTTACTTTTTATAAAAAACATAGTATAATATAAATAAGAAATGTATTTTAGATTTATAAAGAGGGGGTGAGAATGTGGCTAAGATAACTTGTAAGATTTGTAAAAATAAAATAGAAAAAAGTGAAGCATATGTTATAACAAAAATTAATGAAAAAACAAATAAAAAAACAAACTCATATTATTGTTCTAAAGAAGAATTTGAAAAAGATAAATATTTAAAAAGCCTATGGCAAAAACTTCTTATCAGTATAGATGATATATTAGGTTATACATGTGTATCTAAAGTAAAAGTCAATGAATTAAAGGCATTGGAAAAAGAGTATACAAGAGAACAAATATATAATTGTATAGAAAGTAATAAAGAAGAAATTACAAGATATTTAGAAATAAAAAATATACAAGATGAATATGGGAAAATAAGTTATATATTTGCTTGTATTAGAAATAAGATTAAAGATAATACGGCAAATTTTGGCACAACTGAAATAAACACTAATGATGATATAATTATAAATTTAAAATATGAGGAAGATAGTGATATATTTGAAAGATTAGAAAGACAAAGAAGGAATGCAGATAAAAATTCAAATAATATATTTAAAATAATTGATAGTAAAAAGAAAGGGGATAAGTAGATATGAAAATTTCAAAAGAAAGATTAGATACTGAATGTGCCATACTATCTTGTATATATCAAGATTTAACATTAACAAGTGAATATGAATTAAGGTCAGAATATTTTTCTTTAAATGATACAAAATTTTTCTTTTCATTAGCTTATGAATTAGCTAAAAAAGTAAAAGAAATTGATGAATTATCAGTTAGTGGATTTGTTGGAAGTAATGGATTAATTGAAGTTTTTAATAATTATGGTGGATATGAAAGAATAGAAAATTTATTAAACTTAAAAGCTAATGTAGAGAATATAGAATCATATATTGACAGTTTGAAAAAAATGATATTAATAGAAAGATATATTGATTTAGGTATTAATTTGGAAAGAAAATATGAAATAAGTGGAAGGAATATAATACCAATAGAGGAAGCCCCATATTTAAATTGTACTCAATTTAGTAGCCTTATGCAGTCAATTATATTAGATGTTGGAGTAGATGTTGAATTTCAAGAATTCAAATTACAAAGTTTACATTTTACAGATGAAGAAAAAAGAAAAGTAAGAGAAAAAGAAATTAGTGATACTTCTCATTTTGATATAGCAATGACATGGAAAACTGAGGAAAATGAAGATAGATATATACAATCATTTAAATATTTAGATAAAGAATTAGTAGGTTTATCAAGAGGATTAGGTATTCATGTAATAGCATCAACAACAGGGGTCGGTAAGTCTACTATGTTATGCAATGTAGCTATGGCATTAGTTGAAAGTGGAAATAAGGTTATGTACGTATCAAATGAATTTGAATCAATATATTTAAAAAGACTTATGGTTAGTTATGTATGTAGTAACGTGTTCCATTGTAAAACTATTACAAGACAAAAATTAATTGAAGCAGATTTAACTGATGAAGAATATGAAATATTTGAAAAAGCTAATGATTTTATAAAAGAAAAATTTGAAGGTAAAATGACATTTGTTTGTGTTGAAGAATTTAATTTTGAAAAGATAACTAAAGTTTTTAATAAATTAGGAATGACTGAAGGATATAACTATTTAATGGTTGATACTTTTAAGAGTGATGATATGGATAGTGCAATGATAGAAATGGTTAATAATTCTAGAATACTTGATAAATGGGGAAGAAAAAATGGATATGGAGTAGTTATGACAATGCAATTATTGAAAAGTACCGATAAAGTTTCATATTTAACTGGTTCTCAACTTGCTTTTGCTAAACAAGTATTAGATGTTGCTCATAGTGTTTTATTAGCAAGAAGAGTTAGACCTTGGGAATTAGACCCTGAAAATAAAGCTTTCATTGACCCATTTTATTATGAGTATAATAAATTTGAAAAAACATTTAAACAAAAGAAATTTAAAATAATCAATAGTCAAAATGGTGGAACAGATAAACAAAATGAATATAAAAAAGGTTATTTAGATAAAAGTAAAAATTATATAATATTATTCTGTGATAAAAACCGTAGTGGAAGAACTGATTTTGTATTATTATATCAAATGGATAGTTTCGGAAGATTAACAGAATATGGATACGCCGGAAAAGTAAGTACAGGAATGTTAATGCAATAAAAAGGTGAAATTTATTTCACCTCTTTACTTTTTATAAAAAGTGTAGTATAATATAAATAAATGAGATAAAGGAGAGATTAATATGGAATATAAAATAGGTGATATTGTTAAAGTAAGAGAGGATTTACAAGTGGATGAAATATATGGCAAGTGTTATGTTATGGAAGGTATGTTGAAATATAGAGGGACACTACACACTATAAACTATATTGACGACGATGGTGATTATAGCTTAAAACCAATAAATAATTCTGAAAATAGAACTTATTATTCATGGCATAAAGATATGCTAGAACCTGTTAAATCAAAAAATAATGAGGAAATAAAGGAGGATAATATGAAATATAAAATAGGTGATATGGTTAGAATAAAAACTAATTTACAAGAAGGTGAAAAATATGGAGAACTTTATGTTATGGATTACATGTTACCATTTAGAGGAACAATTCACACTATAGAATATGTTTATGATGATGGTGACTTCCATCTAACTGATGTAAAGAATTTATATAATGACCCTTATATATGGAATAAAGATATGGTAGAACCAATAAAACAAGTTATACCTCTAAGTGATTTAGAATCGGTTAAAGTGGATAAATTGGGTATATACGAATATATTTTAAACAATTTAGAGGAAACTTATAAAACTAAAAATAATGACTATGGTGATAGTGTTGCTGATACTTATGATAAATTTGGTAGTGTATCTTTCCTAGTGAGAATTACCGATAAATACAATAGATTAATGACATTATGTGACCCAAATGCACCTGAACAAAAAGTAAAGGATGAAAAAATTGATGATACGATATTAGACTTAGCAAATTATTGTTTGTTATGGCTAGTTGAAAGAGAATACAAAAATCAATAAGGAGGAATGTAAAGTGGATGAAAGTACCCTTATTATAGCTGGTATAGATATAGGAATGGGAATAATAGAGTTAATGTGTGGCAAAATACTATTAGGTGTAGCAATGATATTAGTGGGATTTCTTTTATTAATTGTTAAATAGGAGAGTATAAAATGAATAAGGTTTGTAGGGTTGTAGGTATATGTGACATACTTGTAGGAATAATAGATTTAATGAATGGTGAAATAATGATGGGTATTGCAATGTTATTAACAGGATTTTATTTATTGTTTGTTAAATGGGAGTGATAAAGTGGATAAATTTTGGATTGTTATAGGTTGTGCTGATATAGTTATAGGAATAATAGATTTAATGTGTGGTCAACTAATATTAGGCATTGCGATGATATTAGGGGGATTTCTTTTATTACTTATCAATTAGAAGAGAAGATAAATAGTAGCAAATTCCCCTCTTGTAGGGGAATTTTATTATTTTACTTTTAATAAAACTGTTAAAATAAGTAAGAAAAATTTATTTTATTTCTTTACTTTTTATAAAAAGTATAGTATAATATAAGTAAATAAGATAAAGGAGAGATTAAGGAGGATATTAATTATGATTACTGAAATTATAGTATACCTAAATAAAATAAAATTTTCAGAAAATTGTTTGACTTTTAATAAGATTTTTAGTATAATATAAGTAAAATAAATTATAAAAAGATTGGAGAGATATTTATGAAAAGGAATAAAGTTATAATAAGAAAAAATGGAGAAGAACAAAAAAGTTATTTTATGGATATAATTTTTACTTATGGTAGTGCTTTATTTTATCCTAGTGTAAGAGGTTACTACTTAGTTTGTTCACCTTGTACTTTAAAAGGTACATTAAAAGAAGATGTAGACCTTGATGATTTAAGCATAAAAGATGTTGAATCAATAGACACAAAATTTGAAGCTAGGGAATTATTATTTGAAATGGCAGAACCTAATGACAAAGCATTATCAGTAGCTGAAGATGTTGCAGATAATTATGTTGATATATTAATATTTCAAGTAGAACAATCAATAAAAGATGAAGAAAGAAGAATTGAAAAAGAAAGAAAAGAAATAGAAGATAGTATGAAATCAATAGAAGGATTATTTGATGAAATAAGAAATCCTAAAAAAACAGATGACGAAGACGATGAGGATGATGAGGATGATAACATAAATACAGGATTTTTTACCTTTGATACATCTAAATTTAATTCTAAAATAATAAAAAAACAAGCCGAAGATTCAGATGGTGGTGAAAAATCTAATACTACTTTAGATGATGTAGCTGGATTAGAAGAAGTTAAAGTTGAACTTATGGAGTTAATAGCTGGTTTTAATGATAAAGAAAAATTTAAGAAATTTAAAGTTACTCCTCCTAGAGGGGTATTGTTAGAAGGTGAACCAGGTAATGGTAAATCTTTATTAGCTAGAGCCATAGCAGGAGAAACAGATGCAGTATTTTATTCAATGGCTGGTTCTGAATTTAATGAAAAATATGTCGGTGTTGGTGCATTAAGAGTGAGAGATTTATTTAAAAAAGCTAGAAAAAATAGACCTGCCGTTATATTTATAGATGAAATAGATGCAGTTGGTGGAAAAAGAGAAGAAGAAAATAATAAAGAACATAATGCTACATTAAATCAATTATTAGTTGAATTAGCAAGTACTGATAATGAAGATATATTAGTAATAGGTGCAACAAATAGAAGTGACATATTAGACCCAGCTTTAAAAAGACAAGGTAGATTAAGTAGACATATATACATACCTAACCCTGATAAGAAAACAAGATTAGAAATATTAAAATTATATGCTACTGATAGACCTTTAGCTGATGATGTTGATTTAGAAGTTATAGCTAGTCAAACACATGGTATGGCTAGTGCTGATATGGAAGGTATATTAACAGAAGGTGCAATGATAGCAATAAGAGAAGATGCTGATGAAATAACTCAAGATATGTTATTAAGAGCAATAGATAGACAAATAGCTGGACTAGAAAGAAAATCTACTGTCATGATAGATAGAGAAAAGAAAATAACTGCTTATCATGAAGTTGGACACTTAATGATGTCAGAAATATTAAATAATAAGAAATTAAGTAAATGTACAATCATACCACATGCAGATGCTTTAGGTTACTGTTTATATCATGAAGAAGATGATAGATTTATAAGAACAAAAGAAGACCTAATAAATAGTATGATAGTATCTCTTGGTGGGGCAGTAAGTGAAAAGGTATTCTTTGGACATGAAAGTAGTGGATGTAGTGGAGATTTAGGAAGTGTTTCAGCAATAGCACAACGTATGGTTTGTGATTATGGTATGAGTGAATTAGGTAAAATGAAAATAGATGAAAGAAATCTATTTATGCAAGAAAAAATACATGAAGAAATGAAAAAAATAGTTGATGAAGCATATAATAAAGCATTACAAATAGTAGAAGAAAACAAAGAATTAATATCAACAATAGCTGAAGAATTAATGGAAAAAGAAACACTAGAAGGATATGAAGTAGAAGAACTTATAACAACTTATAACATGAGCATGAAAAAATAATAAAAGATATATTATTAAAAAAGAGATGTAAATGTTTACATCTCTTTTTATTTACTTTTAATAAAAATTTTAGTATAATATAAGTAAAGGATGGTGAGTTAATTGAATAGTAATGAACTTAAAGATAAACTTACATTGGATATGATAGTTGATTTAGTTTTGTATTTAGGTGGAGAATTTAATGAACAAATGGAAACAAATGAAAAAATGGTCTTAAATACATCGTTATGTCATGGTGGTGAATCATGGAAATGCGAATTATATAAAGATTCTTTAATTTTTCATTGTTATACAAATTGTGGTAGTTTTGATATAATAACATTGGTTCAAGAGGTAATGGATTTAACATTTGCAGAATCAATTGAATTTATTGAAGATTATTTTAATTTAAGTATGAATTTTCAAAAAGGATTTGGTAGACCTAAGAAAAAAGAAGTTTCTATAAGAAAACCTGTTAAAAAAGAAATAGATTTTAATGAACAATTGCCACAATACGACGAAAGCATACTTAATACTTTTGTCAATTATAAACCTATCGAATGGATTCATGAAAATATATCAGCGGAAACTATGGATAAATATGGTATCAAATTTAATATTGAAAATAATTCAATAATTATACCCACATAGAGACCAGTTGGGAAGACTGGTCGGCATAAGGGAGAGAAATTTAGACAAGAGACAAGTAGAAATGTTTGGTAGAAAATATGTACCTTATACATCTTTTATACATAAGATAACATATAAACATAAACTTTCAATGAATGCTTATGGAATTGATAAAAATAAGGAATCAATAAAAGAATACAAAAAATGTATTATATTTGAAGCAGAAAAATCAGTATTAAAAATGGATTCAATTTATGGTAATAATCCTTCTGTTGCAGTTGGTGGAAGTTCAGTATCAGAATATCAACTTAATCTTTTAAAAGTTAATGGTTGTGAAAAGGTATATTTAGCATTTGATAGAGAAGAAGGAGAAAAATGGGAAAATAAGTTAAATAAAATATGTCAAAAAATAGTAAATTTTAATCTTGAATGTTATATTATAGAAGATAAAAATGGTAAATACTTAGATTTAAAACAATCTCCAATTGATGAGGGTGAATTTGTATTCCTTGAGTTGTATAGGAGGGCTAGAAAGTATGAATAGTTTAATAGAAGTTTATATATATGTTAATAAAGTAAATAAAACAACTAAAGCTAGTTATGGTATTTATTTAAAATACATTAATGATGAATTAGAACTTATTGCAGATAAAAAGGTTAGCAGTGGAGTTATACAGTATAAGAAAATAGAAGAAGTTATTTATTCTTCTATTTTAGACAGTTGTAGACTTATAAATAACAAAGATTTGCCTTTAAGAATACATTGTTCTTTTGATGGATATTATAGTACAACTAAAGAACTAGATAAAGAAGTTAAAAAATTTCATGATGTGTTCTTCTATTTCAATGAAATTAACGAAGTGGCAGAAGAATTATCAAAAGAAAATCTTAAATAACGATTGATTTTTAATAAGAATAATAGTATAATATAAGTAAATAAGTAAATAAAGGAGCTGATTATTATTAAAAGTATTTTAATAAAAAGAATGAAAGATAGATTTGGAATTACAAAAATAGCAGGTAAAAAATTAAGTTATTATTCATTTTATGAATTGTTAGGATATAACACATTGTTAGAAAAAGGAGAAGATATAAAATAATGGAAATAAGAAAAATATATACAATAGAAAATAATGGTAAAGAAATTACTTTAATTGTTGGAGATTATATAAGAGTAAGAACAAAAGATGAAAATGTAATAGGAAAAATAGCTGACTTAACAAATAGTTATGTGGAACTTGAAGTATCTAGTTATGATAAAAGTATATATAAAACATTTTTGTATGTTAATTTATTAGAAATAGAAGAATACGAAGATTAGGTTGGTGAATATATGAAATATAATATAAAAACAGAAAACACCTTTGGTAGAACATTAAGAGATATAGTATTAAAAAATAGAGAATTGACTGAAAAAGATGTGGATTTTTTACTTAATCCTACTTCTGAATATCAAGAAATGCCATTTAAAATAAAAAATGTAGACAAAGGAATAGAATTATTCATAAGTGAACTTGATAAAGGGAGTAACATCGGTATCTTAGTTGATACCGATGTAGATGGATATACTAGTTCTGCTTTAATGTATTTGTTTTTAATTAATGAATGTCAAGTTCCTAAAGAAAAAATAACTTTATTTTTTCATGATGGAAAATTTCATGGACTTGACCCAAAAGTTTTTAAACGAATAAAAAAATCTAGTGTAGAATTTTTAATAATACCTGATGCTTCTACTAATGATTTTAAGGAAATTAAAGAATTATTATCAATAGGCAAAAGAATTTTAATATTGGATTAACTATGATAGTCCCTTCATATAGGAAACTATGTGTCGAAAATACCGTAAATTGCTGGAAACCCCTAAAGCTTAACACACTACAACGTGGCTAGAAATGGCGAACGTGAATGTTGCGAAAGTAGAAAAAAGTTGTTAAGATTACCTAAGCTGAAATAAAAGCCTTGTAAGAGGTGCTAAGGGTAAATTATAATGGGCAATCAGCAGGGAAGTCCCTTTAAAATGGGAAACCTTCAACGACTATAATCGGTATATCTTAAAAGATAATTGTATAGTCTATTCCCTTATTAAGTTAGCACTTTGGGAGAGTGAGTTATGTTATCAAAATTTGATGAAAAAATAGAAAAAGAAATATGTGAATATTATTTAAAAAGAAATAAAGTAACCGTAAAAGAAATGGTAAATTATTTTAATGTATCCTCACCATTTATAAAAATATTTTTAAAAAAGAACAACATAGAATATAAATTTTATTATGCATCAAAAGAAAATTGTGGTAATGTAGATGATTTATTTTTTAATAAAATAGATAATGAATATAAGGCTTATTGGTTTGGTTTCTTTTTAGCCGATGGATATATCGATAATTTAGGTAGTATAGGTATTGAATTGAGTATAGACGATATAAAGCATTTGGAAAAATTTAAACATGATTTAAAAATAGTAAATAATGTTAAAATTTATAATAAAAATTCAACATTTGGGAAACAAACTAATTGTCGAGTATCATTTCATAATCAACAAATGTTATATGATTTATGGATGTTAGGTATTGATTTAGATAAGTCTAACACAGGAACTATTCCAATTATAGAAGATAAATCATTATATAGACATATGCTTAGAGGTTATTTTGATGGAAATGGAAGTTTTGGTTATTACGAATGTAAAGATGGTAGAATAACCCCTAGAAACTTATCAATTTGTGGTAGTAAAAATGTATTAAAATTTATAGAGGATTATACAAAACTTGAATGGAATTGGTCTAAGAGACGAGATTCAAATGATAATAATAGACAAATAAATTGTGATAAAGTAGACCAAAGTTTATCATTTCTTAAATGGATATATGAAGATAGTAATGTATATTTAGATAGAAAATATGAAAAATTTTTAAAGCTAACTTAATTTTTAAAATATCTTGAAAAAGAGGGTATAAAAGCATCATTTGCCACAGTCTAATGGAGAAGAATTTAAAACAGTATTTAGAAGCACAACTAATGCACTTATTGGAGTTATTGTTAATAATCAAATTGATGAATATTCTCATAACTTAAGTGGTGTAGGAGTTGTTTATAAGTTCCTAGTTGGAATGACTGAGAATGAATTAGAACATTATTTAGATTTAGTTGCAATTGGTTGTATAGCTGATATAATGGATATACATGATAAAGAAGTTGCATACTTAGTGCATAAAGGTTTAAGTAATATAAGAAATGAATTTTTTAAAGAAATATTAAAAGATTTTGATTTAGATGATATAACACCTGAAACAATATCATTTAATTTAGCTAATATTATAAATGGAACTATAAGATTTGGTAGTATGGAAGAATGCGAATTATTATTTAAAGCATTAATAGGAGAACAAGAAGAATTTGAATATAAACCTAGAAAATCTAAAAATAATCCTAATCCACAAGTTCAAATAGAAACATTACAACAACATATGGTTAGAATTGCTAAAAGTGTTAAGCAGAAACAAGATAAAAAGAAAAAAGAATGTATAAAACTTTGTGAAAAATATATAGAAGAAAATGATTGTAATGATAGTAAAGTTTTGACAATAATAGATGAAGAAAGAAAATTAGTAGATAAAAGAATAACTGGATTAATAGCCACTAATTTAATTGATATATATAAAAAACCTGTTGTATTATTATCTGCTTCGTCTAAAAAAGATAAATTAATAGGTAGTATGAGAACTTATGGTATAGATGATTTTAAATCAATTCTTGAAAAAACAGAAATACTTACAGTAAAAGGACATAATGGTTCAGCTGGTGTGGAAACAGATTATAGTAATATAAGAAGGGTAAAGAAAAGAATTGATAAAGTTATGGAAGATGTGGAGGTAGAAGATGTAGCAATAAATATAGATTGTGTAATAGATTTAGATACCATATCATTTAAGCAAATGAATGAAATAGTTGATTTAAAACCATTGTGGTTTTCATTTTGTCCTAAACCAACCTTTATTTTAAAAGATTTAAAAATTAAGCCTGCGAATATAAAAAATCCATATCCAACATTATTAACATTTGATATAGATGGTATAACATTTAAAAAAGAATTTTGTTCTAGGGTATTTAAAGAAGACTTTTTATGTGAAGAAGAAATGAAAGGTATATTTGGAAGACCTGATATAATAATAGATGAAATGGTAGTAACTATTGAGTGGGATGAATATCGTAAAAAACCTTGCTTTGGAATAAAAAGTGCAAAAACTCATATTGATAAAGATAAAAAGAAAAAAGATAAAGACATACCATTTTAAGTAAATTTATATTGAGTTATTAAGGATAGAGATAAATTCTCTATCCTATTTTACTTTTAATAAAAATTATAGTATAATATATATAAAGAAAGGAAGGGAGAATATATATGATAGAATATGAAAATTACCATAAGCATACGGCAGATAGTAATGTTTATACACCTGATAGTGTTGCAACGTATCAAGATTATTTTGATAGAACAATTGAAGTTGGTGGAAAAACAATTTCAACAGTTGAGCATGGCTGGTGTGGAAACAATTTTGACATATATTTACAAGTAGAAAAATTTAATAAAAAATTAAAAAATCAAAACAAAGAACCTTTGAAGTTTGTATTTGGAGGAGAATTTTATTGGGTTAAAGATAGACATGAAAAAGATAATTCAAATTGCCATATGGTAATATTGGCTAGAAATGAAAATGGTCGTAAGAAGATAAATGGAATTATGAGCCAATGTAACAAAGATGGATTTTATTTTAAACCTAGATTGGATATAGAATTAATAAAATCTTTACCTAAAAATGATGTTATGATTACAACTGCTTGTATTGCTGGATGGAAATATGATAATGCAGATGAAATATTTATCGACTTATCTAAAATGTTTCCACATTTTTTTTTAGAAGTTCAATCTCATAATACAAAAGAACAAAAAGAATTGAATGCTAAAATATTAGAAATAAGCAAAGAAAATAATATTCCTATTATAGCAGGTGTAGATAGTCATATGATTAATTCAAAAGATTCTATTCTTAGAGAAGATTTCCTTAAGAGTAAGAAAATTTTTTATGACGATGAAGAAGGATGGACTATGGATTATCCTACTGGAGATGAATTATATCAAAGATTTGTTGCTCAAGGTATATTATCTGAGGAAGAAATAATGACAGCAATAAATAATACTTTAGTTATAAGAGATTTTGAAAATATAATATATGATAAATCAATAAAAGTTCCAATAGTATTTCCAAATAAAACATTAGAAGAAAGAAATGAAATATTTAAACAATTGATAAACAAACAATGGATGAAAGCTAGAGAAGAAGTCCCTAGGGAGCAATGGGATAAATATATAGAACAAATAAGATATGAAGTTGGAGAAATAATTGGTTGTAATATGGCTGATTATTTTTTAACAACTTATGAAACTATGAAATTAGGAACTGAAAAATATAAAGGAGTTTTAACAAGAACAGGTAGGGGTAGTGGATGTTCAGAATATATAAATAAATTATTAGAATTCACAAATGTCGATAGAATAAGTGCAAGAGTTACAATGTATCCTGAAAGATTTATGACAAAAGAAAGAATACTTGAATCACACACACCTCCTGACATTGACCATAACGTGGCAGATAGAGAGCCATATAAAAAAGCACAAGAAGAATTATTGGGTTCTGCTTATGACCTAATAGCTTTTGGTACTCTAAAATTTAAATCAGCTTGGAAAATGTATGCTAGAGCTTATGATGTTGAACCTTCTGATGCTGATATCGTTTCTAAACAAATTGATAAATATGAAGATAAGTTAAAACATGCAGAACGTGATGAAACTACTGGAGAATTACTAGAAGAAGTAAATATACATGATTTCGTTGAAGAAAAATATTGGAATTTATTAGAAGGATGTAAAAAGTATCTTGGAGTAAAAGATAGCCGTAAAGGGCATCCTTGTGGCACATTAGCTACAAATTTAAATGTCGAAGAAGAAGTTGGTGTCATCTTGTGTAAATCTGAAACAACAAAAAAAGAAGTGTTGGTTGCTTGTATAGAAAGTGGTAATATAGATTATTTTGGTTGGTTAAAACAAGACTTTCTTTTGGTAGATGTTGTTAGAACTACTAATGCAATATATGAAAGATTAGGTATGAAACCACATACAATAAAAGAATTATTGGAGTTAACTGATGGAGATAAAGCAACTTGGGATATTTATGCAAAAGGATTAACTCTTTGTATTAATCAAGTGGAACAACCAGGGAGTAGAGCAAAGACAATGGAATACAAACCTCAAAATGAAGTTGAACTATGTGCTTTAATTGCTGGTATAAGACCTTCTTTTGCTTCATTAATTAAAACATTATTAAAAAGAGAAGAATTTAACTATGGGATACCATCTTTAGACAATTTAATACAAACACCTGAAATGCCATATACATTTATATTATATCAAGAACAATTAATGCAAATATTAGGGTTTGCTGGTTTCCCTATGAAGGAAACATATGACATAGTTAAATCAGTATCTAAGAAGAAAACTTATTGCAGAGAATGTGGTGTAACTGGTAACTCATCAATGAAAATATGTCCTCATTGTGGAAGTACTAAAATTTCTCCATTAGTTGATAAATTTAAAGAACAGTTCGCCAAAGGTTTCGCTGAAAAATTAAAAGATGCTGAGAATAAAGAACAAGTATCTTCTGAGGTTTGGCACATAGTAGAAGCGTTTGCAGGCTATGGTTTTAATGCTTCGCATTCATATTGTATGGCTTTAGATAGTTTGAATCAAGCCTATCTTAAAGCACATTATCCATTAGCGTTTTATGAAACAATGCTTAGAAGATATACAGAAAAAGGTAATAAAGATAAAGTAAAAGCCTTAAAGGAAGAAATGAAAAATTTTAATATAAAATTAGGAGATTTAAAATTTGGAGAAGATAATCGAAATTTTACTATGGATGAGGAAACAAATACAATTTCACAATCCTTAGTAGCCATAAAAGGTGTTTCTCAAACTGTTGCTAATGAAATATATGAATTATCAAAAGAAAAAGATAAGTATAATAATTTTATGGAAATAGTTCATGACATAAAAACAAAAAGAAAAGGAATAAAAAAGAATCAATTAACATTATTAATAGAAGTTGGATATTTTTCTAAATATGGTTCTATATCTTATCTTGAAAAATGTTTAGAATTATATGATTTATGGTATAATAAAAAAGTTTACAATAAGGTTAATAATAAGATGGATGATATAGTTAGAAAATTTGCAGGTAAAGAAACTAAAAAACAATTAGGAGATTTAGACAACATGGGCTTGATTAATTATTTCCTATCTAAGGAATTTAATTTCATATCTACTTTAGAAAAAGCACTGATTGAATTTAGGGCATTTGGAGACATTGAGATATGTGATGAAGAATATAGTCCTACTACTTGTATTGCAATAGATTTAGACGATAAATGGAAAACTAGAAAGATAACATTTTACAATATATGTAGTGGTAAAACTCAAGAGATTAAAGTAGGCGAAGGTTTTTATACTTTACAACCGATAAAAATTGGTGATGTTGTAGATATATTCCATACTTTCGAGAAACCTAAAAAGGTCTCTTTTGAAGAAGAAGTTACTGACAAAGACGGCAATACAATCATGAAAAAAAGATGGAGAAATAGTGAAACTGAAGTAGAATTTTGGTGTGATGAATATCATTTACTTAATGAAGAAGAAATAGAAGAATTAAATAAAGAAGAATATGAATATAGAAAATTAAATAAATAAAAGGAGGAATTTTATGAAGACTAGTTATTATGCGAAATTTTCTAGGTTGTCAAAAGAAGAAAAGAGTAGATATATACCTGTACTAATTTCAACCAGTCTACCTAAATGGTTCTTAGATAGAGAAGAATATTATATGGAATATAAATTATTAGCACCATCTAGTGACAATGTTTTTAAACTAAAGAACAACAAAATGTCACAAGAAGATTTTATAAATGCATACACTGATAAATTAAAAGAGTTAGACTTAGAACAAATACTTGAAGACTTATATGATTATGAAGGAATTACAGATACAGAAATTGTGCTATTGTGCTATGAAAAGTCCACTGATTTTTGCCATAGACATATTTTGCGTGAATATTTAAATGAAAATTTTAATACAAATATTACAGAATTAGGAGTAGATTAATTTCTACTCCTTGACTTTTAATAATAGTAATAGTATAATATAAGTAAATAAGATAAATAAAAGGAGGAATGTTGAATATGGAAAAATGTTTTTTATGCAATGATAGTTATATAACAACTAATACAGGAGCTGACATTGAGATAATAGATGGTAATAAATTAAATATAGACTATAATGGTTTTCAAGTGCCTGACATAAATATAGAAATTAACTTTTGCCCTATCTGTGGTAGAAAATTAGGAGGAGGGGATAATATAAAATATAAAATAGGAGATGTTGTTAGAATAAAGGATAATTTACAAGAAGATGAAGTGTATGGAGATTGTTATGTTACAGAAAAGATGTTAAAATTTAGAGGAGCAATTGATATTATAGAAAATATAGACGATGATGGTGATTTTTATTTAGCCGATAAAAATAATCCTTTTGCATGGCATAAAAATATGATAGAACTTATTGAAACAAAAAATGATGAGAAAATAAAAGATAATTTACAAGAAGAGGAAGAGTATGAGTACGAATTTAAAAATACTAAAGAGTATATGTTAACGGTAAAATTAACAACTGGAGAATATATTAAAATAAAAGGAAATCAAGTGATAGACATGCCTGAAGTTATAGCCCAAAGGATAGAGAATAAAGAAGATATTATAGTGTTTGGGTTCACGGGTGTTAAGAGAGAATTAATTGAATGGTATACAATAACAGAGGTTTTTGAATAAATTTTATTTATAAAATGGAATTCACTCCTTGACTTTTAATAATAGTAATAGTATAATATAAGTAAATAAATAATTATAAAGAATTTGACTTATTTAATATATGTAGGTAATGAGGTGATAAGATGAAAAATAGATTTATCATTCAAAGAACATTATTATTAAAAATGTAAAAATATTTGTATCAGGGTATGGATGGAGGGAAATAAATGAACAAAGATAATAAAAAATACTGTAACCAATGTGGAAAATTATTAAGCAAAAAAAATAAAAATGGACTTTGCAAAAAACATTGGGACGAATATAGGAAATATGGTTTCTGTATATCAGATAGTCCTATAACAGAATTTGACAATAATGAAATAATAATACATAAAGATTATGCTGAAATTGTATTATATGATGCCTTGTTTCAAGAAGAGCTTGAAGAAAGAGTTTTGATAGATTTAGACGATGTAAAAACATGTAAAAATGTAAGATGGAACAAAAAACATTCTTGTATTATTGGAGATGTGCTAGGCAAAAATACAACTTTACAAAATTATATATTAGGAAATGATAATAAAATAGAATTTATAAATGGTGATTTTTTGGATTGTAGAAAAGAAAATCTCAATGTGATTAAGAAAAAGAAAAAGAAGAAAAAAAATCCATATATTATAAGTAAGAAAAATAAAAATAAAGTAATAGTTGAATTCGTAGGAGAAAGTCACAATGGTGTTGTTGGAACTTCTATACTTTTATCATATCCAACAAAAGAAGGAGACTATGAAAAAGTTCTTATTGAATGTGGTATGGTTCAAATGAATGGTGCTTTAAGAGAAGAATATGTGGTTAATAAGGGGGTGGTTGAAAAAGTTTGTGAATGTGGTCAAATAAAAGCTTGTTTTGTATCTCATTCACATCTTTGAAATCACTAGACCATATAGGAAATCTGCCAGCTATAGTAGATAATGTAGATAAATTTATTATGGGTTATGAAAATAAAGAATTATCTGAACCTTTATTAATAGATGGTGCTTATATATTACAAAGAAACTGTAGACAAATGAGCAATCAAGGATATAAAATAGAACCTCTTTATACTGAAAGCGATGTATATAGAATGTTGTCAAAAACTTCTACTTATGAAGAAGATGTTATACATGAATTAAATGAATATGTTAGCTTTAGACTTTTGCCAAATAACCATATAGTAGGAGCAACTTCAATAGAATTATTCTTTAAAATGCCAAGTGGAGTTACAAAAAAAATATATTATAGTGGAGATACAGGTAGTTTTAATAATCAACAACCATTCCGTAAAAAAACTAAAACTATATCAAATGCCAATTTAGTAATAACAGAAGCAACTTATTCAGATTTATCAAGAGGATTTAATGCAAAAGATATTGAAAAAGAAAGAAAAAAAATGAAAGATGATATAATTAATGAATTAAAACAAGGTCGTTCAATTTTAATACCAGCTTTCGCTCAAGCTAGAACTCAAGATTTATTATATTACTTATATAATACTTTTTCTAATGACCCAAATTTTAAAACTCCTATATTCTTAGATGGTAAACTTTCTTTGGAAATCAATGATGTTTATAAACAAATATTAAACAAGGAAGATAAAGACATATTTGAACAAATATTATCATGGGAAAAACTTCATTTTGTAAAAGACTTTGAGACATCTATGAATTTAGCACTTAATAAAGAACAACAAAAAATTGTAATATCATCTGCTGGCATGTGTAATATAGGTAGAATATTAAATCATTTAAAAGCAAATATAGAGGATAGTAATTATACTATAATGATAATTGGTTATTGTGCTCCAACAACAGTAGGAGGATTATTATTAAACGACAATACTAAAGAAGTTAAAATTGAAAATATGTCATTTAAAAAGAAAGCTAAAGTCATAAGATATAATACATGGTCTTCTCATATACAAGGAAAAGAAATAATTAAAATGATGAAAGGTATCAATACTAATTTAATTGTTATACATCATAGCGATGATAGTAAATATAAATTTAGAGATAAGATGGAAGAAGAACTTAGAAAATCAAATAAAACTACTAAAATAATTTGTGCTGATAAAGATAATAGTATATTTTTCATATAAAGAGTAGAGATTTTTCTCTACTCTTTTTTTATTTATATTGACTTTTAATAATAGTAGTAGTATAATATAAGTAAATAAGATAAAGGATAGTGGTAATATGAATATATATGAAAAATTTTTTACAGAAAAGAGAAAAGAATATTATGAGGAGAGTGGTATCTCCCCGAACAGTTGCATCATGCAACAATGTTTTGCTAATGAATTATCTAAAGAAACTGGATATCGTATAAAAAGTGGAGAATTTTATAAAGGAATTGAAATAATCATAACTTATAACACGCGTTGTTCAAATACATTACAATTCTTTAGACAAATATATTAAAAGGATGGTGATTAATATGAATAAATACATATTATTATCTAACGCTGATTATTTAGAAGATAAACAATGTTATGATAAAGTTAAAGAGTATATAAAGTCTAATTCAAGAGTAGCATGTATTCCATTTGCTTGTGACTTAGAATATTTATTTAAAAATCAAACCGATTTGCAATATGATGGTAAATTTTATAATAAACATAAGAAACACTTTAGAGAGTATGGGATTAAAGATTTTAATGTAATTACTCCTTTAGACAATTTAAACCTCATTAAATGGCTAATAAATACGTCAGATGTGATATATTTTAGTGGTGGTTCTATGGATATGCTAATGATGATGTTAAATAAATATAAATTATTAAACATAATAAAACAATTGGATAATAAAGTTTTAGTAGGAGAATCAGCTGGAGCATTATGTTTATTGGAATATTATGTAGTAATGACAAATACAATACCAATGAAATATGAAGGAATAGGGTTAATAGATATAGTTAACTTATTTGTCCATTATGATAAAGAAAATCATGAAGAATTATTTAGAGAATTTAATAGATTTTTAGATTGTTCTTTTAAGCAAACTTTAAATTATGCAATAACAGATAATGGATGTTTAATTTTAGATAATAAAAATATAATAAAAGTAGGTGAAATATATGGTTAACATATCCTTCACTGGTCATAGGATTAAAAAGTTATATGGTGGCAGTATTTATAGTAAAAAATATGACATATTGAGAGATAAATTACAAGAAGTTTTTTCTTATGTTGAAAATAAATATGGTGAAATAACCAATGCTTACAATGGATTAGCATTAGGATTTGATACAATAGCATTTGAGGAATTATGGTTTAGTAGACAAAAAACTAATATAATAGGTTGTATACCTTTTGAAAAACAATATAAAAAATGGAGAAAGAATGATATTGAAGTTTACAATGTTATGAAATCAAAATGTGATGAAATTATTTATGTTGATACCATGGAAGAATATAAAGTTAAAGATACGACAGAGGGAGAATATCATATTGCAAAATTAATAAAAAGAAATGAACTAATGGTAGATAACTCTAATGTTCTTATTTCATGTTGGAATCACGAGAAACATGGTGGAACATGGTATACTATTAGATATGCTTTACAACAAGAAAATATTGTAGAAATTATAAATATTAATCCTACAACTTTAGAAATAGAAATCTTAAAATAACTATTTACTTTTAATAAATTTATTAGTATAATTTAATTAAAATAATAAGAAAGGAAGTACCTCATAAGAGGGAAGATATAGTTGATATGGTAGATAAAAAAAATAAATTAAGAACTGAATTATTTATAACTGGAATAATTGATGATAATGTATCTAATAAGTTTATTGAAGAAACACAAGATATAATAGATGAATTTACATCATATAAAATGGAGACTTCTTATATAAAAGAAATTATGCAACAAAAATTTCCTATGATAACAGTTACTATAAACTCTCCTGGAGGAAATATATATGATGGTAACTTAATTATATCAAGAATAAAAGAGATGCAAGAATTAGGAATACCTTTAATAGCAAATGGAATAACTTGTATGTCTATGGCGTTCATAATATATATAGCATTTAATAAAAGAACGGCAGATAAATTATTTGCTGGTATGAACCATAGTAGTCGTTCTCATTATATGGGATATAGAGAAGAAGTTAGAAGTGATTTAGACCATAGTGATTATATGGATGATTTATATGATAAGATGATAAGGGAACAAACTAATATACCTGAAGAACAAATTGAAGCAAGTAGATTAAAATGCGTATACTATGGCTATGAGGAAGCAATAGAATTGGGAATAATAAATTATGGATATGAAGGTTGTGACCCTGATTGGGATGAATTAGATGAAAAATTTAATCAAGCAACTGCTTTAGCAATTCAAACCTTTGCTCAATTAATGGATATGGAAGAAGGAGAATTAGCAATAACTTTATTGCACACAGGTTTATCTGAAATTTTAGGATTAAATGATGATGAAGAAGATGAGGAAGGAGATGGAGAAATGGAAGATAAGAAAGAATGTAAATGTGGTGGAAATTGTGAATGTGACGGAAATTGCAAATGTCATAAAGAAGATGATGAAGATGATGAGAATGAAGAAGTAGAGGATAAGGAAGATGAAGATAAAGATGAATCATCTAAAACATTAGGTGAAATATTAAGTAAATATGATGAAGATGAAGATGATGAATAAAAATAATAAAAAATAATTGACTTTTAATAATAGTTTGTGTATAATATAATTAAAGTACACAAACTATTATTTTTAAGGAGTGATGTAAATGAAAGGAATTTTAATTGTTACAGTTGGGATACCTGGAAGTGGAAAAACATCTTGGGTTAAAGATTATATAGAAGAAAATAAGGATAAAAATATAGAAGTTATATCATCAGATGAAATTAGAAAAGAGTTATTAAATGATATAAAAGACCAAAGTAAAAATAAAGAAGTATTTGATATAATGAAGGAAAGAACGAAAAGAAGTTTATCTAATGGTCATATAACTATATATGAAGCTACAAATATATCTAGTAAACGTAGAAGAGCTTTATTAAAAGAAATGAAAAAATATTATTCTAAAGCAATTTGTTTGTTTAAATATAAAAATCTAATAGATTGTATTGTAGATAATGATACAAGAAACAAACGAGTTCCTGATGAAGTTATAGAAAGAATGTATAAGAATATAGAAATACCACATAAATGTGAAGGATTTGATGAAATTATTATAGATTATGATATTGGAAGAAAATTATATATTAATAATAGAAGAAAAATTGGCTTAGGTATGGACAAAGAAAGATTTACTGAATGTGATAGTTATAAAGAATACATTAATTTGTTGATTGAATTAGGGCTAAGTAGTTGTGTAGAAATGTCGCAAGATAGTAAATGGCATAATTTATCCTTAAGTAAACATATGTATTTCTGTTATAAAAAAATAAAAGAGGTTGATAACCTTGATAAAAATTTATTAATAGCTTCTATGTTACATGATATAAGTAAGCCAATAGCAAAAACAGAAGATGAGGAAAATAGATACTGTCATTATTGTAATCATGAAAATATGTCAGCTTATGATGTGATAAATATATTAATAAAATACACTAAATTTTGTGATAGAGATATTATGGATATAGCTTGGTTAATAAATAATCATATGATATTTAAAAATGGATATTCATCTGAAAAATTGGTTAAAAAAATTGGGTATTTAAATTATGCTAGACTATTAACTTTACACAACGCAGATAATTCAGCAAAATAATTCTATCAAAGAGTTATCAAATTTACAATTAGTCAGTTGGTAAAAAGGCGATAGGTTGTATTCATCATGAAAGCACGTTGATAACTCTTTGATACTAATATTATTATCAAAAGATTTTAAAAATATACATGAATTCTATTGATTTTTATAAATAATATTAATATAATATAATTAAAATAATCTTAATAAAGGAGAGATGAATTATGAATAATATATTAGCTTCATTAGAAAAACAACAAACTTTAACATTATATCAACTTATGAAATTTTATAAATATTAATTAATTTATTTTTTATTTTATTGAGGTTAGGGGTTATAAAATACAATATATAGTGTCTTATTTTTTATATGCTACAATATATAGTGGTTATATTAGATTTGAAAAGGAGAGATAATATGATAAATAATTTGATTTCAAAAGAAATATGGAATGATAGATATAGAAAACACGATGAAACCTTCGAAGAGCAATTAAAAAGAGTAGCTGATTATATAGGTTCAACAGATAAAGAAAAACAAGATTTTTATGATGTAATGATGAATGGATTATTTTATCCAGCTGGTAGAACAATGAGTAATAGTGGAATAGGAAAATCATTAACATTAAATAATTGTTTTTCTTTAAACTTTGTACCCGATTCAATGGAAGGAATATTTAACTTTGTAAAATATGGAGCTATAACTCAAAAAGCTGGTGGAGGAACAGGATATAATTTCTCATTATTAAGACCTAATGGTACTCCAACTTCCAATGAAGCCATAGCTAGTGGAGTAGTATCTTTTATGAACGCATTTGATGCACAAACTCATACAGTTTTACAAGGTTCACGTAGGGGTGCTAATATGGGTTGTCTTTGTATATATCACCCTGATATTTATGAATTTTTAGAAAGTAAATCTTGGGATGAAGGTAAATTAACACATTTTAATTTATCATTTTTAGTTGATGATAAATTCATGGAAGCTGTAGAAAAAGATGAAAACATATATTTAAGATATCCTTGTATGACAGAAAATGGAGATTTTATATATAATGAAGATAAATGGGATGTAAAAAAAGAAGTTAATGCGAGAGAATTGTGGAATTTAATAATGGAAAAAGCATATAATACTGGAGAATATGGAGTATTATATTATGATAATATGAATAAAGATAACAATTTAAAATATATGGAGAAAATAGTAACAACAAATCCATGTGGTGAATATCTTAGTGGAGTTATTACTTTAGATGGTAAAGCTAGATATGATTATTTTGGAGCTTGTAACTTAGGTAGTTTATTCTTGCATAATTTTGTTGAAAATCCATTTACTGAAAAAGCTAAAATTGATATGGATAAACTTGAAAAAGCTATTAGAGTAGGGGTAAGATTATTAGATGATATAATAGATATTAATAATTATCCATTAGAAAATTATGCTAATTATCAAAAAAATATAAGAACAATAGGATTAGGAATAACTGGATTAGCAGATTTATTTGTTATGTTAGGTTTAGAGTATGGTGACGAAGTATCAATTCAATTAACTGATGAACTAATGGATTTTATAGTGTATACTGCTTATGATGAAAGTTGTAATCTTGCTAAAGAAAAAGGTTCATTTAATTTTTTAAATAAAGAAAAATTTGTAGAAAGTAATTTTATAAAAAAACATATTGAAAGAAATCCAAAATGGAATAATATAAAAGAAAAAATATTAAAAAATGGTATTAGAAATGGTAGACTTATATCAATCGCACCTACTGGAACTTTATCTTTATCATATGGAAATAACTGCTCAAGTGGTCTTGAACCTATATTTTCTTTAGAATATGATAGAAAAATAAAAGTTGGTGGTCAAGATGAAGAACATGAAAGAATATATAAAATGAGAGATTATGCTTATGGGGAATGGTTAGAAACTAATAATGAAAATAATATAGTAAATAAAGATGTATTTAAGACATCTATGGAATTGAGTGTTAAGAGTCATTTGGATATATTATCTACAATAGCTTTTCATACAGATATGAGTTGTAGTAAAACTATTAATATACCAACAGAATATCCTTTTGAAGATATGAAAGATGTTTATATGGAATGTTGGAAAAGAGGAATAAAAGGATGTACTGTATTTAGACCTAATGAAGTGAGACAAGGTATATTATTAACTAATGAAGATAAAAAACAAGATGAAGAATCTCACGAACTTAAACGTGGTGAATGGGAAGCTAAACCTAAAGGCTGTATAGAAATACCTAGAAAAATATACAGTGGATGTGGAAAAGAATTACTTCATATTACCATACATCCTAAGACTAAGAGAGTTATAGATTTCTATATTACTTCTAGTTCTAATGGAGGTTGTAAACTTAATACTCAAGGTATAGCTATTGCTATGAGTGGAATGTTAAGAGTTGGAGCATCTTTAGATAATATTAAATGTGCATATAGAGGAATGGGTAATTGTCCATCATTTGCTAGTGCTAAAGCAAAAGGAAAACATTGTTCTAAAGGAAATTCTTGTCCTATGGCTATATTAAATGCAGTAATGCAAGTGGACAAAGACTTAAAAGAAGAAAAACTAGAAGAACTTCAATTATTAGGATATTATGATAAAAAAGAATTTGTTGCATTCGAAAAAAAAGAGGATATGGATAAAAGTGGGGAAGAAGTTGTAGAGCCAATAAAAGAATTTGAAAAACAACAAGAACAAGTAAAAGAGTTAAAAAAAGAAATATTTACTGAAAAAGAACTTGAATATATAAAAGAATATGGTGAGGTTGCATTTGCTCAAGCATTTTCTAAGTGTCCAAAATGTGGGGAAAAAATGGAGCATATCGGAGGATGTATAAGCTGTATGAATTGTGCATTTACTAAATGTGAATAAAATTTCAAACCTAGATAAATATTTATCTAGGTTTTTTCTTTTTATACTCTTGACTTTTAATAATATTAATAGTATTATATAAGTAAAGGAGTTGATAATATGGATGAAAAGAAACTCTTAGAATTAGGTAAGTTATTAGTTGATTTTTCTAATTTACCATGTGATACAATTATGCAATGTGAAGAATTTTGTCCAATATATGATTATTGTTCAATGTTATATTCTTTAAGTAAAGGTATAAGTGGTGAATTGACAATTGATGAAGTATTAGAAAAAATAGAAGCAGATTATAAAAATACAAAATGGGAAGAAAAATAATTGACTTTTAATAAGAATGATAGTATAATATAAGTAAATGAATAAAAGGAGAGATGTTAATGAGTAGAAATGTAAAAGCTAAAAAAATATTCGCCTTACTTGGATATTGTAGTTCCGGTAAAGATACTATATTAAAACAAGTGTTAAAAGATTTAGATACTGTCAAACCAATAATTAGTACAACAACTAGACCTATGAGAAATGGTGAGACAGATGGTGTGGAATATTATTTTATTAATGATAAAGATTTCTTTGAAAGAGGAACAGATTTTGTAGAACAAAGAATATATCATACTAAAGTAGAAGAAAATGGTATAGAAAAAGATGCAACTTGGAGATATGGTATAGAAAGAGCAGAGTTGGAAAAAGATAATTATTTAATAGTTATAGTTGATTCAGTTGGTTTTAAAGAACTTAAAGCATATGTAGGAAATAATAAGATAGTTCCAATATTTATAACTGCTCCACAAGAGGAAATAAAAGCTAGAGCATTAGCTAGAGGTGACTTAGAAGCAGAAGTTGATAGAAGATTAAAAGATGATTATGAACGTTTTATGCCTTTTAGAGTTCATACTGTATATAGTGAAGTAAAAAATAGCAATGGTCGATTAGATGAAGCAATTAAAGAAGTAGAAGCTATAATAAATAAACATATTAAAGAATGTGAAGAAAGTAAAACTAAGAAAACAAAGAAGAAATAAAACATAATATAAATGGAGTTGTTTGTTTTGGAGAAAAAGAAGATAATATTAGGAATTGATGCTAGTATAAAAAGTAGTGGTCTTGCTATATTAGATGGAGAAACTGGAGAAGTTATAGCTTATGATAGATTACCTATAAAGACAAAAGATTTCAATGGTGATGAAAATAAAAAGATACAATATATTGCACATACCTGTCTTGAATTATGTAAAGCATATAATGTAACACATATATCAATAGAAGATAATTATATAGGAAAACATCAAGGAACAGGTAAAACACTTGCTAAATTACAAGGTGGAATAATAACATTATTACTTGAGAATGGATATAATTTAATTTATACCTATTCTCCTTCTCAATGGAGAAAGATAGTAACAGGTACTGGAAAATCAAAAGAAGGGGCATTTAAATGGCTTAGGAAAAATGTTATAGACTTAGGTGAATACAATGATAGAGATAATAAAGATAAAAACTCTGATTTAATGGACAGCATCGGAATCGCCCTATGTTTATATAAAAAAATAAATAATATAAAATAGATGATTAAAAGAAAAAATTTAAAATTTCTCTTGACAATAAAGAAAAATAATAGTATAATATAAATAAAATATAAGGAGCTGATACTTATGAAAGACCAAATAGGTGAATTATTAATCGGTGAGAATGGTACTTTATCATTAGAAATATATGAATTAGAAATAAATGGTAAAAAAATAGATATAAAAGAAAAAATGACTAAAGAAGATTCAGAAGAATTAAGTGATGCATTAACAAAAATGAATGAAATAATTATAGGTAAAATTAATGAAATCATAAGAGAAACTGAAAAAGAAGAAGAAAATAAAAAAGGAGAAAATGAATAATGGAAAATATAGATTTAAATAAATATTTTAAAGGATTAAAAGATACAAAAGGAGAAGATATTATAAAAGATACTTCTGAAGATACTAAAACTTTAAAAGCAGATATAAAATATTTAGAAGGTGCTAATAAATTATTAAAAATATCAAAAGGTGACTTTATAGATTTATACGCATATGAAGATGTATTTATTCCTTATATGGGTCAAGCATTAGTATCTTTAGGGTTTTCATTAAAATTGCCTGAAGGTTATATGGCTAAATTATATCCTAGAAGTTCAACTTTTAAAACTTGGGGAATAATTCAAACTAATCACGTTGGTATATAAAAATTCTATTGCTTTTCTATTTGTTTAAGGAGAGATTGAGATTAATAAAGGAAGTAAACTTACAGAATATGAAATAAATTATATAATTAATAATTCAAATTTAAAATCAACTGAAATATCTAAAATAATTGGAAGACCACCAAGTACAATTAGAAGTATATGGAGAAAATATGGTATTAATAATAGTTGCAAGTTTAATTATTCATTGCAAGAATTTATATATTTATTTTATATGGATAATGAATCAAATAGTTATATTATAAATTATTATAATAAAGATAGACATACTATAAATAATCATATAAATAAAATTGGATTACCGACAAAAAAATCTATAAAAAAAGAGATTGTAAATAAAAGAAAACAAACCTATAATAAACATATAAAAGAAAAAGAAAATTATTATAATCATATAGACTATAATTTCTTTAATAATATAAATACCAAAGAAAAAGCCTATTATCTTGGATTAATAGCATCTGATGGTAATGTATATAGACGAGATAATGGTCAATGTTTATTATCAATAACTTTACAAAAAGAAGATAAATATATATTAAATAATTTTTATAATATATTAAATATAAACAGAACTTGCAGTGAAACTAATAAATATTGCAATCTTCAAATATCATCAAAAGTTATATTTGACGACTTATCAAAATATGGTATAATACCAAATAAAACATGGAATATGCATTTAAAAAATATACCAAAAAAATTTATGCCAAGTTTTTTATTAGGATATTTCGATGGAGATGGTTCTATAACACATAATAAACATGGAACAATAACCAAAACAGATGTTTCAATATGTGGAACAAAATCTTCTATAGATAGTATATCTTATATGTTAGATGAATTAAACCTTAAATATTCACTGATTTTAGATAATAGAAAGAAATATAAAGGAGAATTTTATCATCTTGTTTTTAAGAATACAACTGAAAAATATTGTTTTTTAAAAACGATATACGAGAATAATAGTGACATATTAAAATTAAAAAGAAAAGAAAAACGAGTACTTGATTTAATATATAAAATTGAGAATAATACAACAAATAGAAAAGAAAATATAAAAGCAATAGAATCGTATGCCGTCTTGAGACAAGACTTCAAGAAGTCTCAAGATGATTAAGATGGTATTAAGCTGGGAAACCCTAACGTAAAGTCGAGGGCAATCAGAACCGAAGGTGTGAGAAATCACTAAGCTATGGTGACATAGTGATAATAGAAATATTAACCAGGGGCAACGCATAGAAGATGATACCTATACATATGATATAGGTGTATAATTCTTCCACGAGACCGTCTTACGTTTGAAGTTAGAAATCACGTAAAAAGATATGCTGAGCTAGGTATGAATTAACATACCATAATGCGAGGAAACTCCTAGAACTAGAGGATAAAAAGCCTTTAGGGTAACAAAACTGATAATTGATAATTCATACTGTGGCAATGATGATATTTATATGTATCCTTGTCAATGTACTATGGCAAGACAAACTGAAAAAGTTATAATAAATGGGCATAAAGTAACTGTAAGTGGAACATGGATTAAAAAAGGTGACCGTATATGTCAAATGGAAATATGTAAGATTCCACCAACTATTGAATTTAATGAAACCGATGATTTAGGTACAGAAAACAGAGGTTCATTTGGGACAACTGGCACAAGATAACAATATAAAATAGGAAGAAATTTTCTTCCTATTTTTTTATAAAAATATTGACTTTTTATAATAGATTTAGTATAATAATATTAAAGACATTAGATTGGAGATGATATATTGTATAATAATATAGGAATAATTGGAACTGGTGCTTCAGGTATCTTTACAGCAATAGAATTAATCAATAATGGATTTGATGGTGCTAATATAACAATGTTAGAAAAAGGAAGGACAATAGATAAAAGAAAATGTTTTGTAACTGCTGATACATCTTGTAAGAAATGTAAAATATGTTCTATAACACACGGTTGTGGTGGAGCTGGAAGTTATTCAGATAGTAAGCTTAACTTTGATACTACTGGTAGAGTAGGAGGAGATATGGCTGAATTAATGACCGAAGAAGAGATAACTAAATATCTTAAAAAGACTTATGAAATATATCAACAATTTGGAATAGAAGAATTTAAATCTAAAGCATATGGAAAAGAACATACTGAAGAAGCAAAAGAAATAATGCAAATAATTAAAGATAATCCTAAATTAGATATAGGCGATTGTATTACAATTCATCTAGGAACAGAGAATAGCAGAACAGTATATAAAAGAATGTTGGATTTTTTAGAAGAACATGGAGTAGAAATAATTAGTGAATGTGAAGTATTTACTGTTAAGGATAAATATGTATATTGTTTGCAAAATAAAGAATATAAAACTTTTATATTTGATAAAATAATAGTAGCGATGGGAAGAACTGGCAATAAACTAGTAAAAGAAATATGTGAAAATAATTCCATAGATTATAAGAATGGTAGGGTAGATATGGGAGTTAGAATAGAAGTACCTAATAAAGTAATGAAAAGATTAAACGATAATTTTTATGAATGTAAAATATATTTTCAAGGAAGTTTTGGAGATAAATCAAGAATGTTTTGCACAAATCCTAGTGGATTTGTAACTGTAGAAAGTTATTCTCATGGTGATAAAAAATTATTTACTGCTAATGGTCATGCTTATGCAGATAAAAAATCAGATAATACAAACTTTGCAATATTAGTTAGTAGAAATTTTAATGAAGACTTAGAAAATCCTTTAGAGGATTATGCTTATACAATAATCCAAGCAACAAATTCTTTAGGAAAAGGAAGCGTTATACTTCAAAGTTTAAAAGATATTAAACTAAATAGAAGAAGTACTGAAGAAAGAATAAGAGAATTAGATATAATACCTACTGCAAATGTATACAAAGGTGATTTAACAAGTGCTATACCATATAGAATATTAGTAACTATACTAGAATTTATAGAAGAACTAGATAAAATAGTACCTGGTATAAATGGAGATAATACATTGCTATATGGATTGGAAGCGAAATTCCATAGTAATAAAGTATTGATAGATAAATATGGTAAAAGTTCTAATTCTAATATATATTTTATAGGTGATTGTAGTGGAATGGGGCGTGGTTTAACAACTGCATGTAGTCAAGGAATTTTATGTGCTGAGGATATATTAAAAACTATTGACAATTGATAATAATTAAAATATAATATAAAGGAGTTGTATGATAAACAATGAAAGACACTTTAGTGGTTAATTTGTTTGGTGGTGCTGGTGTTGGTAAATCTACTCTTATGGCTAAAATATTTGCCGAGCTTAAAACTGAAGGATATGACTGTGAGATGGTTACGGAATTTGCTAAAGACCTTGTATGGGAAAAGAGGGGTGAAACTTTTAAAGATGAACTATATATATTTGCTAAACAAAATCATAGATTATTTAGAGTTAATGGAAAAGTTGATATAATAGTTACTGATAGACCAATACTTTTAACTAATGCTTATAATCAAGATAATAAGGAATTATGTGATTTATGCTTAAAAACATTTAATCAATATAATAATCTTAATTTCTTATTAAGAAGACAAACAGTATATCAAGAAAATGGTAGACTTCAAAGTGAAGAAAAGGCTATAGAAATAGATAATATAACACAATATGTATTGGAATCTAATAATATTAATTATTTTATTTTTACTAATAATGACATAAAAAATATTATGAATGTAATAAAAGGTAATATGAAATAAATAAATAATATTTTAAAGGAGGGATAATATGAAATTTATAGATGTTATCAATAATATAAAAGTTGGTGAAAAGTATAAAAGTGTTGACGATAAAAGTGACATAAGATATATTACAAAAACAGAAAATGGAATTGAATTTGGGTTAATTTATAATGTTTATAGAATCAATACTATTCCTGATGATTTGGAACTTGAATTAGAAAAGAAGGAATATGATTTTACTGAAGCATTTAAAGCATTTAAAGATGGATATGTAATACAAAGTGTGGATAGTAAAATTGCATATTGCTTATCAGATAATGAGGTAACAGCTGTATATTATGATAGTAAAACATATTATCTTTGTAATGATAACTTATTTACACTTAATGAAATTAATGGTAAGTGGTATATTTTAGATTAAAATAGGAGGTAAGAGATATTGGGGTTTTCAATTAGAAATGTGGGAGCAATAAATGATATGCCTAAAAATTGGAAAAGACAAAGTGAATTAAATTATAGAATATATAATATGTGGGTACATATGATAAGAAGATGTTACAATAAAGAATTACATGAGAAACATCCAACCTATAAAAATTGTACTATGCAAAAAGAATTATTAATTTTAAGTAATTTTGTAAATTGGATAGAACATGAAGAAAATTATAATGAATTTGTAAAAGACCACAGTGCTAGAAAATGGAGTATAGATAAGGATATTTTAATTGAAGGAAATAAAGAATATGCAATAGGTAAAATAAAATTGGTAACATTAAGTGAAAATGATAAAGATGCTCAAAAAAGAATAGATAAAAGCAAATGTGGAAAAAGAGAAGCTATAGTAGGTATAAATATTAAAAATGGAGATATAATACAATATAATTCAATGCAAGATGCCGAAAGAGATATTTATGGTTTTCATCATAGTAAAATATCACTATGTTGTCAAGGTAAAAGAAAATCACATAAAGGATATAAATGGTATTATAAAGAAAATTATTTTAATTCTATCCATGAGAGATAGAGAAAGGATTTGGTATAATGAAAAAAACAACAAAACAAAATATTAAAGACTGGATATTAAGTATACAACATCTTTTTTGTATGTTTGGAGCTTGTATCCTTGTACCTTTATTAGTAGGAATTAATCCTTCTATAGCAATATTAACAGCTGGGATAGGAACATTAATATTCCATTTATGTACTAAAGGAAAAGTACCTGTATTCTTAGGTTCATCATTTGCTTTTATTACTCCTATAATAACTATTAATTCAATATATAATGATTATGCTTATGTACAAGGTGGCATAATTATAGTTGGTTTAATATATGCATTAATGTCTTTTATTGTATATAAAATAGGCGTTGATAAAATTAATAAAATATTACCTCCTCATGTAGTTGGTGCTATGACTATAGTTATAGGATTATCCTTAGTGCCTAGTGCTATAACGAATATACAAACAAATACATTTGTTGCTTGTATGACTTTAGGAATATCAGTATTAATAAGTTTCTTTGGAAGAGGATTTTTGAAGCAATTAGGTATATTAATAGGTGTTATATGTGGTTATTTATTATCATTATATTTAGGAATTGTTGATACAACTATGATACAAAATGCTAGTTTATTGTTTATACCTACTTTAACATTACCTAAATTTTCATTAGAAACTATAATGATTATTGCCCCTTTAAGTTTATGTACTTTATGTGAACATATTTCTGATATAACTACTAATGGTACAGTTGTTGGTAAAAACTTCATAAAAGACCCAGGATTACATAGAACAATGTTAGGTGATGGTTTAGCCACTTTAGTAGCTGGTCTTATGGGAAGTTGTGTTAATACTACTTATTCTGAAAACACATCTGTCTTATCTTTAACTAAAAATTATAACCCTAAATTATTAAGAAGAACTGCTGTAATTGCAATTGTATTATCTTTTATTGGTGTATTCGGAGCAACTTTACAATCAGTACCATCTTCTGTAATAGGTGGTATTTCATTACAACTTTATTGTATGATTGCTTATATTGGATTTAAAAATATTAAAGATAACAAATCATATAAATCAATAAAAAATCTAATAGTTATAGCAATAATATTAATAGTTGGTTTAGGTGGTTTTACAATAACAATAGGTGGAATTGCTATAAGTGGATTAGCATTATCAATTATAATTGGAGTTATATTAAATATAATCTTAAATCATAAAGAATTGAAATAATTAAAAAATCCTAAGAATTTTTTCTTAGGATTTTATTTACTTTTGATAATATTAATAGTATAATATAAATAAAGGAGATGATATTGTGGAAGATAAATATAAAAAAACTATAGAAGGGTATAATAGCACTGAAATAACATTAGAATATGAATTTGATGAACTGGAAGATGTAACAAAAGATAATTTTTTATGTATATCAACTGAAGATTATTTAAAAAATAATGATATTTTTATTGGTTTGACTTTTGAGCAAACTATTGAACTTAGAAAACATTTAACATACTTGATAGATAATTTTATATTAAATAAAGGAAAAGGAGAAGGTATATGCGAAGATTAACATGGGAAGAATATTTTATGACTGTATGTTTAGATATAGCCAAACGTTCCAGTTGTTTATCTAGGCAAGTAGGAGCAGTAATAGTAAAAGATAAAAGAATATTGGCAACAGGATATAATGGTTCGCCACAAGGCATAGAACCTTGTTGTGATAAAGGTTACTGTATAAGAAAAGAAAGTAAGAGTGGAGAAAATTTAGATACTTGTTTTGCAGTCCATGCAGAAATGAATGCAATTTTACAATGTGCTAAAGTAGGGGTATCTTGTGAAGGTGCTATTCTTTATGTAACAACTTTTCCATGTGTCAATTGTATGAAAGCAATTATTAACAGTGGTATAAATACAATAATATATTTAGAAGATTATGATGCACCATTAAGTAAGAAATTAGCATCTTTAAGAGGTATTAATTGCCTTAAATATAATGATGATATATAAAGATAAGGGAGATGATAAATAATGGGTGACGAATATAATAACGATAAAAATAAATTAATGGATTATATAGAGATTGAATTAAAATATTTTAACCAAAGAATGGCTAGATGTGAATTAATTTATTATGACACTAATGATAAATTTACAGAATGGAAAAAAGAAGAATTGTTTCATTTTGCTAATGAGTTAAAAGAAAAAATGCAAAGTTTAACTATGTATCCATTAAGTTTACATACTAAAGAAGAAAAAAGAACAGATGGATTGAAAATATATGAATTCACATATTACTTAAATGGTTTTGAAATATCAAGATTTGCAATGTTAATATAAAAATACTTTACTTTTAACAAGAATAATAGTATAATATAAGTAAATAATTATTAAGGAGTTGGTAAATATGTCAAACGAATTACAAGGAATGGATAGAGCTAGATATACTTTTCAAATATTATTAAACAATGTACAAAGAAGTAGTAAAAAAAGAAATGCAAAAAGAAATAGAAGAAAAAGAAAATAAATAAATAAATAATAATATAATATAATATAATATAATTTGATAGGAGAGAGAAATATATGAATGATTTATTAAAAGTAAAAATATTAGCGCATACACCAAATCCTGAAGAAGTAATTGCCCAATCTGCAAAATTATGTTATAGTAAAGTTGGTGTAGATGAAATAATGGAGAAACTTACTCCTGAAAAAATAGAAAAATTTTTAGCACATTTAATTGAAATAGGTCACGATAGCCCATTAGAACATGTTTCATTTACATTTGCTATTGAAGGAATTGATAGAACAATTTCACATCAAATTGTCCGTCATAGGGTAGCTTCATATAGTCAACAATCTCAAAGATATGTTAAACTTGATGAAACATTTAAACACACTACACCTAATGTGGTAAAAGAGATGGATATGGCAGATGAATGGCATGAAGATATGATGGAGATATTAGACAAGTATATTAAATGGCAAAAAATAATAAAAGAATATGTAGAAACAAATGGTTATCCAACTAATGGTATGAATGCAGAAAAGGTAGCAAATGAAAATGCAAGAGGAATGCTACCTAATGCTTGTGAAACTAAATTGGTAATGACTATGAATGCAAGAGAATTATTACATTTCTTCAATAAAAGATGTTGTCATAGAGCACAAGAACCTATATGCGAATTAGCTAATGAAATGTTAAGACTTTGTAAAGAAGTAGCACCTACCTTATTTAAATATGCTGGAGCAGATTGTGTAAGGGGTAAATGTAATGAGGGCGATTTTTGTTGTAAAAACCCATACCCTAGAGTTGATAAAAATGAATAAAACATATTATGTATATAAACATATTAATAAAGAAACTAAAGAAGTTTTTTATGTAGGAAAAGGTACAATCAATAATGAACGTAAAAAATATGATAGAAAAACAGAAGAAGGTAAAAGTAGAAGAAATGAAATATGGTTACGATATGTAAAAAGTATAGATTATAATTACGATATTGAAGTAGTTCGAGAATTTGAAAATGAATATGATGCTTTAGAATTTGAATATGAACTTCAAAAATATTATTGGTCAATAGGACAATGTCAATGTAGTTTAGCATATGGTGAAGAATGGGATAAACATAATAGAACAAAAGTATGGGGAAATGATGATAGGAATAAAAAAATATCAAACGCTAATAAAGGTAAAACAAGAACAAAAGAACAAAAAGAAAAAATATCAAATACATTAAAAGGAAGATATTGTAGAGAAAATAATCCAAATAAAATAAAAGTCGTAAAACTTTCGTTAAAAAATGAATTTATATGTGTATATGATAGTTTGTCTGAAGCTTCGAGAGATGTTAATGGTTACGCTTCTCATATAAACAGATGTTGCAACGGTAAATTAAAAAAGCACAAAGGATTTAAATGGATGTATTTAAAAGATTATAAAAAAATAAAGGAGAGATGATATATGGAAATTAAAAAGAAAAACTATCCTAAAGGAGATTTAGCTACTAGTGGTGATATAATTATAGATGGAGATAGATATTTATTAATCGGATGGGATTATGTTAAGCAAAAAGCTATCACTATAGATTTAACTGAAACTACTAACAATGTGAGAATATATAATAGTGGTGATGAAATTAGAGATAAATACAAAAATAATAGAATCATAAAAGCACATGATATTGTATTAAGTTTTAAATAAAAAATAAAGGCTAGAGATTATTTTCTCTAGCCTTTAATATTATCTATTATTAAAAAAAATAAGGCTAGAGAACTTAATCTCTAGCCTTTAATACTATTAATATAGTCTTCATAATACATAAATGTATATCCACCAGTACTTTTTCTAACCCCTCTACATACGGCAGAAACTTTATTAACGCATAAACCCATCACTCTTTCGGCTTCAGAAGTAGATTCAAATATTTCTCCCGTTTCTATACATATAACTTTCTTTTTATTCCATGCTGTTGCTAGACCTGTATTAAAAGCATGTTGCATATTTTCATCTCTCGTAACCCATTCTAAGTTTTCAACTCTATTATCATCTTTTTTACCATTTATATGATTCACTTGTAATTTATTTTCAAGGTTTGGTATAAAGGCTTGAGCTACTAATCTATGAACCATAATTTTTTCTTGTTTGCAATCTTTATGTAGACATATTCTTAAATATCCATCATGTTGTTTATATAGTTTTAATATTTTACTTTTTTTATGTCTACCTATTTTATCTATTCTTTCACAACATCTAATTCTCCCCAAATTAGATACTTCATAATATCCTTCATATCCAATTATATCTTTCCAAATTTCTTCCATTTTATCATCTCCTCTATATATTATCTACTAGAGAAAAATGTCTTATTTTTTATTTTCTATTAATTGTTTGAATGACTGGTGTAATCCAACGCTAGCCAATCCACTAAATAATCCACCTAATACTATTTCACCACTAATTTGCCAATTACTTAACCAAATATTAAGTACTAATCCTAATAATCCCATTATAAGTGGTATATATTTATTATCTAGTTTAGGACAACTGTTTTTAAGTATATATCCTACACAAACACAAATTCCTACCACTAGTAAAACTACATAATTTGTTAAAATATTTAAATCTATCATATCTTATCTTCTCCTTAATTCTTATTATTTTTTACATATATAACTATAAAAGGGTCATAACCTTTTTTCTTCAATTGTGCTATTAAATTTTCAGCATCTTTTTTATCTTCAAAAGATTCAGCTACTACTCTAAATATTATTTTTTTATTAACTTCAGCAGTAACTAGGAATGCATCATATCCTAATTTCTTTAATTTATCTTGTTCCACTATAGCATTATCTCTATCTGAATAAGAACCTGTTACAACTCTATAAAAAGTTGTTTCATCTTTTTTATCTTCTTTTGCATTAGTATCTTTCTTTGTTTCGTCTTTTTTAACTTCAACTTTTTTCACATATTTTTTATTTAAAGATATCCAACCTTTAGCACCTTGTATTAATCCCCAACCATCTTTTTCATGAGTAATTACAACTTTATCACCTTTTTTAAGAGTTGATATCTTATCATATGATGTACTAGCTCCATATCTAACATTTAATGTATCAGTTGTTATTTGAACTGTATAATTAGGTACATCTTTTTCTCCTGTTCTGTCTACTTTCTTAATAACTGGAACTTTAATACCTTTACCATTGACATAATTTTTAATATCTGCTATAAATTTAGCAAAGCCTTCAGGACTACATCCAACTCCCCAAAAGTTTGTTCCTGGACAAGTTTTAGCACTTCTATTAGGGTTATATTTTCCAAGATAAGTACCACCGGCAGTAAACCAACAATGTGGTCTTATATGAGTGGTATTAACTGGAATATCAAATCTCTTACATAACTCACCATAAAGATAAATGACTGCTTCTTTTTGAGCAGATGACATTTTATCGTGCCCCTTATCGAAACATCCATAAATCTCTATACAAATTGCACCTGTATTCCAACCTCTAATACCAATTGGAGTAGAATTAAGATTTCTACCTGTTGTTATCTTTCCATCAGGGAAAACATTAAAATGTTGAGCAATATGGTGACCATGTCCATCACTAGCTCCACTACCCCATTTAGATTTTCCATAACTATCTAAAGATTGTGTTCTTCCAAAATGTGGTTCAGAAAATAATTTTTTATCTGTTTTTTCCCATGTAGAATAGTTAGGTAAATCCATATGATGTACTTGTAATTTAGTTATTCTTCTACTCACTTTTTGTTTTGCTAACCAATTTTTAACATCTTTTTGATTTTCCAATAATGTAAAACCATTTTGAGTTTTCACTTTTTCATTCACCTCATTCAATATTTGTATTTGTGTATTATTAGAATAATTGACATTTCCAAAACTTATAAAAATAGAATTTAAACTTATTGAAAATATCAATATTATTGTAGTTCCAATTTTCACAATACCATTTTTTATTTTATTTAAATCTTTAAACTTCATATATCATCACCCCTTGATATATAATATGTTCAAAGATTTATTATATGCTAATTATTTTTATTTTATATTATATTTCTTCACTTATTTAATAAGACTTTTAGACTATCCTTTAGGCACAAAAGTTTTACTAACTCCATTAATAGTTACAACTAATTCACCATTATCATTAAAAGATAATTGAGGTAGATTTTTAATATTATTCAAAGATTCAGTTAAATAAGTTTCTCTTTGTTCCAAGTAGTTTACTCTATTTCCAACTCCACTCAGATTATCTGAAACTTCAGTTATATCAGCATTAACTTCTAATAATCTATTTTCAATCATAGAGTTTGAATATGTTTTAAATTCAGATAAGTTATTTCTATCATCGCTTATAATTGCTTGTGTAATATCATCCATATTAATATCACTAATGTTATTATTGTTGTTATTAAGATAGACATTACCTAATTCAGTAATAGATAAATTTATATATACCCCATCTCCACCAACAATCGCTTCAACAGGTGTTTCTAATCTTATCATTCCTTCATTAGCAAATAAAAATGTTGTTAATATTTTATATTCTATATTTAACATAGAAATATAAGAAACATTAGTATAATATTCATCATTAACACTTAATCGAAATTCATCATCTAATGGATTTATTTTACCTCTTAATATATAGTAATATTTTATCTTATTATTTCTAATTGTATCATTAGTTAAAAAACATTTAACAATTTCATTTAAATAATCTATAATATTTTGACTAACTTTAGCACTTGAATTAACTATCGTCAAATTCTTAACATCAGATGCTAAGTTATCAATTACAAAATCTTTAGTAGCATAAGCACTTAAATCAACATCTTTATTTAAACTAGCTTCAGCTATTTTATCAATTACAAAATTCTTATTAACATAATTACTATCATTAGTTAATTCAGATACATTTGAAGGTATTTTTGGTAATCCTTCAAGGTCATTATATCTACCACTAAAATCAGATTTATTATTCCATCTATCTATATCAAGAGATGTAATATTATTTAACACATCTATATTATTATGATTATGCAATTCATTTCTAACAATATAATAACTATCATTTTCTAATTGACTAGTTTTAGTTGGTATTTTCTTATTTACTTCATTTATAGCTTTAGTTATTTCTTTGTTATTTGTATCTAAATTATTGTCTACTATTTTTTGATATTCATGTAAATCAATTTCAATATTATTTATATCAATACCTATTAATTTATTATATAATTCATCTGTAAAATCATGAGTAGATAATTGTTTTCCATTTTCTTTTAAAACATAATTATCTTCAACTGTTTTCTTTAAGATATATCTATCTAGTGCATTATTAAAAGTTATATAAGGAACATATTTACTTAAATCAGTTCTTTTAGCATAATCACCTAAATCAAATCTCCTTACATAATCTCTTAATATGTCATTTACTTTATCTTGTGTTATATATCCATCTTTTTGAATTTTTTTTATTATTTTATCAATTGGAAAATCATCAAATTTTAAATCTATTATTTCATCAATTTCTTCTTTTTTAGGATAATCAGTCATATCTATTTTATAATCTGCCAATTGATTAATTAAATCAGTTAATATAGGATACTTAGGGTCATTTTGAATAGCTTCATCATCTGATTCAATAGCATCTACAATTTCAAAAGTTTGAATAGCTGTTTTTTTATAATTTTTATTTGTATCTTTAGAATTATAAGATATTGAAAAATTTACTTCATAAATACCATTATTGCTTAATATTGATAAAGGTATTTTAAATATAGCTAATTTTTTCTTATAATCTGTTTCTCCTAAAACAGAATACGAATAACCATTTAAATCTTTAAAATCAGCAGTTACTGCATTTATTGAACCATCTTCATATTTAACATCCATTATTCTAACATATAAACAATCATCTCTTAAACCATCTTCTACATATAAAGGTTCGCCTTTCCATTGATTATAAAGTCTATTGAAATAAATTTTTTTGATTCGCATTTTATCACCACCTTATATTTTATAAATATTTTATTACGCAATTGATTCATATTGTGTAGTTCGTAATATTTTTAAATTGCGAACTAAAGTAACGTTCCGCAAAATGTACTAAACATCACATCAGCCATTTGTAAATAACCTTCCTGTACAGGATGTACACTATCATATGGGACTACTTCTTTTATAGCGGAACGTGGATTCACACTAGTTTCAACTCTCCCAAAATTGTATTCAGTATCATGTGTTAATGCTAAATTTATAAAATACAAATTAGAATAATTTGAGAAAGTTTCATTTAATGATTTCATTAAATTGAAAACCTTTGTATCTTCTTCTCGTTTATATTGATTTTTAAAAGTTGCATAACCGTCTGTGTTTACTTTCATACCTATCCCATCTTGATTAGAACGATATATAGTATTTACTATATATATTTTTATACTTGGACTATTTTCTCTTATTCCATCTACAATACTTTTTATATGACTTGTATTTAAAGTAGGGTCAACCTTTATCCCATTAGTTCCTAAAAATATTTGTACAACATCTGGATTTATATTATATGTTGTTTTATAGTATCCAAAATCAAATTTTGATGTAGTTGGATTCCAAAATGGATTAGATGATGTCTTTCCATTTGCCTCATAATCATACGGCCAATTTCGTATATACCATTCAGCAGAAGCTCCACTTCTACCCTCATGTTTTTGGGTTGCATTTTCTTCAGTAGTACCAAAACCATTCCAGCGAGTACCAACATAATTAATTTTTCCCTCACTCAACGAATTGGTTTCAGTCAACCATCCTTTACCATTTGTAAGACTATCCCCAATTGGCAATATATTCACATTCTTAGATATTACATTATTAACTACTTTTAATTTGGTAGAAAGACTTTTTAATAAATCTAAATTATCATTATAAATATCTAAAACTAAATCATATTCACCTATTAGTTCGCTTTTACCAGTTATAGTAAACTTTCTTTTCATAGCTGAACCTATATCACATTTCCAAGCCAAATTAAATCTTTCTGCGTTTATGCAGACTTGATTATTGTATAATTCAATTGTTCTTCCTACTGCAACATAAATTTCTCTAGGTAAAAAAGCTATTGGGCTATTATCTTTAATATCTAAATAATCTTGTGGTATTACTTTTTTATATTCTTTATATGTTAGAAGTGTATTTCCTTCATTTAACATAGTTCCATTAAATACTGTATTTAAAGCCGAAAATAAGATGTATTTTACACCCATTGGTATAGTAAATGTTTTATTACTTCCAAAATCATTATTCGCTGAAATGTAAGTTTTATTTGCATCATAATAACACATAAATCTAAAATTACTAATGGTATAAGTAAAACCTTCTTTAACTTCAATATAATCACTTGTTGAATAGCTAGCATTATTGTTTACCCAATTATTTTCAATGTAAATACCATTTCTAATTCCACTCGAATTTTTGTTAAATAAGTTAGTACTTTTTGCAAAATCCAATACATCAAAAGAAATTTTTGATTGGTTAATTGAATTTTTAATATATTTTTCGTCTAAAGTTTCTTCATATTCATGATAAGATAAATTAGTATTACTTCCTTTTACTATCATAGCTATATCAATTTTTTCTTGCGGAATAGTACATCTGAAGTATCTGCCATTTGAAGGTGTTGTAAAAGTTAACTGTTCAGTGTTAGTAGTTCTTTCTATATAAGTTTTGTTTGTGTCATAAAAAGCATAATGAACACCTAGAATATTTATAAGAGAATATTGTGTGTTAGGCTCGATTAAAATATATCCACTGGCATTATAAGTACTATGGTCTACAAGCTGACCATTTCCATAATCTACATACTTTCCGCTAACTATATCATTTTTATTAAATAGGTTTATTCCCCTTTTCATAAATGTTGTTTTCAATGGTGTTATTGTTTCATCTCCTATAGTTTGTGAAACAGGTGCTTTTCCAGTTATTTGTTGCTTTAGTTCATCTGATATGTCATACTCAGTGATTAATGTATTTTTTAATCTAACAGTATCTTTATCTGCTTTATTATTAATATCAGTTTTTATTTTGCTATTCTCATTCGCAATATCTTTATATTGTGCATTAACTTCATTTATTGCACCTTTAACATTTTTATTAACAGTAGTTAATTCTTCATCACCTAAATCAGTTTTAATATTATTTACATCAGTTTTAATATTATCTAGTCCTTCTATGTTATTATTTGAATTTTCATTATTATTAATAAATCCAAATTTATTATCTTTATCAAACATTTTTTATTTTTTCTCCTTTCTATTTATTTTATTATTTTTTCCCTACGTATAGAACAATCTATGTAACCATGTCCTTGGCAACTTCTTGAAACACCTTTAATCTCTCTAGTGTATTTTAATAACATACCATATAATTCTGATTCAACTGGGTCTCTTTTAAAGTCTATTCTAAATTTTTGTTTAAGTAATGCTAACATCCCACTTACTATAGGTGTAGCAAATGAAGTTCCACTTATTATAGCATATTTATCACCAGGATAAGCACATAATATATCTTGTCCTGGTGCTACAACATCAATAAATTCATTTGAATTACTAAAATCAGTTACCTTAAAGTTTATATCTATTGCACCTACACAAATACTCTCACCATAAGCACCAGGGTATCTTACCTCCCTAACACTTCCATCTGTATCATTATGACCATCATTACCACTGGCACAAACTATTGATATACCACTTGAAACTGCTAAATTTACAGCATTTCTTAATACTTGTGTATCATCTATACAACCCAAAGAACAATTAATTATATCTACTCCTTGTTGCACACAATATGTTATTGCATTAGCTATATTAGTGGCATTACCTACACCTTTATCATTCATGGCTTTACCTATTACAATTTTGCAATCAGGTGCTACACCATAAGCTTGATAATTCATATAATCTCCACATACTAAAGATGTTACGGCAGTTCCATGATAATGATTACTAGATAAATTATTTTCAGAATTACCATCATCGGAGAAATTTTTACCACATAATATTTTTCCGTTATACATAGGATGGTCTAATTGTAAACCTGTATCTACTATTCCAATTTTTATTCCTTCTCCAGTAATTCCTTTATTCCAAAATAATTTAATCTTACTTTGTTCCATTGTATAATTTTTTTTAACTGTTGTTGATAAAGAACTGCTAAGTACATCTACTTTTTTATCATCTTCTTTTTCTTTTTTATCCATTAAACTCACCTCAGCTTAATCCTTTATTTAATTCTTCTAATTCTTTTATTGTATTTTCTACTTCAGCTTTAAAGTTACTTAAATCTTCTTTTTTTACTTCTTCATTTTCTATGATACTGTTAACTTTTTTATACATATTATCTAAAGAAACTGTTACATAGGCTTGATAATTTAAAACACCTTCCTTAAATTCCATAATAGATTCATTTGTTTTTCCTAAGACTTCTATTGTTTCAACAACTGCGTTATTTGCTTCAACTAAAGTTTTAGATAATTGTTCATTTTCTTGTTTTGTTTCTTCTAATTGTTGCATTAATTCTTTTTTCTCAGCTTTTAAACTATCACATATACTAAGACATTTTTTTAATTGTTCTAATAGCTCTTTATTATCCATCTATTTCCCATCCTTTCCACTTAATCCATCTACGAATTTTTTAATAGAATCTAATTCATCATCTTCTAATTCTTCTATTTCGTCGTCATCTTCTTCTATTTCTTCGTCGTATTCTTCATCATCATCTAATTCTAATTCATCTTCATCATAGTCTTCATATTCTTCTTCATCTTCTGTTTCTTCAACAATCTCTTCCCCTACAAACTTATATCCTTCTATTTCTGTAGGTTTTATATTATGTGTACCAAGTTCTAAATCAGATAATATTTTTGTTTTTATAACTTCACCAGTATCATCATCTATGAATTTAATTGTAATGTTCCCTTTCACTTTCTTATAATGAAATTCAATAGTTTTATCTTTATTATCTATTGATAAATTTACTCTCATTTTATCATCTCCTTAATTTTAAATAAAAATACTCATGTAAAGAAATAACTCTTTACATGAGTATAATAAGACTTTTATTAATAGTTACACTTCATGAAATAATATTCTTCTTAGCCAATCATCTAATTTTATGGCAACATATGATAAGAAGAACCATGCTATTGAAAAAGGTAAACACACCTGTCCTAATAAGTTAAATGGCATATTTGTGTAATTCCATACACCTAAATTTAACCATAGATTAAGAATACAACCACTGAAAAATTCTATTATTGTTATAATAATAGCACTCAATAAACATTGTAACCACATAGGCATATTAGGAGTTATTTCATTAATCAATCCAACTAGTAAACAACATATACCACCTACTATAAACATAGATGGATGAGTATATCCTCTCCATAATATTTCTAGTCCACAATACAATAAACCAAATATTACAAATAATATCATATTTTTAATTAGATTATTTTTCATTATTATCACCAAAATTTAATATTAATTAGTGTTTAATTTATTTGAAATTTCTTCTATTTTCTTTAAAATTTCATCTATATTTTTTTTATTATTTTGAACACTTTCATTTAAATAATTTAAAAAATCATTAACATTAGAATAATTTTCATTATTACATTTTACTTCAGTAGCATTTAAATCATTTAAACTTTTTTTAACATTTTCAATATTTGCTCTATTAATATCTATATTACCTGTATTAGTTTTTATTGCATTATCTAAGAAAATTAAAAAATCATTAACGTTAATAATATTTGAATAATCTTTATTATCAAAGATTATTTTATCAGCAGTTAAATTTTTTAATGAATCAGTAGTTTGTTTCATAGAAGCTAGAGAAGTATTAATACCTTTCAATTGAGTTCTTAAACCTGTAATACTATTGGCATTTTCTGATACATTAGTATTTGTAGCTGTTATACTTTTTTCATTCGTTTTAACCTTATCATTAGTTGCAGTTAATTGATTGTCTAAATAATTCAAAAAATCTCCAACATTTACATATGTATATTTTTTGAATTCTACATCAGTAGCTTTATATTTTTTATTTTCTAAATTATTAAAATTAGTTTGAATTGTTTTAATGGAATTATTTATATCTATATGAGCACTTCCTAATAACCATAATTGATTTTTTACATAATTTAAGAAATCTTCTACTGTATCGCCACCAACATCTTCCAATCCACTATGGAAAATAATTTTATTAGATTCTACATTTTCTCCAATTAGTGAATCTAAATATTCTATTTGTATCCATAAATTATCAATATTTTGGTTATATTTATTTATTTTATTAGCCTTGATAATTTCTTTATTTACCCATTCTTCTAAATTAATTTTTCCATGTTCTTTATCCATTTTTTCACTCCTTCCATAATAAAAAATACCTATGAAAGTATTTACTCTCATAGGTATAATAAGACTTTTGCACTCGTTAATATTTTATTTCTATTTTATCTAATTCTTCTTTAGTTTTAGTATTTCTTATATCTACTTCTATTTCTTGTTGTTTTTTTATTATTGGTTTTATATAAGCATTTATTTCATTGGATAATTTAAACAATTCTTCAAAAGTCCAATTTTCACATACACTACCTGTATCATTCCATGTTAATTGATATTCTAAGCCTAAAGATACATTGCCTTGATATAATAATAATTGTGAGGCAATTCTTGATTGATGGTCACTATCTACATTATAATATCTACCTTCATTGTATTTAGCTTTAGAAAATAATGGATGTTCTTCTAAGTAAGTAGCTAATTTTGATTTACTTAATTTAATTAATTCAGTTTTAATAGAATCCAAAGAAGAAGTTTCCGTTACTTCTTCTTTTTCATCCTCTTCTTTATAAACATAATTTTCATCAACGATTTGTTCATATAATTCAGCTCTATCGTTAATACCTAAATATGCTTTTTTACATATCATATCTCCTTTTTTAAGAAGATAACCTTCATCAGGTTCAACACAAGTTATTCCTAAATTATTTACATAAATTTTCATTTTATCACTCTCCTACACAACTACGAAAGTCCATCCATTATCTCTTGCTGTAAGTGCCAATTGTTTTAATTCAGGGTCAACATATTCAGTTAATTCATCATTAATAGCATCCATAATATTATAAGTCAAACCTAAAGTTTCATTAGTGACAACATCAAGATGTTTTAGTATTTCTTTAGTATGTGTTATTGTGGTTATATTTCTAAAGTTATAACTTGTATTTAGTTTACCAGTTAATTCAAGTACACTTAAATCATCATATGAACCACCATATGTGATAGAATCATTATGCCAATCGTAGTGGTCTTGCCCATTAGATGTTAATGGATGTACAACTTTCTTTAAATATGTTAAATCTAATCCATGTATTTCTGTAATATGTTTATCTTGATAGAACATACCACCAAAATCACTTCTAGTATTAGTCTTTGATAAACTACTCATATCTAAATTTACAATAGATAAATTTTCACAATATTGCAACATATTAAAATGAGTAACACCAGTTTCATAATAATCATGCATATATAAAGAATCGGGAAATTTCATATTAAATTGAATCATATTTGTACAGTATTGAGCAAAATACATACTTTCTCTTAATAATCTACCTGTAAAATTAACTGTTAATGTTTTAATATTTTTACAATATTCAAACATATTTCTAGCATAAACACTATCAGATTTAACTTCTACTACTGGATTAATTAATCCATCACAATGAGAATACATATATTGAGTATGTGTACATCTGTATGGTATTACTTTATAAATTGTATCATCAGTTAAAGAATCACAATTATAACAACAATATCCCATATTTATATCATATGTAAATTCTTGAGGAATTGGTGGTAATGAAGTTAATGATTTACAACCATTATAAGTACCATTCATATTTTTTAATCCAATTGGTAAGGTATCCCCTTCAATTGTTATTTTTGTTAAAGATGAGTCGTCTCTAAACATATTTTGCATATTATTTAAAGGACTTGTTCTATCTATATTTGGTAAGTGAATTGTTTTTAAGTTAGGCATATAACCAAACATTGTATCTCCATTTTGTAAATTAGCTAAACTTTCTAATTGAATTGTAGTAAATTTAGTATTCATAAACATACAAGTACCATTAGTCATTTTTTCAGTATATGGTAATTGTTCTATGCTTCCATCCACTAAAGAAGAACATCCAGCAAACATATACCAAGCAGAATTTAGTGACATATCAATTCTACCTATTTTTCTTAATTTTGTACAACCTCTAAAATATTCACCACAATCAGTTGTAGTTCCATTTGTTTTATTTCTTGTTGAATAAATATTCCCCACTTCTTCAAGATTTATAGCTCTATTAAACATTGCCTGATTACCATACCAGTTGCCATTATTTCCTGTCATGCTTATATCCCCAACTTTTATAATACTCTCACAACCTTGGAATAAACCATAACATCCATCTGTTGCAGTTAATTGTATAGATTTAACATATTTTAAATTAGTTCCTTCAAATGGTCTAGCTCCATAGTCATAATAAAATGCCCCTTTATTAGAAATCATGTCAACTGCATCTTCTTCAAAGCTAGTTTGTTCTTTTAATTGTGCATATTTATACATTGTATTTTTATCACTTGTATCAGCCATTTTACCAAAGAATTTCATTGCAAATTCCCAAGTGAAATTAGGATTCTTACAACGATAGAACATACCACTCGCTCTTTCAATATTTTTTAGGAAACTATCCCAATTAGTAGGTTGTACTATTTCACAAGTTCCTTTAGTGAAATCAATATATTGAAACCAATTTGATACTCTTCTCCATTTAAATTCAGATAAATCTATTTTACCTTGAGGTGTTAATGAAGGTCTTGTTTCATGATTATCTTCTTTAAATGTTTGGAATATAGGATTAACCCATTCATTTTTAATATTCAATCCTATTAATTCAGTTGCATAAGGGGCTACTATTCTAACATCATGCATTAAATGATTTCCTAAATCAATACCTACATAATCATCTGTATGTTCTCCTTCAAAATAAATACTATTTATATTAAATTTTTCTAATTTAACTTCATGTGGATAACCTTCATCATGTTTTGTTTGCCAAGCACTTGTATTTAAACAAGTTAATGATTGAGGTAAAATTATTTGATGTATATTTTGAGTAGCTAAATTACAGAAAAATGTTTTTAAATTAGGGAATTTTTCAGCAAGATTTAGAGAATTAGTACCTTCTTTAAATGTAAGATAACTTAAGTTACCATTCCATCCACCATTCCAATTGAATGGGAATAATTCTTGAAATCTAAAATCTTCTATATTAGGACAATCTCTTATAACTAATCCTGACCAATTAAATTCACCATAAGTATCATATCTATCTGATTCATAATTATTATTTTGTGTATTCCATCTATAACCAGCGCAGTTTGCTCCTATCATTAAGGTCTTTAAATTAGGTAAGTTTCTTAATGTTAAGTTTTCTAATTTACTACTACCTCTAAATGACATTTCCTCAATATCAAGACAACTGTTTTCTATATGAATCTCACTAGCATTAGCTAATCCATTTCCCCAATCCATCAATCTTCTCCATTTTTTAACATAAGTTAAAGAAGATATTTCACTTGAAGTTCTTTCATTCCCATGTATATCAAAGAAATTACTATTAATATTATATGATGAATTGTAAGTCAATCTATTAACTAAAGGACAATTTATTAATGAAAATGTTGCTATATTACTAGCTTTATTTCTAAGGTCATATAATCTACTATCACCATGAACATTAGCATTAGGTATTCCTATAGTTGTTAAACTATATTGATTTCTTAATGATAATGTTTGTAAAGTTTTAGGTACATATAGTTCAACTAAGTTTCCACCTTCTTGATTAGTTCTTATTGATGTAATTATTGTACCATATGCATTTAAATATCTTAAATTATTACATCCATCAACTATAAGTACTTGTGAAGATGTTAAGTTACCTAAAGAACTACAACCTTGTAAATTTAATCTTTGTAAATAAGAACAGTTATCAATCTGAATATTTATTAATTCTGTATTATTTGGACATTCAACGGCAGTTAATTTATGAGCATTATTTAATAACAAATGTCGTGGTTTTATACCATCCATTCCACTTATTGTTTTTAAGTGTGGAGCACCATAAACAAGAACTTCTTGGTCTTTTGCTTGAACTTCACCATTGAATCTTACTTTTTTATTTCTACCTACTTTTAATGTTTGGCGACCACTACCATCAGCTTGATTCCTTTATATTCATATGTATTCGCTACATACATATCGTTCTTTATTAAATTTTTAACATTTAATTTCAAAGAACTGCTCATGCTTTCACATGAGAGTAGACTATTTCTTCACCTTCAGCATTACCTGTTAAGGGCAACCCGCTTCCATTTAAGGGAATTTCACCCACTCCAATCACTTGAGCCGTACTCCTATTGATAGGGATTTTAACCTATCTTTCCAGGATAGTCGTTGAAGTTTATTCATATGATAAATTATCACTTAGAATCTTACCTGCATGAACAGGGATTGTGTGAATTTAATCACTTCTCACTTAGGATTTAACCATATGAGAATCTCTACGTTTTTTCTACTTTCGTACCTTCAACACATGATTTCTCTATGCTTGTGGTGTAGAGCTTTACCCATTACCTGCAATTAAAGTTGTGTCCTATGCAGATTTCTCTACATACGAGGAATATTGTTTCCTCCACTCTATAGTTATATACATAGGATAATAAGTTTCTATATCCAAATAAGCCTTACCTTCTACTCCTGAACGTACAGTTACATAACTAGCAGTTGTAGGAGTGTAATCAAATAAAGTATCACAATATATAAATCTTTCTTTTATCCAACGTTTTAAATTATAATATCTATTACCATTAGACATCATAATATATTCACCTGTATCAAGATATTTCTTTTGAGTACTAAGATTATATTGACTTTCAGGTATTTTTTCTATTTGATTTGTAAATACACTTTCATATATTTTTTCAGGTGTTAAATTTTGATTTCTCATATTATTATATTCAGCAACTATATCATTATGGAATAAATCTCTAATTCTAGTCCATAATACTGAATCAGCAGTATTGAAATGTTCAGGGTCAACTTCTATATCTACATCATACTTTAACGCTCCTGTATTGTCTACATTCTGTTACTTTCACCATATAAGGCTACTGACTAGACATACTATGTCTAGCGAGAGAGGTTCTTCTTTAAAGTGTCTTTACACTTGACCCCTCTTCTCACATTTCATTTTTAGATTATAGTGTGAGTTCAGACTGTTGCTTCCTTTATTTCTAAAGGTCTACTCACTCAGTCGTTGCAAGTGAAAATTTATTAACAATATTCCCAATGAAGTTTAACAAGTTCTCCATTGATTTCTATTTCTCCGTACCAATCAGTTTTAATTTCTCCATGTAATCTTTTAGCCAATTGTCTTCTTGCTATTTTTATTCCATAGTCTCTTTTCATTTCTTTTTCTACTTGAGTTAAACTAAGAAATACTCTATCAAGTTCTATACATCTTACGGAGGTTCTTAAAGGTGAATTTTCCCTCATTTTATTTAATTCTTCTTCAGAATGTCGTCTTCCTTTTATCGGAGATAAATCACCTTTCTTTCCGTAATTAGGATTATTTTTACCTTTTGCAAGTCCTCTTTCAATACGAATTGAAGATAATTTATTTTTAGTTTCTTTAGTATGTTCTTTTCCATAGAAACTATTTAATTTTCCACATAAACTTTGCCCTTCTCCTCCGTCGTTTATATTACACATATTATATCCTATTATATCTCTATATTCCTTTATGTACCAAACTTCTAACCCAAAAGCAGTTTGTTCATCAAGATTATCATGTAATATATTAACAGCACAAGGGATTTTATTTACAATATTGGTGAAATAAGGATTTTTACGACATCTTTCTTTCCATCTATTTCCACAACCTTTACCAACATAAAAAGGTTCATTAGTATCTAATCTTATCCATTCATATACATAATATTTATTTTCCATTTAACTCACCTCCTATTTATATTATACTATTTATTTTATTAAAAATCAATGTTAATAAATTTTCTTCTTGGGCGTTATCCATCCCTGGACTTTCGCCATTAATCAGAGTAGATTTTATTTGAGCTATTATTTTAACCCAAAAGCCGTATCACAGTCATAGAATTGCATTTCCCATTTAACACCATCAAATGTTACTAACTTAGCATTTTTACCAAGTGAGTCTACCATTCCCAAAACCATTACTAAAATATAATATCTTATTACTGATTCCTTATCAAAATATGTGGCAAAATTTGTAGTAAAAACTTCATCGGTAGAATCATGTACAAATGATATTAGTGTTTTTAATGCAGAAAAATCATCATTGATTGAATTCTGTATACGTTCAGGATATATACCAACAAAGTCGTTTTTATACCATGTCCATTCATCCACACCTGTTTCTTTAGTCCAAGGAATAAATGCACCAGCAGTTTTATTAGTATTTGCTGAAACTTCATATACTCTACAAGTATCTTTATATTCATCTAATTCATATCCAAATGCTTTTGTTGAATATCTATCTAAGTTGAAGTCATATACACCTTGTAATTCACCATTTATATAAAGTAATATAGGGAAACCTTGTACTGTTCTACTAGCTTTACTATCTATTTTTTGTGCTGGATTTAAGGTTGTATATAGGTAATCATGAACATATTCAGCTATACCTACATTGTGAGCATTAGTAGATTCCATTAAGTTTGCTTTTAAACAAAATAAATCTTGTGGTATACAGTTTTTAAAAGGACTATATATTATTGGTTGTCTATTTTCATCTCTAAGTAATATATTATAGTTTTTAATATTATATGCTATAGAAGATGTACCTTGCCAATACATTAAACAATTACTAGCATTTGTTAAAGTTTGTCCATATAAATCAGCATTAGGTGATGTATATGTCATAGCAACTTCAACTCTATTTGTATCTGTCATATCATCTAAACGTTTTTGGTCAGCTGTTATATTCATAACAGGCATTATATTTTTTAATGGATTGTTAAAATCCGATTTACTTTTTTGTACTTTTAAATCATCATAATTTGATAAAAAGTTTTGTAATATTTCATCAAAAGTAAAGTTTCTGTCATATATTCTTAAATGTGTTATTTCACAAGAACCAAAATTATCAGTTCCTTTTTGGCAGTTTAAATAAACCTTTTTAGTGTGAGCTAATGATTCTAATATAGCAGAAGTACCACTACCACTATCGGCTAACTTACAAGATTTTATTATTACTCCATTAACAACTATGTGACAATATTTATTAATTCTATCTATATTATATAATACTTGTATATATTCATCTTCACCTATAGAACCATTTATAGATTGTGATGAAGTAGATAAGTATGCTTCTCTTGTATCTATATAAACACCTTTATATGGTGATAATGTATCAGTTATATCTAAAACCCTAGCATTACTATTACCAACATCTCTAGTTTTAAATACTAATTCAATTACACCACCATTTTTAAAGTTATCAGCAAAAGGTGTCATATCTATTTCAACATAAGCAGTACCATTCATAACAAGTTCACTAATTTCTTTACCAGTTTGTTTTAACCATCCATTAGAACCATAGTTGAAATTATGAAGATAACCTTTATTACCTTTTATTTTATCTGTCCAAACATCTCTATCATTATCATTATTAGTTCTATCTGTTGCATCAAACCAAGCTATTAAAGAACTATCTATTACTGGTTGTATTCTAGTATATTCACCTTGAACAACTTTACATTTAAATTCTATATAATTACTCATTCCTAAAGATTCATTTTTTGCTTCTATTTTTAAAGTATAATCACCTGCATCTAATGATGATATAGTCCAATACAATGAAGCTGGTCTAGTTACTATAGTTTTATCTAAAACATCATTTATATATAAATTTACAGTAAAGTCTTCATCTCTATCTACTGATAATCTATATGGTATACTAATTGGTATACCACTTTCATATTCAGCAGTTGAATCAAATTGAGTTGATATTATTATTTGGTCTTTACTTACTACTATCAATGTGAACGTACTGTGTTTTGTTTCATATTCAGCTGATATTGCCCAATAAGTTATAACGTGTACTCCTATATCTAATCCTGTAATTTCATAAGTATTATATCCATTTGTACCTTTTGTTTTATATGTTGTACCATCTACATCAAAGAAAACTTCAATATCTTCACCAGTCATAGAAGATATTGTATATGATAAGACTATTCTACTTGTAATACCATAATCTGCACTTGTATCAGTAAGCATTGTCAATGTTATACCACCACTTGTTACTGTCCAGTTTATTTGGTTAGATATTAGTCCTGCTCTATCTTTTACATAGATTGATATAATTATATTTTTACCAGCTCCCAAAGGAGGAACTATAATTGTATTATTACCTTGTTGAACAGTTTGTGTACCTACCTCAACATTATTAACTAATACATAAGCTAAACCTTCTCCTAAGTTAGGTGAATTAAAAAATATAGGTATTTCTATTTCAGTTATACCATCTGATTTATTTATAGTAAAATCAGAAGTGATGGTAGGCATACTACCACCACCTCCACCTCCACCATGTATAGCAGAATTGTTTATATGATTGGTTAAAACATTGTCTACATTTTGTATTTCATAAGATATTTCTGTTAAAGCCCCTTCTACGTTTTGACTTTCAAACAGATTATCATTATCTCTTATACTAACATTTATTGCTTCACCTGTATTTATAGAACTACTTCCTCCAGCAACTTCTATCCATTGTTCTTTTCCGTCTTTAATAATACATCTTTTAATAGACATTTAACCATCCCCTTTAATAATTTTTATTTTCATTATAATAAGGAGCAGATACTCCAGTTCTATAAGCTGGATTTCTATCGCTATAATTTATTGTTAAATTATCAAAGTTAACAATTGTATGTTTATTTGGGTCATATTTATCTACTGTCATTACACCAGTTTCTTTATCTATGGCTTCTACTGCTTTAACATAATTCATACTTATTTTTATTGATGTTGGTGAAATATCTAAAGTTGCAAAACAAGGTTGTACTGGTAAAGCACCAGTGTATTCATACCACCAAGGTCTATTTGTTCCACTATGGAAATGTTTAGTATATTCAATACCACTTGTTACTGTTCCACCAGTGCTATTTAAGAATGTTATAGTACTCATATCAATTGCTTTTTCTTTACCACTTTGTTTAGCACCACCTGCTTGGAACATAACATAATAAACACCTTGAGATATATTAGCACTTCTAGTTATTTCACCACCATTTAATTTTGTTTCATTCACTAAAGTATAATTTTTACCACCTTTTGGTACATAAGTATTATAATTTTTTTCATTAATCATATCTGCATATGCAGATTTTTCATATCCACATTTAATTGGTATACTTCTTGAATATGTGTGATTGTGCATTATATTGTTCTTGTAATCGCTACTTACAAGCCTAGAATTACTCTAGCCCTAACTTTCATTAGGATATTAGACTATTTCTTTACCCTATTTATATAGGGACAGACCTTTTCCACTCACTTGAGTGTACGAGCTTATGCTCTAGTCGTTGAAGTTTATTCATGTTTAATTAATTTATTTTTAATTCTTTAATAAGTATATTTTCTATATTATTTATTTCCAAATAAGGAATTCTAATTAGTTTTATATCATTATCTTTACAATATTTATTTTTAATAGTATCTCTTATTTTAGTACCTATAAAACCATCCATTCCACCAAAGCATTTTACAATTTCAAAATGTTGTATTCCATCAAACTCTATACATATGTTGTAATTAGGTAAATAAAAGTCAAATCGAAGTTCTTTATAAAATTTACAATCTTTAAACTTGTACTCTCGTTTATAATGAATTTTATTATTTTCTAAAAAATCTCTTATTTTTGATTCACCTTTAGAGTTATTACATATAGGACATCCCGAACCATGATTGATAATTCTATCGTATGTAGATTCAAATGTATGATTTTTTTCACATTGTAATGTTATTTTTTCATCATTTCTTGTATATTTAGATAATAATTTAAAACCTCTGTCATTCAATTTAATTATTACATCATTTGTATTATTTTTCATATTATCAATCATACATTGTTTACATCCACTTCCATTTTGAAAACTATCTATTCTAATTTCATGTTTATGACCATTAGGACATTGCAACTTTAATTTAGTTCGTTTGTTTACATAAGGTTCTAATAATATATACCCTCTTGATTCAACTAAATCTTTCACATATGTTTGAGAATATTTTTTATTATTTGGTCGTTTAGGTATTCTATCTTGGTTTGCTCTAGCACATATGGGACATCTTTGTCCTTTCTTAAAATTATTAAATGTCATTTTAAAATTATGACCTTTAGGACAAGTTAAATCAAGTTTTGTATGTGTATTTACATATTGTTTGGAATTTAATATGTATTCATATCTTTCTATATAATTTTTAACACTATTATAATCAAATTTCTTTCCCATAATATATCACCCCTATTTATATTATACTTAAATACTTATTAAAAATAAACTAATTAAATTTAGAATCTTACCTGCATGAACACCCATTTTAACAACAATTTAAAAATTGTGTCACTCTCACTTAGGATTTAACCATATGAGAATCCTTGCGTTTTTTCTACTTTCATACCTTCATAGAGTAGTTTCCCCTCTATTGTGGTGCAAGGCTTTAGGGATTACCTGCAATTAAATCTGTAGTTTTTGAAGCCGATTACTCGACAACCAGGTCAACTTGACCACATAAGAATAAATCTACACCATATTTTTCAAGTATAGGTATCCAATGTTGTAATCTTTTTGCTCTTGTTACAGTAAATGGACTTAAATGTGCATATACAATTACCCATTTAGGCTTTGTAGTTCTTTTACTAACCTTCCATAAATCTCTATCTAGGAAGTATGCTTGTTTTAATAAGAATTCTGTTTGATTTATACCATAATCATCATACATTTGTTCTTGATTTGAATTTAAACATATGAAATGAGTAGACCCTAAATCAAATGAATAAGTTGATACCATAGGAAAATCTGTTGTTGCTAAAACTTCTTTATGATAATCATTTAATCTTGGTTGATTTTCAAATGTTACATAATGGTCATAAGCAAATCCATATTTCTTATCAACAAGGTCATTATTCCTTTATATTCAATTAAGTTCGCTACACTTAATCCGTTTTGTATATATACAAAACTGCTCATACTTTCATATGAGAGTAGACTATATCTTCATCTCCATTGAGATGCTCACCACTTCCATTTAAGGGATTCTCACCCACTCCAATCACTTGAGCCGTACTCCTATTGATGTATTTCAACATCCAAGGGATAGTCGTTGAAGGTTATTTATTTAAAATTTCTTTACATATAATATTTTCAATTTCATTAAAATCCCAATAAGGTATTCTTATAAGTTTTATATTATTATCTTTACAATATTTTGTTTTTATCGTATCTCTTATTTTACTATTAACAAATTCATCATATCCCATTATCATTTTATAATGAAATTCTCCATCATATTCTATACAAATATTATATTGTGGTAAATAAAAATCAAATGAAAGTCTTTTATAAAATTTACAATCTTTAAATTTATATTGTGGTTTAAAATCGATAGAATATTTTGATAAAATTCTTTTTAATTCTTCTTCACCTTTTGATTCATTACAATAAGGACATCTAGTTCCTCTTTTAAAATTACCTACAATAACTTTGTATATATGTCCATGTTTACATTTTATTTTTACTCTATCTCTTAATTGAGAACAATCAGTAGATAATAATTTATATCCATCTTCTGATTCAATTAACTCTTTAATAGTATCATAAGAGTTGAATTTGCTACTACAATAAGGACATCTTCTATTACTTTGAAATTTTCCCCAAGTTGTTTCCCATAAATGCCTATGACTACATTTTACTATGATTTTTGTATTAGCATTTTTATATTCTGTAAGTAATTCATATCCTTCTTTATATAGCATTTCTCTAATATCTTCTTCTGTAAATTTTTTATTTCCATAGCATTTAGAACATCTTCTTTTCTTGTTTTTAAAATTAGCAAAACTAATTTTACATATATGACCTTTGGGACATATCATCTTTAGAGGTATTGAATTATTTATATATTCTTTTGACAATAAAGTATATTCAAAGCTCTCAATATAATCCTTTACAAAATTATAATCATATTTTTTACTCATAATATTTCACCCCTTCTTAATTAAATTATACATAATTTATTATTAAATGTAAAGTGTTTTAAATAAATCTTCCCTGCTGATTACCCTCGTCTTTACGTTAGGGCTTCCCAGCAATTCAATGAGTTTTTCATTACATATCACTATGTAAAGGTGGCTAACATTTACCACAAGCTGTTAAATGTGGTATGTTTCTACAAAATTCTTTGGCATAATCAGTGTAATATAACCATTCAAATAAATTAGAGGCGTTTTGTGAAATATCCTAATATTCATATGAAGTTCGTTAAACTTTATACCGTTCTCTTATGAACTGCTCATACTTTCATATGAGAGTAGACTATATCATCATCCCATGAAGGGATGCCCTCCACTAACTAGACTACTAGTATATATAGTCGTTGAAGTTTATTCATATTGCTTATAGCAATTTAGAATCTTACCTGCTAGACACCCATTGTAAAAAGTACTTAGGATTTAACCATATACTATTCAACTAATTTTTTCTGCTTTCGCAACATTCACGCTCGTCGTTTCCAACCACGTTGTAGTTTAGTTGACTTTAGGGATTACAAGCAATTCAAAGGGTTTGCTATGCAATTTACTTACATAGGGAGCTTAATTTGTTACTCCAGTGTTCAAATGAAAATCAAATACAGGTAAACCATAACTATTATAAAAATCAGTTCTAGTTTGCATAGCTTTAACACAAGTTCTCCAAGCCTCATATTCAGGTTGTGTAAAGCCCTGTTGGTCAGTAGTCCATAGCATTTTAATAGTACTAGTATCTGTATATTCTCTCATTTCTATCATTTGTATATCTGACCAGTAACCTTCTTCACCACATTGATATTCATATAAACCAGGCGTTATATTAGTTATCTTAGTTCTATGTATTGTCATAAATGTACCATGATTATTAACTATTTCACGTTCACTTTCATATTCTTTCCAATTTTCAGTTACTGCTACTCCACTTTTATCTTTTATTCTTCTAAGTTTTACACAACCATTATCTGTTAAAACAGATTGCCATGTAAAAAGTCTTGTTGTAGATTGTTCACCAAAAGTTATATCTATAAGATTAGGTATATTTTCATTTATACTTGCTTTATCACAATAGTTATCCCAAATTCCATCTCTTAAACTTCTTGGTCTATAATGTTCTATATTACAAGTTTTATAATTTATAGCTTTTGAATCATATTTGTTATTCTTATTATTGTAAAAATCTATTCTTCTTATTGCAGTATCTTTATCCATACAAGTCCAATAGAATTTTTCATATGCAACTGGGTTCTTAGTTCCATCAGCACTACCTACACCTAATAAATCTACATAATATCCATTAACATATGATAATGTTGATACACCAGTACTATCAGTAGTTATAAGATATCTATTTGGATTTTCATTTACTTCAGGAGGTACTGAGTTAGTTGATAAATACATTGACATACCATTTCTACTAAATGCTATTGGTTCATTTTTATCAGCATCTATCCATTCTTGGTCATAGTCATATATTTTACATCTTACTAAGTCACTCATTAAATCTCCGTGTTGTTTACCTCTAATTAAAAAAGCAGTATGAGCTGGTAAAAGTCCTCTTAATGCTAATGTTTTCCAAACAGTTTCATCATTACCTTTATAATGTAAATATAATCCCTTTAAATTAATATCTACAACATTACGATTATATAGTTCAACAAAACTATGACTAACGCTAGGTGCTTGTAAAGTTGAACTAGGAATTAAATCTCCACCACCATAAATTTGATTTATAACAATACCTCCATTATTAGCAGTAGATAATGCAGTTTGAGAATTACCTATATAGCTAGCTAATTTTAAAGGCATTTGTAAATTATCATTTTCAGCATAAACATGACCTTCAACGCATTCTTTTGGAAATACTTGAACTTTTCCATCATCATTTATAATTAATCTGAATTCACTTTTATCTTCATATGATTTTAAATCAACATAATTGTCGCCCATATTATCCGTAGTCATCACATTGGCTAATTTTAACTTTTTATTATCTGTCCCACGTTGTACGATTATATAGTCATTTTCTTTGTCAACACTTAATACTTCTGTTAATTGACTTATTTTTTTACCTTCTGTTGCCATTTATTTATCATCTCCTATATTTATTCTAATAACAATGGAGTGTTATCTTCTAATAATATATTTGTTTTATCCTCTAATAATATTCCATTTATTACATTGCCACTACTTTCGCTTTTTTCTCCCTCTAACAATAATGGAGTTCCATCTTCAAGCAACAATGAAGTTCCATCTTCAAGCAACAAGCCAACACTTGTTAATACGCCAGGTTTATCAGGTTTATCAGGATTAACTACTCCATGTTCTTCTAAATAAGCAACCCTTTTAGTTAATTGTGATACTTTTATTTCTAAATCAGATATTTTATTAAGTAATTTTTTTACTGTTTCTATATCGGTTTCATCTTCTAATATTCCATCTGAATTAGTATCTAACCATAACATATTTTTATCTTTTGGTGGTTTATCACCTATCCATATATGTGCATATCCATCTATTATAGTACCTCCACTATCCGAGCTACCTGATTTAAATTCAATCCAACATTCATTAGTCAATCCATTTACTAATTGAAAAACCTTTTTTTCTTCTTTAACCCAACAAAACATACCTTCTTTTCTTCTATTTGAAGGTATGGAATTTCTTTCAGTTATATTATCAGTTTGATAAAATCCACCAATAATATCGTTACTATCTACTAAACCAAAAGTGCCATTATTCTTTTGTTTTAAGGTATCTATAATTTCTATAGCCATAAAATCACCACCTTTACTAAGATATATCTACAGTTGTATTTCCCAATCCTGCATTTGTACTTTTATAAATATCATATTTTTCAACATAGTTATAAGAATTAGTAAAGTAGATTGTACTAACTTTATTAAATCCACCTTCAAATCCTCCAACTTTAAATACAGGTGTACCCAATCTTGTGGGAAATGCATAGTAAATATATTCATTAGATGTGGCAGTAACATTTATAATTCTTTTTATATTATTACTTAACGTACTATTTTTTAAAGTGGCAATAAAAGTATTATTAAAAGTTGTACTACTTGAAGTACCCCAATAAACCTTATTATAATGAATAAGTGTTATTGTTCTACTTGTAGTCTCCTTACCATCAGTAGCCGTTATTTTAAAAGAATAATTATCATTTCCATTTATTGCATCATTGCAAGTATATGTTAAAGATTTTTCAAGATTACTAATTACTCCACTTTTTGGAAGTGTTAAAGTTTGGTTTGTTATTTCTTCCATTGTTTTATTGTAACTCCAATTAATAGTTATTGGTGAACTAAAAGTTTTTCCTAATTCCCAAATAATATTATTGGAATAAGTTTCATCTAATTTTACTGAAAAATTAGATATTGCTAATTTTATATATAATAATTTATCTAAAGCTTTTGATACTGTTGGATATAAAGCATTGTCATATTTTACATTAGAAGCATTTATATCAATAGATTTTCCTAATTCTTTTAATTCAGTCCATATATCATTTAAATTAGATGTTATAGCATTCATTCTTGTGGCTGAAATTATTTGTCCATATTTCCATTCCTCTAAACCACTATCTTCTCGCAAAGCCATAACACTAATTTCATTGTCATTATTACCACTAATAACATAATCATCATTAACTATTCTTGACATTCCTATTTTAGTTATATCTATTTGCCCTGGTGTAAAATCTCCAACATATTCATCAGGAAATATAGGTTTTAAAACTTCAAAAGGAATAGGTGGTATTGTAATTTTACCACCTTGATTTTCATCCCATAAAGAAATTTGAAGTTGATAATTACCTATTTCTTCTACTTCATCTATAAAAGTTTCTGTAACAGTGAATAAAACCTTTCCATCTACAACTGGTATTGGTTCATCACTAACAAATTTTCTACCATCTTCTCCAAGTGGTTTGCCATCTTCACCAATTTTTGTTGCATAGATTTCAGGTTTTAATACTCTTATTGTTGCATAACTAGCATTTGTTTTTTCAACAACATTAACTTCTTCTTGAGTACCTTTTGCAAAGTCATATTTAAAATTTCTTATTAAAAAATATACATCTATATTTTTATCACGTTGGTATAAATACAGTGGCTCATCTAATTGCACAGTAGTTCCATTTATAGTAACAACAATATTTTTTGTAATATAATTTTCAGCCATTATTCATCATCTGCTCTTACACAAGAAACAGTTGCCATACTTTTATCATCATGAAATATAGGTTCATATACTTCAAAATTTACAGGTGGAATAGTAACTTTACCTTGTATTTTTTTTCCTGTTGCATCATTTCTTTCATCATCATATAAATGTATCTGCATTATGTGAGTTCCACATTCTTCACATTCATCAGCGAATTCATCTGTTATAGAAAGTATAACTGTATTATTTTGTATTGGTAATTTATCAGTCATAAATCTATCACCATTTGGTTTTAATACTTTAATTACTGCATAAGAAGCATTGGATTCAACTAATATGTTACCACTATATTCATTAAATTTATATTTTACATCTGCTATAGTGAATTCAAAATCTATCCATCTATCCTCTTGATAAAAATACATAGTTTCATTTAAACTAGCAGTGTTTCCATTAATAGTAATAGTTAAAGGTTTTTTTATTAAGTTATCACTCATTCTATCACCTTCTTTTATTTATATTTATTGAGGATTATCTTTTTCTAATTTTGCTATTTTTTCCTTTAATTCTTTATTTTCTTCTTCTACTTGTATTCTTAAACTTTTTTCAAGAATCACTCTTTGATTTAAATTTGCTATTTCTTCCATTGCTTGTTGAAAAGCAATTTCAAGTTTTATATCCATTAATATCTCTCCTTTATTTTTATTTTACATTATATTTATAAGACTTTAATCTATTTATTTATTTGTTCTTCTAATTTTTCTATTCTTTGTAATGCTTGTTTTAAAGCACAACCTAATAAATTAACATAGTTTGCGCTATTATATCCTAACATAGGAACTATTGTATCATCTTCGCCTTCTTCTAAATCATAACTACCTTTATCTAACAATAAAGAATTAGTTAAATCAGGATAAGCTTGAATTAAATCTTGTAAAATAAATCCTATTTGGTTATCTTCCTTAGCTCCTCCTGTTTCATTGTCTATAAAATTATATGTTGCAAAATCAATATCTTTTACAAAATTCCATATTTCTTTTTCATTAAATAATGGTTTACTTGCAACTTTTACATTATCAGCAGTAAGGTAATTTATGTTTGTTTTACATCTTCTATCTGAAGTATTTATTGAACTACTACCACAATAAAGTTTTGCCCATCTATATCCACCTGTACCCAATAAGGCAGAATTATCTGAATGTGGTCTAAATGTTCTCATTTTATCTCCTGAACTTGTCTTACCTGCTTTTACACAAACTGCACTAACAAAATCACCAAGCGATGAATTGTAGCCATTACCTGAAGAACTCATATAATAATCTCCTAAAAACAAACCTTTACTATTAAAGTTATTTGTTACTGCATAGGTTCTCATAAATGCTGGATACCATTCAGATGAACTTGAAGCAAAGTAAGCTACTTCATATTCTGAACCACCTTTTGTTACTTGATTATCTTTTTGATGGGTTCTTATTTGAAGGTCACAAACTGGAGCTATTATCATATCTCCATCACCAAAAAATCTCAATTGACTTGCGATTGCATTTCTTGTATCCGAATCTGTATATTTACTGTTGAAATTTATTTCCATTAAAGGAACTCCAACGTGAGTATTTGACATTGAAGTGTTACTATCAGTAGCCATTATTCTACCAAAATATCTACCAGTTCCAGCAGTATAACTAGTTCCCCCTTGATTGTTTATACCATCTGCTCCTAAATATATACAAGGTGTTGATGTAGAAGTATTACCATTTTCAAACGTAACATCTCTAAAACCTAAAGTCATGGCAACACTTTTAGAACCATTATAAATTTTATAACTTGAACTATTCATTTCCAAATATTGACCTTTTGAGTTAGGTTCTGTTCTTGCAACAATTTGACCATTTTTATTAACTATAAATGTACCACTACCTATATTTATTGTACCACCTGTAATATTTTTACCTGTAATTGCATTGGCACTTATTTGGTCGGCTGTTATTGTACCTGTTTCTATTTTAGCACCATTGATTGTAGTTGTTCCTCTATATGACCAAGATGAAGTTAATTGATGTGAACTATTTATTTTATCTTGAGTGTTACTATCTAAACTAGAAAAAGTAACCTTACCTGTAATATTAATATTTTTTGAAATAATATCCAGCGCTTCATCTGTTAATGTCATATTACTTGAACTAGTACCACTTTTTACTAACCAACTTATTTTATTAGCAGTTTGTTCAATTCTACTAAAATTACTATTTAAAACAGATGTATCATTAACATTAGCAACAGAAATAGTTTTACTATATGTTTTTTTATTTTCAATATTTACTGATATTTCTATCGTACCATTATTTCCTGATACAGAATTTAATAATATAGTTTTATTATCAGATTTTATACTAGCACTACAATTTGTCGTATTCGTTATAATAACCTTATACTCTCCATCTCCTGGTGTACCATTCACAGCTTGTAACATTTTTTCATTTTTATATATATTAACTGTTGATACTGGCTCAATTGTTCCAGTAGTCGGTCTATTGACCGATACTGAAAACGAATTACTTATATAACTACTCATTATTTAATCACTCTCCTATTTTGGGAATCCGTTAGTCCAATTTTGTGGAACAGTAGTCATTGAGAATCTTCTCCACTCTTTTGTAATTTCTATTATCTTAGGTTGAGCTATACCTTTGTTATGTTGCCAACTACTATCAAATGTTAAACCTTCAGCTAACCACCAGTCACCACCACAACTTGCACAATAATGAGAACTATCTCTATCATCTGTACCACTTTCATTCCATTTTACCTTTCTTAAATCTATACAAGTATATACATATTGATATTTTGTATCAAAGTTTTTAATGTCAGAAAATGGGTGATACATACAATTTTCACCATTAACCTTATTAGCTTCTCTTAAAATTATAGTTTTGCTACTGCTAGTTGTTTTTATACTATCACTAAAGTATGTATTACTGTCACCTGAAAAACTTTCAGCATAGAAGTTTCCATTAGGAACTGGTAAATCTTGCACTTTTTCCCATTGACCATTATACCATCCATAAACTTTTATATTTCTCATTTCCACTCCAGTATTTGCACTAAAACCTGAATTTTTAACCCTATATACATTTGCCCACGCACCTAATGCTCTAAATTGTACTGCTCCTGGACAACCTGCTTGACCACAATTGTGAGCTATTGCAGTAGGTCTTTGTTGATTTTCCCAACGTGATTGGGTTGCCCAAGTATCATTTACACCACTAGGCAACGCTTCATGATTCTGTGGCATTGGATACATCTTATCTAAAATGTAATCAGATGCTATAGATGTTTCATATTCAGTACTATCAGAACTACTTCCTCCTGAACCTACATTAACAGTTATGCTAGCTGAATTACCTTCTAATGTTGTCGCAGTTATAATACAAGTTCCGTCAACTCCTTTAGAGTCTACTCTACCACCACATACAGTAGCTATGTTTGTATTATTAGATTTCCATGTAACTACTTTATTATTCCAACTTTCGTTGAATTTAAGTATTAATCCAAGTTTAGACCATTTATTCATATGTCTAGCACTTGTGTCCTCAAACCAAATTTGATTTGAAGTACCTCCACCACTCGGTGCTTCTTGAGGAGCGTAAACTCTAACCCAATCAACATACATAGTGTATTCAGTCATATTACTAGGAACGCTACCTCCGGCGGCACCTAAAGCTTGATTTAGTAGGATATAATGTGGTTGGTGGAACATGAACCATGTGTTATCATCGGATATGTCAGAATGTCCTATAAGTCTATCATCTACATAGTAATCTAGTCTATCGTGAGTCCATTCCATAGCATAGATATGGTAATCATCGAAGCTTCCTATGTTTCCTGAATCAACCCTACCTAAATCTTTCGCATCCCAGTTGTCCCATACTAAGTCTGTTCTGTACAATGCACCGGCTGTAGTCCAAGCATAACCATATTTGTGTTCCATGATGTCGATTTCACCACAGTATGGCCATGTTATACCTCCACCTTCTTCGTAGTTACCTCCTAATGTCCAAAATGCTGGGAATGAACCTATTGTTTGTGGTATCTTAATTTTAGCTTCAAATCTACCATACATAAATTCTCGTTTGTTGTCTGTATGGATACAACCACTTGACCATTCTTTACCATTTGACCATTCCTTCTTAGCTTTTATAACAAGGTTACTATTTTCTACCCATACGTTATTTGTTCCTGCCACATAATTTTGAACTTCATTCGGTCTACTATAGTTGTTTTCATAATCCCAGTTAGCAGTATTTAAAGTTGTACCAGTGAAGTCATCCTCCCATATTAGGGTTCTACCTGGTCTATAAGCATCGCTTGAACCACTATCGCCACCTCCTGGGTTACTACCATCTCCACTAGATGAGTTACATAGTTCTTTTAATTGAGCTACTGTGAAAGCTGAATTCCATACTTTGAAAGTATGTATTGTACCTTTCCAATATTTACTCTTATTGCATTCCGCATCTTGATAAGCTCCTAGTATTAATGAATAGTCGTTCATGTCGTATGCATTCTTAGTAACTGCAACAGCTGAGCCATTTATTACTATTTGGCTAACCACACCTTTAGAGATTGCTATGGCAATTTTATTATTTTTACCACCAACTAATGTCCAACTAGATTCATAAGTACCATCGCTAGCGTTTTGTCTATTTCCTATTATATAGTAGTGATTATCTTCGTTATTATAATATACTTTTAATCCGTCACCGTCGGCATTCTCATATGCACAGTGGAATAAATATGGCTGTTGCCCTTGACTAGCTCCATAATCATCAAAGTCAATGAATATAGTGTAATCACTTGCAGTCTTGAATGGTTTTACTCCAGTGTCTATATATTTAGAAGAACCGTCAAATACTGTATCAGCTAATTCGTATACTGGTGTAGGAGTAGTAGGTTCAGGAGTAGATGTGCTTGTAAGAGTAACAGTAAATACATTACTTGTCTTAGTATTACCATCTGAATCTGTAACTCTTATAGCCATTCTATAAGTTCCAACAGTTGCTGAATTATCATGCTTAAATTTATAAGTTGTTCCACTAGATGTTACATCACTTGTTTTATCATAAAATGTATTTCCTCCGTCCCATGAAACTTCATGTTTTGTTACTGCTTTGTTTGTAGAATATTGAATATAAAATTCTGTTTTTTCTGATTGTGTTATATTTGGTATATTACTTATAGTTAATGCAGTTGAATTTTTAGTTAAATTACAATATGTTAAATACTTACCTGGGTCATAACATCCATATCTTATTTTATTTGTAGGTGCAGTGAATGTATATTTATAGTTATTATTGCCATTACTTGTGAATAATTCACTAACATAATTATCACTATCGTCAAAGGCGTAACCCCATACCCAAGTACCATCCATTTGTAATGTATAAGTTGCACCCTTTTCAACTGTTACTGCATTAACTGTTGCCCAACATTCTGCATTATCAGTTATAACATGTGTACTTTGGTTTATGCCTTTTCCATATGTCATATTTCCTATAGTTTGAGAAGGAGTTGTACCACCGGAATCCTTAGCTCTTAATACTCCATTTGTTACAGTTAATGTAATTTGTTTTGATACGCCGGAATGTGAAGTACCTGTAATTACTACTTCACCATTAGCTCCTGCATAACTACTACACAATCCACTGTGGCAAGTTACTAGGCTTGTATTACTAGATTGCCATGTAATAGACTTATTAATACAGTTATCATTAAAAGTAGGTCTTACCATGCAGTTATGTGAATTATCATTAAAATCCATAGCACTTAGAGAGAAGTCACTAGAATTTAATACTACATTTTCGGTACTTAATGGGTAATATTTAACCCAGTCAACATATTGTGTAATTTCTGTTGTGTTACTGTCAGGTGTGCCACCACTAGCACCAATTGCCTGATTAAATAAAATAAAGTGTGGTATATGGAATGCTCTGTTATCAGTAGCACTTGTTCTACTTAATTCATGTCCATCAATAGAGAAAACTAAACTACCATCTGTATTCCATTCCATTGCAAAATCGTGCCAATCACCTGTAGGATAATTATTATACCATACACGGCCACTTTCCTCTTTTTCATTGAAGAATGTACCACAAGTCAATTTACCATTATAAAATTCCATAACGTCAAATTCACCACAATAAGCCCACCATTCGCCTAATGTATCAGGACTACCATTTTCTTTATATCCAAATTCAAAACTGTCACCTAAAGTCCAAAATGCACCGAAAGAACCATTCCAATTACACGGTCTAACTCTAGCCACTATTTTACCATACATAAAAGCAAAATGACCTTTAGAGATAATTGATGCTGATGTCCAAGAACCATCACTTGCTTTTTTACCTCTTAATGCTAATATACCATCGTTGATTTCAGCATTAGTGTTTGTATATCTTTGAGTTTCATTATTTCTAACATAACCTAGTTCATATCCCCATTTATTAGTGTCTACACTACTACCTGAAAAATCATCTATTACATAAGCACCAGTAGAATCTAATAATGAGCTTGAACTTGACCCATTTTCTTTTAATGTACCTGTGATTGCAGTACTTGCATCACCAGTAGCACATATTAATATTTTAGTTATATTTGCTAGTACAGTGAATGTATATGATAAAGCTTTATTTGACCAATCATCTGTATTACCTTCGGCAAATGATACATAAGAATTTGATGAATTATAATAACAAATACATACATAATTAGCTTTATTAAGATTGATAGTATAAGATTTACCAGCAGTCACACTTATATAATTCAATGTACTATAATATGTTCCATCTGTGGTATCTGTAATTACACCATCATTAAGTCTTTTATATTGAGTAAAAGTTAATCCACTATTATTTACTAAAGTGACAGTAAATATATTACTTGTCTTAGTAGTACCTTTAGCTGTTGTTACCCTTATAGCCATTTGATAAGTTCCAGCATTACCTTTATTATCATGTTTAAATTTATATGATGTTCCGTTTACTACAACATCACTTGTTTTATCGTAGAATGTATTTCCTCCATCCCATGAAACTTCATGTTTTACTACTGCTATATTTGTGGAATATTCAATATAGAATTCTGTTTTTTCTGATTGTGTTATGTTAGATATATTACTTATAGTTAATGTTTCAGGAGTAGTTCCTCCTCCACTACCACCACTTTCAACCGCTTTATCAATTATTATATTGATATTAGAGTTATTTTGATAACTTTGTTTACAATCTAATTTAGTTAATCCAACAGTAGAATAATTTCCGGTATTATCCCATTTTAAGAATTTCAATATTTTAAAGAATGTATTATTGTCCAATTTTAAATGTGATTGTGAATCAAAACTAGTTGTATAAATACTTCCATCATTGAAGAAATTATTTTTAATGTTTGCTCCTTTTATATGTCCTCTTAAGTCTAATCCAAAATTTCTACAATTAATAACATTGCAATTGAAACCTCTTTGAATTGTTAAAGCAGATGTTCCATTATAAACTTCATTATTTATGAAAAATAAATTTTTACCGTTCTCATATCCATCTTCAAAATCCAAAGCTAATTTTGTTACTTTATATTCATTTTCATCAGCAACATAGTTGAATGAACAATTCTTTATAAGTAAATGATTATAAATTCCCGGATGCATTGCACACGTTCTTGTATTATGTGATTTTATATTAATTAATTCACAATTTGTAGCCCCACCTGTATGGCATATTGTCATACCTGATGATGTTGTAGTTGGAGTAAAACCAGTAATTCTCATAGATTTTGAACCATTTGGTATTTTAACTACTTGATATTGTCTTGTTTTTATTGTTGTTTTATATGCAGAATTATTATCATAAAAATGGAAAAACAATTCAGCTTTATTTAAAGCCAATCCTCCATATCCTAGGTACACGTTACATTGTATTTCGCCTCTATCCAATAATGTTGAAATATCAATTAATTCTGTTGTACTCATAGTAGTACTACTAACTGTATTACCTTGTTCATTTATATAATATGCATTTGGGAAAGCTAATTGACCAGGAGTTCCTACATATCCTGCTAATTTACCTCCAAATACACCTAAGTTATATCCAACTGAATATCCCATTTCCATATCTTCAAAAGATGAATATCTTGCCCCGTTGATTTCGGCAACTGCTAATCCTTCACCAGGGATATTATAATTAGTATTAGTCTTCGTTGCTTCAAAATCAAATCCATCATAGTTACCAATTAACTTACCATTTTTAACATGAGCATCAAAGCAATCTTTTAAATCTACTAAATTTGATACATTGATATCATTACATTGTGTTGCTTTGAATGTAGCACCATTCATATCTACTGTGAAATGGTCAGGTAAAACTACTTTATCAGAATGATAATCTAACATATAAACTTTATTTAGCATAGTAATCTTATTATGACCATTATTTTTAACTGCTTTAAACAAGTTGTTCAATCCTGTATTATTTGTTTTAGCTTGTGATATACTAGCAGTTTCACCAACAGTAATATTATATGTAGATAAATCAGCAGTTGTCATATTATAATTATTTACTTGATTATATGTATCATTAACTATTAGTATATCAAAAAATTGTTCAATACTCGCTACACCATTGTCATCTATGGTTTGAATGCTAAAGTAAGTTTCTCCAGTAGTAGCAATTGAACCTATATCTATTGAATATTCTCCTGCTTTAGTGGTTTTAGAATATGACTTATCATTTATTTTAACAATAGTTGTAAAACTTTTACTATCATCTTTATTTAAATACTCAGCTTGAGTACTATCAGATACATAATATTTAATACTTATCGTTTCATTAATTTTTTGTTTAGGATTGAAATATCTAATATATAATTCAGGTATTTTTGTGGATGTGAGATTATTAGTAGAATTTATTGTATTTGCCATACTTATTTCCCTCTTTCTATATAAATTTTATAAATATTAACTCGTGCAAAATAACATGTAAATGTCAATGTTATGTTTGATAAATTACCAGCAATAGTCCAATAAGTATCTACTTTACCATCACTAGATAACGCTTCATTTATTTGCACCTCATTAATCATATTAGAATTACTTATATTATTAGCTGAACCATCACCTAGAACTAAACTACGTAAAGAATAAATTGATGATGGGTCACTTGTTCCTAATCCTAAAACTACGTGTACTTTATCATTTTTGTTAAGATTTAGTGGATGATTACTTATAGCAACACTAACATCTTGACTTTGATTTGTACTTATATAACTTCCATAATTAACTGCATTATTTAATGTAAATGAAGCCCCACTCACTAAAGTACCATTGTCATAAATTACTTCAAAATTACTATTAGCACTATCTATAACATCTACTGTTATTGTTTTACTTGTTAAACCATTTGCTGATACAGTTATATTATATATATCATCAGTTTTATTGTTATCACTAATAGAAGTTACATTTACAGATTGAGCAATATGATAATTATCAGCAGTAAAAGTTAATTGACTTGTAGAAAGTGTTAAATAAGAAGATGATGAAGAAATATTTATAGTTGTACTTGATGTAGGTTTATTTGATAATTTAAAGTATATTGTTTTATTTCCACCTTCAGCAATATCAATATATGTGCATGAAGGTAATATTTCTAAAATATCATCTACAATTGGTGTATCAGGTATATCAGGTTTACTAGTTTCTCTTTCAGCAACTGCATTAATAACTATATTTCCATGTACATTTTCAATAGTTATTTGTTTAGCAGATTTTCCTTCCCATTCCACATCTGTTATAACACCAAGTCCATCAGTATAATCAACTCCACCCATACTTACAGTTAAAGTTTTTAATGTATATCCATCATTAGGTGCAACTATGCTTTGGAATGTTGTAGTTATTGAAGTATCTAAAGTATCACTTCCTGTTGATATACAATTAGTTACATTTCTAGTTACTGTATAAACCTTAGTGCCTGAAATCGCTTCTGTATATACTGTAATATAAATTTCACCAGTAACGTTAGGTATATTGATATTGTTTCCACTAACTGTTGAACTACTTACATCAGTACCACCCATTACACAATAAATTTTAGTTATTCTATAACCACTTTTTGGAGCAACAGTAGTAGAATAACTAGAACCTTTTTTAACAGTTGTAGCTGAATTAGTACTTGTTGATTCAAATAGAGTATAAGTTACAGGATAAGTATCTGTACTTCCACCAGTTGCTTCTGTATTTACTAAAATACTCACATCACCTGTAACATTGCCTATGTAGACATTATTACCATTAACAGCTGAGCTACTTATATCAGTGCCACCCATTACACAATATATTTGAGTTATTCTATAACCATTCTCAGGGGCAATAGTAGTAGAATAGCTAGAACCTTTTTTAATAGAGGTACTTGTATTAGAACTAGTAGCATCATGTAAAGAATATCTTATTGTATAATAAGTATCTGTACTTCCTCCAATTGCTTCTGTTGTAATAGAAATAGTAATATCACCTGAAACATTGGCTATGCTGATATCACCACTCGTACCATCTCTATCAATTATATTTACACCACCCATTGTACATAGAATTCTAGTTATTTTATGACCTGCATTGGCAGTAATAACAGTATGATAACTAGAGCCTTTTTTAATAGATGTACTAGTATTACTACTTACTGAATTATTTAAATTATAAGCTATAGTATAATAAGTATCTGTACTTCCACCAGTTGCTTCTGTAGATACGGTAATATTAATTTCTCCTGTAACATTAGGTATATTGATATTATTACCATTAACAGTTGAATTACTTATGTCATCACCATTCATTACGCAATATATTTTAGTTATTCTATAACCACTTGTAGGAGTGATAGTTGTAGAGTAACTAGAACCCTTTTTAACAGTTGTGTTTGAATTAGAACTAGTAGCATTATTTAAGTTATATTTAACAGTATAATAAGTATCTGTTGATACTCCTGAAGTTATAGTTAATGTAAATATATTACTTGTTACAGTTTCTCCACTTGAAGTTGTAACTCTTATTGCCATTCTATAAGTTCCAACACTACTTTTATCATCATGATGAAAAGAATAATTGTTACCACTAGATGTTACATCACTTGTTTTATCATAAAATGTACTTCCTCCGTCCCATGAAACTTCATGTTTTGTTACTGCTTTGTTTGTAGAATATTGAATATAAAATGAATTTCCTACTGTTTGTGTTATATTTCCTATATTATTAATAAGTAATTGTGTTTCTTCGCCATTTTTACCATATGTAACTCTCAAAGTACATGAATTATAAGTACCATTTTTCCAACTAGATACATCAAAGATTGCAGAACTATTTGAAAAAGTTGTTGCACTTATATAATTGCTTCCATTATTACTAATTTCTATATTAGTAATATCTGAAATATCCGTACTATAATTAACTATAAGGTTATTATTGGTAGTCGAAGGACTACCAATAATTGAAAGATTTGCCATCATATCACCTTCCTTAATCTATTATATTTCCATCTATATCACATTTAGTTACTATTGTATCTTTAGTTATAACTATTGTATAATCATCTATATTTTCTTTTATTTCATTAACTTTTTGATTTACTTTATCAACATCAGCTTTACTAGCAACTGGACTACTACCACTTACTATTTCTAAATTACTACCATCCCAACTAATATGTGAAGCATTTTTATTACCTATTAATATTTCTCCATTAGTATTAAATTCATAAGTTTTAGTACCACTCTTATATCCAACTATACCATTAACACCACTATAAGTACCACTAGTTCCAAATACATTTTTACCCATAGCAACACCAGTTGGCAATCCATTACTAACTGTACCTGCAAATATTTTAGGAGTTAATACAGTTGAACCATTAATTGTTGTTTTACCAGTGTCCCATTCAGTAATCCAAGTTGGCAAATCTGCCTTACCATCTTGTCCTGCATTACCTTTAAATGCCTTTGCCCAGCTAAATACTTTATAATAAGTAACATCATTAATTATAATTGGAACACTAAAGTTACCTGATGAAGCCAATTTATCACCTGTTATAGCCGTAATAGTTATAGTTGTTCCATTTTTAGTCAATGTTAATCCATCTACAGTAGGTAAAGTACCAATAGTAGGTGTTATTTCTTTAGTACCTTGATAAACTTTTACTTGTGTTGTTGTAGTAATAGCTGTTTCTATAGTTCCATTATTTTCACAAGGGAATGTATGGTTTTCATTAGTTAATATTATAGTATATCCATCTGCTCCATCATCACCACATTTTACTTTACTATAACTAAATGCTTTATTAAAAGTTATCCCATCAATTATTACAGGAATATTAAATGAGCCATTTGAAGCAAGTGTACTTCCAACCAAAGCAACTATTGTTATAGTTAATCCATCTCTTGTGATTTTTAACCCATTAACAGTTGGTATTGTACCAAAATTAGGTGTCACAATCTCGCTACCTTTATAAGATATAACTGTTGTAGTAACAGCTTGTTGCATTTCAATTTGTCCTTCTGCATTAGCTACGAAACTATGATTATCATTAGTTAAATTAATAGTACATCCATCTACACCATCTGTTCCATCAGAACCATCTATCCCATCTACACCATCAATTACTTTAACTAATGTTATAGTATCACTTAAGTCACCTGCTTTAATAGTAATAGATATTTTTAGATTATTAGTAAAATCATTAACTGATAAGGTTCTTGTGTTTCCTTCGCCATTTAAAGTAACATTTGGACTTGTAGACCATGTTATAGTATCATTAAAATTTTGTTGATTAGCAGTTAAAGTTATAACTGTTGAATCTTTAGGAGAATTATTTTTATCAAATGCTATTGCTTGTCTATTTGCAGATAATGATAACAATCTAGCATTTGAACCATTAGTACCATCTGTACCATCTTCGCCTTTTAATGATAAAGCATAAGTAAATTTTTTTGTAAATGTTATTCCATCAACTGTAATAGGAATTGTTAATGTACCATTTCTTGTTGACATACTATTAGATACTGTAACTATAAAATAAGCATTTGTTGTACCATTATTTGTTATTGATACACTCATACCATTTGGCATTCCTGTAATATTACCTATTGTTGTAGCTACTTGAGTACCACCTTTGTAACCTATAATACCACAATTTGCAGAACCGACTAAAGCAGTTGATGAATTACCTGCAAATGTATGAGATTCATTTGTTAGTAAGACAGTGTAAGCATCCCAACCATCATTACCTTTAGTCAAACTCCAAGTGTAATCAGAAGGATTTGTACTATCTGCTTTAATTTCATCTGTATATACACCCATATAATCACCAGGGTCTTCACCATTATTATTAGTGAATGTTGTACCACCATCGTTAGAATATTTTATATGTACATAAGCAGAAGTACCATTTAAACCATTTTGACCATCTTGCCCATCATTTCCTTTTATTTGACCAACGTTTATAAATTCATTACCATTCCATACCCATAAGTCTTTATCAATTATATATCCGTCACCATTTTCATTTCCATTAGGATGAGCTTGGTCTAATTCTTCTTTACTATTATAAGAATCTAATATTTTAACTGAAGTACCATCTGAACCTTTTTGTCCATCTAATACTTTTACTATTGTAATACTATCAGTTAAACCTCCACCGGTTACTGTTATTTTTATTTGGTTATTATCTGTAAAGATTATTGGATTTAATGTTCTATTATTACCACTACTACCTAATTCTACATTTGGTGAAGTAGACCATGTTATAATATCATTAAAATTTTGTTGATTAACTGTTAATACTATTTCAGAATTATCTTTTAATGTATTATCGCTATTAAAAGCTATTGTTTGTCTACTTGCAGATAGTGATAATAATCTAGCATCCGAACCTTCTATTTTTTTCCATTTATATTTTGAAAACACTGTTGAATCTGTTTCAATATTATCTACATACATACCCATCCAAGTACCAACTTCTTCACCATCACTACCAGTAAAGGTTACTCCGTCATTAGAATATCTAATATGTACATAAGCAGAAGTACCATCTTCACCTTGGAACTGACCAACATTTATAAATTTATCTTCTGTCCATACCCATAAATCTTTATCAATTATATATCCGTCACCATTTTCATTTCCAGTAGGATGAGCAGAATCTAATTGTTCTTTACTATCATATCTTCCCAATACTCTTACTGAATTCCCATCTTTACCATCTTTACCAGGAGTACCTGGAATTCCTTGCATACCCTTAAAGGATATTGAATAAGTAAATGTTTTAGTAAACTTCAATAATCCAACTGTAATAGGTATACTTAATTCACCATTTTCAGTTAAATTAGTATTAACATTTATATTCATAGTAGGAGTAATTGTATTGTTATTATCAATAGTGATTGTCATTCCTTTAGGTATATTTTCTATTGTTCCAATAGTAGCTTTAACTAATTGGTCTCCTCTATATACTAAGACATTACAAGTAGTAAAACTTGCTAAAGCATTAGAAATATCACCAGGAAAAACATGTGCTTCATTTGTTAATACAACAGTATATGCATCTAAAGGATTTTTTGCTCTATTAATTGTAAATCTTTTTGTATATGATACTCCATCATAAGTAGCTATTAAATCAACATAAGTACCCTTTGCTTCACCTGTCCAATTTGTAACTGTATAAGTCCCTGTTTTTGTATCTAAAGTACCTTCTATGTCACTATTAGGTTTAGCACTATATGAAACTCCATTAGTTAATTCTTGTCCAACATAAGATAAAGTTATCTTAGCAGAACAACCTTTAAAAGAATCTTCTCCAAAAGTACCATCTGATTCAATAGGTACTATATGAGTATCATTAGTTAAGTTTGCAACTATACCCTTTTCTCCATCTTCACCTTTTATCTTTTTCCATTTATAATCAGCAAAATTAGTTGAATCAGCTTCCACATAATCTGTATATTGTCCTATCCAATCTCCAGTGTCTTCTCCATTGTTATTTGTAAATGTTTTGCCATCGTTGCTATATTTTATATGTAAATAAGTAGTTCTTCCGTCAGTACCATTTTTACCTGGAATACCTTGTTCTCCTCTAAAAGGTACTCCGTCTGACCAACCATTATTTTCTTCTAACCAAACATATAATAAACCATCTATAACATAAGCATCTCCAGGTTTACCAGTTGTAGGTAATTGGTCTTTATTTTCTAGCTTACCAATTATATTAACACCTGTACCTTCTTCACCTTTTTCCCCTTTTATTGATTTAGTTATAGTCATTACTTTTTGGAAAGTATTTTTATCTACTGTTATATTTAATGTAACAGTGGCTATATTTTTAGATAATGAAGTTACATCTAATCTTCTTGTTGCACTACTATAAACAGAAGTACAACCATCATCTATTCTCTCTAGATTAAATGAAGTAATTTCAGATAGTCCTTTATAGACTTTTACATAAGTATAAGCAGTACTTATAGCTTCAAATGTATAGTTACCATTTTCGTCACAAGGAACACTATGATTTTCATTGGTTAATAACACTGCATATCCATCTGAGCCATCAGTAATTTTTGCTAATGTCATAATATCATAATAAGTGTCTATTTCATATCTTATCATTAATATTTTTGAATCACCAAAATAACTATCATGATTTACTATTAAAGTATTTGCATTTTTTGATGAAGTTATTTCAGTCCAATCATCATTTTCAGAAACTCTATAATACCATCTTGAAGTTCTATCAGCAGATATATTATTTCTAGTAGCTGTTAATGTAATTGAAGTTGGATTTGGAGTTTCTGTAAAACCACCTTTATATCTAAATAATTGATTACCATTAATTGATACTGATTTAGCATCTTGACCAACTACACCATCATGCAATTTTACAATAGTCATTTCATCAGTGTATTCACCACATACCACTTTTATAGTAATAGAATTTGAATTATCTCCCCATATTGGGTCATCATGTTTTAATATAAATGAACTTAAGTTAGAATTACTAGGTATATTTGTCCATTCATTAGTTACTTTAGCATCTCTATAATACCAGTCGAATACAGGATTTTGTATATTGGATACTTGAACATTTAAAGTTATTGATGAAACATTAGGATTTCCATCTTTATCATATTTAAATATTTGGTCGCCAACTAACATTACATATTGAGCAGAACCTGCTTCACCTTTTAAATTCTTTTTAGCTGAATCGTCTAAGCTATCCCAAGTTAATGTTCCTGTCATTAATACTTTTCCAGCATCTAATTTAATTACATTATCTCCAATAGTTAATTGAGAAGTGGTTTGATTATACTTAACATAATTCAAAATTAAATTATCAGCAGTTTGTTTAATTGCAGTAGCATTTTTTTGAACTAAAACTTTTAAACCAGTTTTACCATCAATATCTTCTTCCATTTTAGATATTGTTTGACTAAAATTATTAGAAGTTTTTCTTATGTCTAAAATACTTTCTACTAATTTACCACCTATACCTAATAGTATTGCATCTGATACTGCATTTTTATATTGAGTATTTTTTACAGATACATTAGCTATTGCATTTAACATAACAGTAATTTCACTAGGGACTATTGTGTTATCACTTATAGAATCATTAACTAATGAGTTTAAATTATTAATAGAAGTATTTAATGCATCTAAATTTTTATTTAAATTATTTATTGTCTCAGTATTATCTTCCTCTGAATTCTTTAATCTCTCAATTAAAACTTGATGATATTGTGATATAACAGTATAATCATCTAGTAATTGATTCTGTATAGCTGATATGTCTATTTTTTCATCAGATGAAATTTCCATATCTTCTGATACTTTTGTTATTAATTCTTCGTATTGAGCCAATGTTTCACCTAGATTTATCATTGAAACATTTATATTATTTCTTAATTCTTCTAATTCTTTGTTATTACTAAAGTTTTTTTCAACAGTAGATATTGTTTCTTTAGTTTCTTCAGCTGTTTTTTCTATTTTATTAACTCTTTCGACCAAAGAACCTGAACCACTTTCAGTAGAACCTAATACTTGTTTAATTCCATCTACATCTTCTTTTATTGTCATATATTTTCCATTTAATTCATCATATTTACCTAATGCTTCACCTGTTAATTTAGAAGAAGCTCCATTACCAGTATCATTATAATAAATATCATAATCGTCATGGGGAACTTGTGTTCCTATACCATTTTCATTTATATATATCATTTTTCTAGTTGCTGTTTCTTTTATCCATTCATTGCTTTCTTTTAAAACATATGGATTATCATTCATATCCCAATATATATACTTCATACAAGATTTACCATCATTTACTATGTATGGTGTGTTATCTGATTTATCAATTATTACTAATCCAGTCCAAGATATATATGTCGTTGCAGGAATGTTAGGTAATAACATTAAACCAACTCCTTCCTATAAAATTTTTTTATTAATCTTGTCATAATTAAGTCCTACTCTATTCTTATTTACTCTATTAATAGTACTTCTACTTTTCTTAGCTATTTCATAAGCCTCTTTACCTTGTGTTAATCTTTCACCTATTGATAGTGAAAATGTATTCTCATCTTTTTTATTAGATAATTGTAACTCAATTGTTTTATCTTTAAAATTTTGTGTATAATTTATTAAATATACAACTTCAATAGTTGTTTCACCTTTTAATACTATCATATCTCCTAAGCCTAATTCTCCATTCCAATGTTGTCTAAAACCATTATCAATTAATTTTTCAATAAAATTAACAGAATCAATAGTCCAAGTTTTAGTAGGATAACAACTTTCTTTTAATTGTTTTTTACCTATTCTCATTAAGGTTAAACCATCTGTAATAGAATCATTGCTATAAGTATCTTGATATATAAAATCTTTTAATTCATTTAATAAACTTTCGGTAAATATCAATACGCCATTTTCATCAATTGCATATTTTTTCTTACATAATTTATTTATATTATCTATTGAAGCATCTATATTTCTAATGTTCTCATCTAATTCTGTTACTTCTTTTTCTAATAATACTTTTTCATCATTTAGTTTTACTAATCTTTCTTGTTGTTGAGCTTTAAATTTTTCATCAGTAGTTTGTTCTATAGTAAACTCAATGGATTTCATTTGTGCATAAACTATTAATAATCTATTTTTCTTCTGTGTTAATGTGGCAGTTTTTTCTTCTTTTTCTGTTCTCAATTGATTCCATGTTACTGCTCTTACATTTACTATTTGATAATATTTATTTAATGCATTTATTAATTCAGTACTCATTTCTTCATTTTCTATAAAATATGAAAAATTTTCTACATAAGTATCACCACTAGGGTTAACTTCACTTATAGTTAAATCATCGTTTCCTGATAATGTTAATACAGTTGTAATATCTTCTGTGTCATCTTCTTTTTCCATACTCTTAAGATAATTATCATAAGATAATATTAAATTAGGGTCATCACCTAATTCTTCATCATCATATAAGTCAACTGTTTTATCATAGCTATTAAATACAGGAAAACATTCAAATTGTTCTGATATATCATCATTAATAAAATCATACCAATTTGACGATACACTTTCTTGGTATCTTAATTTTTCTTCTTTTGTCAATTCTACTATTATTTCACCTGTAACATTGTCTAATATTGTTTCTTTTGATTTATATAAAACTTTAGGACTTACATATCCAACATGCCAACCAGTTGCATCATATAACAATTCATCTAAGCTAAAACAACCTTCTATATCAGCATATGGAGTTTTTAATGTTAGTGTAATATCCTCAAATTCTGCTATATTTTTAAATAATTTTTTTTCTCTTGAATAAGCTGTTATAGTTTTTTTCTTTTCATTTTCTTCACTTATATTTTTTATTACATAACATTCATCTTCATCTAAAAATATAAATCTTTCTGTTTTAAGTTCATCATACAAGGGATTTATTTCATTATTTTCACCATAATATTTATTAACTGAAAATGTAAATTCACTAACAGTTTTAACACCTTTTTGCATACTCTCTATAATAGAGCAAGGTATAATACCTAATTTTTTTCCATTCATTTTACTTAATATTAAATTGTATGAATCTTTAGCACCTCTTATTTTCATTTAATCACCTACTATATAATTACAGGAAATTCGCAAATAAATTCTATATTTGCACTTCCAGTAAGTGTTATATTGTTATTTCCTTTATCTAATTCTAATAAATTATAATTTTTTAATGTTTCAAATCTATTAGCTCCACCACTGTTTATTACAGTTCCCATAGCACAATCTACTGTAACCATTTCTCCACTGTTTAATCCACTTAATTCTACAAAAGTACCATTTGTATTATTTAATATTTTAATACTATCACTATTTGAAGCTGTTATATTAATTTTTGGCTTATATGTTTCATATAGATTACTATAATTAAATAAAACACCTGATTGACCACTAGCTTTTAAATTAAGTCTATTTGTTGGTATAGAATAACAATAAGGAGCATAACTCATAAATTCTACTTCTAAATAACCCCTAAAATCAGGAGTTAAAAATTTTGAAAAACTTACTGCTTTCAAATAATAACATAGATTATATCCACTAGAATAATCTACTGTTTGAAATTTTTTAAAATCTTTTTGAAATAACCAATTATATACATTGATTATATCTCCATCACTCCATATGTCACCATCTTTTTTCATTAATTGTAAGACTATATTTTCAGAAGTGCGAGTTCCTTCAATATAACTCTTTTTTCCATTAAGTGTATTTTCTTCATTTAATTCTATATTAATTGTACTTCCTATTTGTTTTAGTCTATCCGAACTATCAAAGTCAATTATTACAACATTGAAAGTTTCAGAATATACATTGTTGAAATAAAAGCTACCATTCCAAAAACTACTTGCCATTTATATCACCCCATTTATTATATGCATATATTCTCCATTCATATATTTTAGTTAATTTTTCTATTGAGAAATATTCTTGTTTTAAATACCATTCTAACATATTTCTATCACGTTTACCACTGTTGTAAGGTTGATACATAGGTACACAATTCCAAATTTCATGTTCCCCACTATTGTTTAAAGGTACAATATGGTCTATGGTTCTATTATCATTATCTCCACCTATATATTCTCCACTATAAGCACATTTCCAATCAAAAAATTCCATCATTTCATACCATTGTTCTTTAGTAATTCCGTTACCTTGTGTTTTTTCATTTAATCTTCTTTTTATACTGCTATTAAATGTTTTATCAGGATTATTTTTTTTATATTTTCTTTTATATTCATTAGATTTCTCTTTATTATCAATTGCATATTGTCTTGTTTTTTTATAGATTTCTTCTTTATTGTCTTCATAATATTCTTTATGATATTCTAAAATTTCTTCTTTATTATCTTTATAATATTCTTTATTTATTCCTATTATTTTTTCTTTATTATTTTCATAATATTTCTTATAATATTTTCTATCGCACTCTTTGCATCGAGATGAAACCCCATATTTACATTTTTTATTTTTATTAAATTTACTTATATGTAATATGTTTTTACAAGTACTACATATTTTAAATTTTAAATAATCAGGTCTTGCCATATTCTTTTCTCCTTTCTTTTATCTTACATATATAAAATAAGAAGGAAGAGTTATATTTTAACCCTTCCTTCGTAAATTTATTTCATATTTTTAACAATTTCCTTACAAATACTTGCTTTGTAATCTTTTAACATTTCATCTACTTTTCCTAAAGTAACATCATCTGCACCACCTTGAATTGTAATATTAGTATCTCCAATTGTAATATTATTAGTTTCAACATTACTAGAAACTTGTGGAGAAGTATTAATACCACTATCTTTTGGAAGTACTGTATTACTATAATCTATATTAGGAGCAGTATAATTATCTGACATTTTTTGAAGTTCTTTCATGGTCTCTAATGCTACATTAAGATTATTTAACAATTCTTTCTTTAATGAATCACCCATAACTCCAAAATAATCAGAACTTGTATTAGCAAAATCCATTAATGCTGTTTGAAGAGTTTTGATATTTCCATCAATATCTGTAAAGACCTTAACATTCATATAAAGTTCGTTAAACTCTATACCGTTCTCTTATGAACTGCTTACACTTTAGTGTAAGAGTAGACTATATCATCATCCTATAAGGATGCTCACCACTAACTAGACTACTAGTATATATAGTCGTTGAAGGTTTCCCATTTTAAAGGGACTTCCCTGCTGATTATCCATTTACATTCACTTAGGATTTAACCATATGAATATCTAACTAATTTTTTCTGCTTTCGCCACATTCATATTCGCCATTTCTAGCCATATTGTAGTTTAGTTAGCTTTAGGAAGTTCCAGCAATTCAATGAGTTTTGATACTAATCACTTAGTAAAAGGAGCTAATTTACTCCAGTGTCTAAGGCTTGTTTAACCATTTCAGCTATTTTGCTTTCTGACCATGTATTTTCTAAATTCTTAATTTCTTCATCAGAATTTTCTTCTATTTTATCTATTTGGTCATCAAACATGTTATTCACGTCATTATTGATTTTATCTTGAACTAAATCTTCAAGATTTTCTTGTTCTTCTTTTAGTTCCTTCATCAAATCTGCCAAACGTTTTTGCGTTTATATTCATATATGTTCGCTAAACATATACCGTTCTCTTATGAACTGCTCATACTTTCATATGAGACTAGACTATTTCTTCACCTTTAATAAGGGCAGACTTTTTCGACTACCAATCGCTTGTAGCCTACGAACTTTCGCTCTAGTCGTTGAAGTTTATTCATATGATAAACCATCACTTAGAATCTTACCTGCATGAACACCCATTGTTACTCTCACTTAGGATTTAACCATATGAGAATCTCTACGTTTTTTCTACTTTCGTACCTTCATATATTCTTTTCAGATATATTGTGGTGTAGAGCTTTAGGGATTACCTGCAATTAAATCTATTTTCAGTCGCAAATTACTTTACGACTAGGGCAACATTACCCAGTTAAGCTGTCATCACGTTTAGCTATTTCTATTTTCTTTTGTAAATCTTCAACAGTTTTTAATTGTTTGTTATAATCATCTTTATAATCAACATCGTCTCTCCATCTTTGATAAGCTTCTTTGGCTTTATTAAGTGCTTTAGTTTGTGCTTCTGCTTCTTCTTGTATCTTTTTAGTTCTTTTATCTATTTCATCATTATATATTTCTGTAATTTTTTCTTCAATAGTTTTAGTTTTTTCTAGTTTAGTATTTTGTATATCTTTTAAATCTTTTTGATAATTTATTAATTCTCTTTCTAATTCAGGAATTGTATCTAAAGCAGTATCAAAATAATCTTCTAATGTATCGCTTACTATACCAAATTCAGTTTCAGATAATGTATTTTTAAGTTGTTCTAATTTATTAGCAGTTCCATCTATTGTACCATCATCATTAATAGTGAATCCATAATCAATTAATGTTTTTTGCATAGTAATTTTTCTATGTTTTTGATAAGCCAAACTATCTTCAGTTGCCTTAGTTAAATTCTTATATTCTTCAATTTTTTGATTTAGTAAACCAAATTGATTTTCATCTTCCAAATCTAATAAAGAATCTATTGTATCAATACGATTTTGAATAACTTTTAGACCATTTTCATAAGTTTTAACCCACGCATCATCTCTAAGTTTTCTCATTTCTTCTCTAATTTCCATCATTGAATCTTTTAATTCAAGTTGTTTATTAGTTTCTTCTTCAATTGATTTACTAGCATCATCTATTGAATCTTTATAATCATTATATTCATCAACTAAGTCTTGTAAATCTTCCATGTCTTGTAGATTATCTAATTTTTTCAATGCCTTTGATAGATTATCTATATTACCATCTTCATCAAATGTAATACCATATTGAGCTAATTGTTTTTTACTATCATTCAACAATTCAGTATTTTGATTAATAATTTCTTGATTCTTATTTTTCATACTAGATAATATATCAAGTTGTTGTTGCATATAATCTATTTTATTAGCCCCATAAACACGTTCCATTTTAAGGTCTAATATATCTAAAGAATTTGAAAGTACATCGAATTGTCTAGTTAATTTATCTACCTTAGCTGAATTAACTAAGTCATTCATAGCCTTAGTGGTTTCTTTTATTTGTCTCTCATTTTCTTTTATTTCTTGTTCTAATTGCCACCATTCATTTTCAGCTTTAGGAATATTTTCATACATATCTTCAATATATTGGTCAAATGATTCCTTTATTGCTTCGTATTCTTGAGTAGATTTAGATTTTTTTATTTTTTCTAAAGTTTTTTCAGCACCTGTTACATATCCATTTTTATCAAACTTAAATCCTTGTTTCTTTAAGAATGCTTTATTATCATTTGCTCTATCTTGTGCAGTTTCTAATTTTGATTGTTGATGTTTTTGATTTTTTTCTAATAATTTATTAGCTTCTTTAATATATCCTACTGCCTTAGACCAACTACTTAAATCAGCTTTTAACATAAATGTATCTGCCCAAGTTTCATTTCTGCTAATCATAGCATCCTTCATTTCCATTTTAATTGTCTTGAAGAATGTTTTAGCTTCTAATTCACATCTAATTATTTCTGCTTTGGCTTCTGCAATAGCATTAGCATATTCTTCCCATTGTTGTTGAGCTTCAGGAATTTCACTAAATTGTAAATTATAATATTCATTTAATTTGCTTTGAGTTTCTGATAATTCTTTTTGTGCTTTTTCTAATTTTTTACTTATTGCATCTTTTTTCTTTTCTAATCCACTCTTCTTACTTTCTAATGCTTTAGTTGCTTTTGATTTAGTACTTGAAGAACTTGATTTCTTCTTAGTACTCTTCTTAGTCGTTGATTTCTTCTTAGTAGTACTTTTCTTAGTACTCTTCTTCTTAGTTGATGTACTCTTTTTCTTACTAGTTGATTTTTTCTTAGAAGTAGTTTTTTTCTTAGTAGCTTTACTTGATGTAGTCTTTTTGTTACTTTTAGTAGCACTCTTTTTCTTACTAGTTGATTTCTTCTTAGTAGCACTCTTTTTCTTAGTTGATTTTTTCTTACTTGAAGTTTTCTTCTTTTTGCTTGTACTCTTTTTCTTACTTGAAGATTTCTTTTTACTAGTTGATTTTTTCTTACTTGAAGATTTCTTTTCAGATTTTGAAATTTGTTTCTCAGTTTTGTCTATTTGGTCTTCTAGTGCTTTTTCGGCTTTTTCTAAACTTTCAACATTTTTTTGCATTTTTACAAGTTTGCTATTGTAATTACTTATTGTTCCATCGTCTTTAAACTTAAATCCTTGTTTTTGCAAACTGCTCTTAAGTTTTTTAGCCATGCCTTCCATGTTTTTAATATTTACTTTAGTTAAACTTTGTTGTTTAGTTAGTAAAGAAATTTGATTTCTAAGTAATTTAGCACTTGCATTACCCCAAGTTCTTTCTTGTTTAGCTTTTAATATATCAACTTGAGTTCCTAATTTTTTAAGTAGATTATTCATGTTAGTTAGTAAATCAATATTATATTTAACTGCACTTACTGTTAAACCAGTATCAATATTGGCTTTATATGTTTTCTTAGCCATTACACTAACTTCATTATTATTGTCAGTTTGTTGTTGTACACTATCACTTAATACTTGAACTTGTTCGCCTAATGATTGTGCTTGAGGATTAGAAGCTTGAGCACTACCAAATGGTTGAGGTTGTAAATCAACAATTGTTGGTTCACCAACAGATGATTTTTCACCTTTACTTACATGATTAGTGGTAATTGTTACTGACTTACTATGGATATTACTTATTTTACTTATAATACTGCTTAACTTACCACTAGCGTTATCGTTACAACTTATAGTAAATGATTTATTTGGTATTTTTTTGCTAATAACTCTATTTACTTTAGCAGTCGCATTATCTGTACAATCTATTTTAAATCTCTTATCAGATATTCTTAAACCATTAACTCTACTTACTACACTACTAGCACTATCTGCACAAGTTATAGTAAATTTTTTACTAGGTATTACTTTACTAGCTAATTGAGAAAGAGTATTAAGAACAGTTCCACCATTTGTACAACTTACCACAACATTTATTGATTTAGAAGAAGGTGCGCTTGTAACTCTATTTATTGTAGAACTTGCATTATCTTGACAATTTATTGTAACTGTTACAGATTTATTTCCTAACTTAGCCACACTATTTATTTTAGGAGTAGCGTTATCTGTACAATTTATTGTGACTGTTACAGTTTTATTTCCTATTTTAGTTATATTGTTTATTTTAGAAGTTGCATGGTCAGTACAATCTACTGTTATATGTATAGTCTTATCTTGTCTTGACATTATTTTTTCTAATACTGGAGTTGCATTATCATTACATGATACGTTAATTTCAACATTTTCTGTTTTCTTATTTAGTCCAAATCTTGATAATATTTCACCAACAGTTTCTTTTAATGAGACATCAATATTAATACTAACATTTTTATTATCTTTAGTTAAATCGTCAACTTCTCTTTTTGCATCGGAAACTTTTTCTTTTCCTGTTACATCGATATTAGTTATAGCTTTACCATTTACTTCTAATTGACCTTTTTCATTTCTAGCCAAAGTTAATTGGTCTTTACCATTAACATTAACATTAGTTATAGCTTGACCATTTACTTCTAATTGACCTTTTTCATTAATAGCAACTGGCAATTGGTCTTTACCATTAACAGAAATAGTCGTAACTGCTTTACCATCTACTTCTAATTGACCTTTATTGATTTTTGCTTCTGCTATTTTTTCTTGACCATTTACTAATAAAGTAACTGTACCATTTTTATTAACAGCTAAATTGTCTACTTCTTTTTTAGCTTTTTCAGCTTCAGAAGTATCAGCATCTACTTTTACTTTAGCAGTCCCTTCCTTGCCGTCCACTTCATCAACTTTTTTCTCTACTTTATCTGCTCCCTCAGTTTTACCGTCAACTTTTGCTTTGGCAGTACCTTCTTTGCCATTTACTTCATCAACTTTTTTCTCTACTTTCTCAGCTCCTGAAGTATCTCCATCAACTTTTGCCTTAGCTTTACCTTCCTTACCATCTACTTCTTCTACTTTTTTCTCTACTTTCTCAGCTCCTGAAGTATCTCCTTCTACTTCTACTTTAGCTTTACCTTCCTTACCATCTGTTTCTTTTAATTTCTTTAATATGCTATCAATTGTGTCAAGTATTTCATCTTTGCCTTCTATTTCTACTCCAGGTTTACATACATAGTCTCCAATTATTTTTAATTGTTCCTCAAATGTAGTAGCATTTTTAAGAGAATCTTGTATACCTTCTATTTGTAATATTGCTGTTGCAGTTTTTCCACCAAAAGTATCTACCATTTTTTCTAGCATTTCAACATTTTCTACACCATATGTTTGAGCATATACCATAGTTCTAATATCTTTTGGTAATTTTTCAAGTCTACTTTGTATTCCTTCTAGTCTTTCATCACCTTCAACCCCAATATTATATTTAAGTTTTATTTCATCAGGCATAGCTTCTATTGCTGATTCAACACTATCATTTTCCATAAAATATTGAGAAGCATCTGCTATAAAATCAACTTTAGCTTGTCTTCCATCTATTTGGTCAACAACTGACATTATATTGTTAACTTGGTCGGAATTTTCAAATCCTTCAGCTTCTATTGCTACTTTTATTTCTCTATCTGAGATTGAATCTATTGCATCTTTTAATGCTTGAGCTTTTTGAGCTTCTCCATCTAATCCTGTATCACCAATATTTAAGCCTTCTAAAGATATACCTAATTGGTCAGCTAATGACATTAATTCTTTTATTTCAGATGATGTAAATTCCATACCACCTATTTCAATAGTTTTATTTACATCCCATGTTCCGTCCATTACTTGATTTATTGCATCTATTGTACTTTGTTCTAATTTACCTTTATCTTTTATTTCTGTTTCACAGGCTAATACTAATTTTTCTTCTACTTCTGTTACTTCATTGTCTTTTGTTACCGCATCTATTATAGTTCTTAATTGTTTAGGTAAATCTTTATTATCTTTTTGTTCTATTAACCAGTCTACCCTAACCTTACCTTCCATCTCATATTGACCTTCAAATTCAGTTTCAAAATTTTCAAGTTCTTTAAATTGAGACTCTAATTTTTTAGCAAATGAATCACCTTGTTGTAATTTTGCAGTAGAAGAACCATAGGCACTCATAAAACCATTTAAGCCTTCAGTTGCTGATTTAAAGGCTTCTTCTAAATCTGCTCCACCTTTTAAAGCTGGTAAGAATACATCTGAATCTATACCAGTTAAATCTTCCATAGCATCAGCCATAATTCCTAATGAATGTGTATATTGTTCATTAGTACTTACTCCTTGTTCAAAACGAGTTTGAACTTCTGATAAGTAATTACTCCAATTTGAAAAATCAAATTTTCCTGTTTCATTGGCTATATTTCTTAAATTTTTCCCCCATTCATTTATAGCATTTGTTTTTTTGAATTCTGCATTTACCTTAGCAATTTCTGCTGAAACTTTTTTTGACATACTACCTGATAATCCTTTTGTCATTTCTTGAGTTGTAAACGCAGTTTTTTCAGATAATGTTTGTAAACCTTTAGCCATTCTATTGGCTTCTGCTTCACCATAAGTACCCCAATTTAGCCCTTTCATAAAAGTAGCAAATTTATTTTGTTCTTTTTCGGCTAATTTAGTTTTCTTATTAAATTCATTAACATAATTATCTTCAATTGTAGCATCTCTATTATTAACTTCTGTTTGTGCATTTCTGATTCTTTCTAATCTATCATTAATACTTTTTTCTTGGTCTTCTCTATATTTATTTCTATCTTTAATGATATTCTTTAAATTACCAGTATATCTTTTTTCTTCTCTAGTTTTTCTATCATTTGCATTTTGAAGATGATTTAATTCAGTTTCATAAGAATTTCTTTCAGGGTCTTGAGCACCATTTTTAGTGTCATTTTTCTTCATGTATTCTCGTGCTTGTTTTTTAGTTTCATAATTATATAGTTCTCGTTGTTTAGCGATTGCTTTATCTAATTCAGCTATATAACCTTGCATACTAGTAGTAAGATTTAATATTGGATTACCTGCTGAATCATATCCTTTAACAAGGTCAGGAGCTATTTGTCCTATTTGTTGTTTTAATTCATTTAATCTAGTTAAATCTTCAGCAGTTTTATCAGATTTATTATTTAAATTATCATATTCTTTAGCTATTTCTTGTAGATTTGATTTTTTAGTACTTAATGTTTGTGCTTCATCTCTATATCCATCTTGTCTTTCTTTAGAAGCCTTTACTGCATTTTCTGTTGCATGAATATAATTGTCCCATGCTTTCACCATAGCATCTATTCCTTTAACAACAGCAGTAAATGCAATACCCATTAATACACCTTTAAATAATCCTAATGCTACTTTAGATAGAGTTGTCTTAACACCTAATTCTTTAAAACTATCGCCTAGTGTTTTTATTTCACCGGAAGAAGTAACAGCAGTACCTTGTATTACTTCTAACAGGTTATCAAATCCTGTAAAACCACCACCTATTGTTTTAGCTTTATCTAAATTTGATAAAGTTTTTACAAAAGATGAAATACCTACTAATGCACCAGCAGAACCAATTTTACCTAAGCTTGAACTTATTTTTCCTACTGCTTCTACTACTTTATTAGCACCATCTAATAGTCCTTTAAACATATCTGTTGTAACATTGCTAGTTAATATTCCTTTAAGATTTTCTTTTAAAGTATTAAATTTACCAGCAATGGAATCCATATAGATTTCATTTTCTCTTTGAGCTGAACCTATCATCCAACCTTCATTGTATTCTTTTTGATATTGACGAACTCTTTCCCAACCTGTCATCAATGCTTGGAATACACCGGCTTGAGTTTTCGATTTGTTATCGTGGAGCTTTTTATCTATTAATAGTGTGTCAATTCACACATCCACTTCTTATGATTTCTCATAAGTCCAGCATATATTTTCACTCTCGTTTAACGTTAGAACTTATAGTAGCAACATCTATAAGTGATTATTCTTATATATATAATCGTGGAGGAAGCTCGTGGGGAGATTATTGCTTTCATAATATCGCTCACTCCCTATGCGTTACAGATGATATTAGATATTATCACCCTCGGTATTACCATATCTTTCGACTTAGGCTTCACCGATACATCCCTCTAATTATCTTTAATATTTCTATCAAAGACGGCAGTTTTAAGATTTTTATATTTTTCATATTTTCTATCTAAATAAATATTAGCATCTTTATAAATATATTCAAGAAAGTTTTTAATATCTTTTTTTGAACTAAGAACTAAACGACTTGTTTTTTTATTTTTATTTAAATCATATATTCTTTTTTTATCAATATCAATTATATCACATATACATTCAAGAAATTCATAAGTACTTATTACACTTACTTCTAATGTTTTTTCAGTATAACATAAACAGCCATCGCCATCAAAATAACCTCTTATAAAAGCCGGAATGAAACTTTCTTCTATAGATTTTGGAAATTTTAATATTAATGATTTATTTGGAACACATCCATATTTTATTAAATCATTCTTAATTTTATCATTTCTAAAATTTAATCTACATCTAGTTTCTTCTACTTTTATATTACCTTTCCATTTTAAAAATGCCTTTAATTTATTTAGATGATTTAAATCACTCGGTTTTAAATCAATACCTACTGTGTTTCTGTTTAGGCTTACATATCCATCTGCAAACCAAAATCCTAACCAATAAGCTTTTTCTTCTGTATCTATTACATTAAAAACATTTTCATCTACAGGAAATTTATGATATTGTTGACTGTCTATTCCACACTCCCTTAAATATCTTGAAAATCTACTTCTTGATATATTTAATTCTTTTGCTATATTCATTATTGTTTTTCCTTGTAAAAACATTTCTTTACCTAATTCATATTTATCTTTTGAACTTTTTCCCATAAAGTTCCCTCCTTATTAATTTATTACTTATATTATACTAATATTTTTGTATAATGTCTATTCAATAAATTAATAAGACAAAATCTTACATACTACCTGCTATGGCTTCTGATAATCCTTTTTGTTCAACATCGGTCAAAGAAGCCCATTTATCTTTTACTTCATCTAGTATACTAACAATATCTTTAACTTGTGTTTTAGATTTATCAGTAAATATATCTATTTTCGCAGTTTCTTGTAATGCTTTTGCTGTTTTATTTAATTCAAGACTACCTGTTTTTGCATTTGTTTTAATACCTGAAAGGTTAATTGCTATAGATTTTCAATTTTGTTATCGTGGAGCTTTTTATCTATTAATAGTGTGTCGATTCACACATCCACTTCTAGGAGTTTCCTCCATTATGAAATGTTAATTCATTTCTAGTTCAGCATATATTTTCACCCTCGCCTTTACGTTAGGGTGGAGGACACTCTTGGTAGAGTTATATTCTCATACTAAAAAGAACTACCTTTCAGTAGCTCTAATGAGTTTCATCTACTATGCGTTACAATACTAAATATTTTTAGTTATTTAGTTATCTCGGTATTATCTTATTTTAATTCTTGACAAATTATATCTTTTATATTATTATAATCCCAATATGGTATTCTTATCAATTTAATATTATTATCTTTACAATATTGTGTTTTAATATTATCTCTTCTTTTTAAGTTCATCAAATCTAACAATGTCATATTAAAACAGCCTACTTTATAATGTTGTTTACCATCATATTCTATGGTGATATTCAATGAATATATATAAAAATCAAATGGTAACGATTTTATATTTTTACAATCTTCAAATCTATATCCTCTTTCATAATTAATATTTAATTCGTCTAATATAGATTTAATTTTCTCTTCTCCTTTTGATATAGATATACAATCATTACAGTAATATTGTTCAGAATCCTTAAAGTTACCAAATCTTCTATAGAAAACATTTCCACATTTACATTGAATTTTCAATAACTCACTGTTATTATTATAGACTTCTGATAATAATTTACAACCTTTATTTTCAATAAAAGATTTAACTTCTTCTAAAGTATATTTATGATGATTACTACAAAATGTGCATCTATAATCTGTTTCCGATTGTAAATCAGCTAATCTTCTTGTAAAATGATTTCCACATGAACATTCAAGCTCCATATTTGTTTCATTATTTTTATAAAGTTTATATGGTGTTATTAATTTTGCTCCAAATTTATTACATCTAGCAAACACTTCATCTTGTGATAATCTTCTATCCTCTCTTAGTTTCTTATTTGTACATTCTCTACAAGAAAAAGCATTTTGGTCTCTATATGATTTAAATGTTCTCGTTATTTTTTCTCCACATATATTACAAGTAAAATCCATATTAGTTCTTGTGTTTTTATACTCTTCTTTTGTTGTTAAAACTGTCCCACCTTTATTTTTAACATATTTAACAATATCTTCATATTTCCATTTTTTTGGCATATTAACACCTCCTTATATTTATAATATACACATACTTTTATTATTTGTCAATATAAAACTTAGATTCTCTTACCATATATCTCACGATATATATGACCGATTTTGCCCTCTTTGCCTTAACTATCTCTAGTTAAGCGACCAAATTTTTTAGCCCATTACCTATACGAGCAGGGTCTTGTAAAGATTCATTCGCTCCTGTTATCATTGCAATAGAATCTTTTAAATCTACTCCATAGTTAGCTAATACAGAACCACCACGTTGTAATGCTTCTGTTACACCATCAGAAGAAATTGCGAAGTTATTCCTTAATATTCATATGTATTCGCTATATACATACCGTCCAAAAAGGACTGCTCGTAGATTTCCTACGAGAGTAGACTATATCTTGAACTTTTATAAGTCCTCTTCCACTTCCATTTAAGGGATTCTCACCCACTCCAATCACTTGAGCCGTACTCCTATTGATTTACTAAATTAGCAAATCCAAGGGATAGTCGTTGAAGTTTATTCATATGATAATTATCACTTAGAATCTTACCTGCTGATTAAACAATCCTATTGATTTTTTAACATTCACGTTTGATGTTTCCATCTACGTTGTAGTTCAATAGGCTCTAAGTCCTTTCCAGCAATTCAAAAGAGATTTGTACTATATGTCTCCATATAGCCTGGCTAATTCTAACCAGCGTAATTTCTATTGTTATTATCCATAAGTTTTTTATCTTATGCTCTGGAGGTTTCCCTCATTTTCATCAATTGGTCTATTCCAATTCAGTATGGCATATATTTTCATCCTCGTCTTTACGTTAGGATGGAGGGCACTCTTGGGGATATTATATTTATTCAATCCCTATGCTCTACAATACTTATTAGCCTTTTCGTAATCTAATAAGTTATCTCGGTATCAACTTGTATTTTATTTAATTTACTTTATTTATATTATACCATATTTTTTATTAAAAGTAAACAAATTAAAATATTTAGTCTTCACCGATTTTGCCCTCTAATAATTTATATTATTTCTAATATAAACGGCAAATCAATTACCAAATCCATTGCTTCGGTTAAGTTATTGTATCCTTTTACGGATTTACCTACACCGTGGTCAACTTGATTTAACGCTGAATCCATATCATAATATTGGTTAACCATTGAAGAAATAGCTTTTGAAGCACTTTTTGCACTCATATCTGTAACATTTTGGAATATAGCAGAACTTTTAGCTATTTCAGAAGCTGTTTTAATGTCACCTGCACCTGCTTGTAATGCAGTACTCATTCCAGTGATAACATCTTCTACTGATTGACCAACACTAATGCCTATTTCTCTTGCTTCATTAGCAACACTTTGTAAATTAGATGTATTTAAACTAAAGTTATCAGGAGCAACTCTTTTAAATTCGGACATTGCTTCATCTAAACCTGATATAGTATCTTTTATTTGATAAACAGCTTGATTTATACCATCAGCCATTAATTCACCAATAGTAAAATTCCTAAATGAATCCTTAATAGAACCAAAGAAACCTTGTATTTTAGAACCAAAAGAACCCATTTTACCAGTAGATGATTCAAAAGAACTAAAAGTTCTTTGTGCTTCAGAACTTAAGGATTTCATTTTAGAAATTGCATCATCTATTCCTACAGTACCTTCTCTTATATCTGAACCAAGTGCAACAAATTTATTTCCTAATTCATCTATTTTTGATGTGTCTCCACCTATATCTCTTATTTTGCTACTAAGTTTTTCTAATTCAGATATACTTTCAGCACATTTTAAAACAATAGATTTTTGTTTTAATGAATCTGCTTCTTGTTCAACTTGTTTTAATTCATCTTTTATTCTATTTATTTCACTTATATCAAAAGTACCTGAAGATAATGCACTCTTTAGTTTATCTCTCAATTGTTCAGCTTTTGCCATTATTTGGTCAAATTGTTCAGATAAACCTCTTCCTACATCACTTTGAAAACTTTTGAAGTTTACAGCTTTATCTAAATTTTGCATTGATGATTTAAATCTGTTTATACTTTTTTCAACTTTATTTATTTCAGCTTCATATTTAGAAGAAAAACCACTAAATGAACTACTGTTAAAAGCATTAGCCGATTCTCTTTGTGATTCTTTGAAACTTGAAGTTAAACGTTGCATAGCATTTTTTATTCTATCAGCTTGTTGTTCAAATCCTTTAGCTGTATCAGAACCACTAGATTTCAATGCTCCACTCATAGCTTGTTGTAATTCTTTAGCATATTGTTTATATTGAGATATAGTACCACTTATATTACCTAGACCTTGTTTGCTACCCATTTGTTTTAATTTATTAATAAAGTCATCAATCATTTTTATGGCACTACTTAAATTTCCGTTAGCTGAATTTTTTATACTTTCAAATTCATTCTTTAAAGCATTTATTCCACTAGTTGATTTACCTAATCTTAATAAAGCTGATTCAAAACCTGCTAAATATTGTTCTGCTTCATTTGATTTAACATTAAATGAAACTTCTAATTTCATATCACTAATTGTCTTTTTAGTGTTTTCTATTAGTCTTTTTAATTTTTCTATATCTTGTGCTGTTTTATTTATTGAATCAACATTAATATTTCCTTCTCCAATAGATGCTAAATTTTTCTTTACATCATTAACAACTTCATTCATTTCTCTTAATTGACTTATGTCAACCTTATTCAATGCTTCGTTGTTTAGTTTATTTACTTCTTTCTCTAAATTAGAGAATGTTTTTTCTAAGCCATTAGCAGTATCTTCTAATTGTTTTAAATTATTATTGTTAGCATCGCTAATCAAGCTTGCACCAAGTCCACCACTAGTTTGACCTTTAAGTTTTTCTATTATATTCTCAGTTTTTTCTAATTGATTATTAAGGTCTTTTACTTTTGATGAATCTGTTTCAACTGCTATTTTATTTTTTAATTCATTTCTATATTGTAATATGACTTTTAATGCAGATTCTATATCTTTGATACCACTAGAACCTAAACGTAAATTAATTTCTTTACCAAGTGCATTTTGTATTTCCTTAAACTCTTGACCTATTTTGTCTACGCTTAAACTTGATAATTTTTTAGTTCTTTCTATTAAAGTATCTATACCACTAGTGTCCATATTTTTAAGTGACATTAAATCTTTAACGGCTTCTAGTTGTTTATTTAAATTAGGTATTTTAATGTTATCAAAAGATTCTCTAATAACATTATCCATTGCAGAATTTTTTAAATTATTAACTTCACTTGCAAATTCATTTATTTCTTTTTTAATTTTACTTAAAGCAGAAATATCTACGTTATCAGATGCTAATATTTTACTTAATTTATCTTTTAATTCTTCACCTTTATTAGCTAAGGTATCAAATTGACTATTTAATTCTTTACCTAATTCTGATGTCATATTTTCAAAATGTACATCTTTATCTAATGTATTAAGTTTTTCTTTAAGAGTATCAACTGTTTTAATTGATTTATTAATTTCAGAAGACATTTTTTCATTAGCATTAGAGAAAGCATCGGTTTTTAATCCTTGAGCAATAGATTTTTGAGCTTGTGTAAACTCACTTTCTAATTGAGTTAATACACCTTTTATACCTTCTGCTTCTTGTTGATATTTTGTAGCTAAATTAACATCATTTGTTTTACCTGCTTGACTAGATAATCTTTTATATTCTTCTAAATATTTACTATATTGAGTTAATTCACTACTCATTTTTTCTACACAGTTGCTTAATTCGTTTACTTCTGCTTCAACTTTTTTAACATCTATTAAAGATATATCATTTTTATTTAAACCTTCTATATGAGATTGTATTCGTACAACTTGACTATCTAGAGATTGAAAAGCACCTTGGTCTATATTATCTATATTTTTAACCTTTAGTTCTCCGACAGCTTTAGCTAAGTTATTAAATTTTTTAACTGATTTTTCTAAAGAACTATTTAGTTTTTCCAAGTTATTATCTTTTCCAATAGCTTTTATTCCATTGGCTAATTCTTTATAACCTGCTGTACCACCATTGAAATTGGCTTTAAGTTCTTTTAATGCATTAATAACTCTTTCTATTTGACTAGTATCTTGTCCTAATGATTCTAAATCTTTTTTGATTTTATTAAGTCCCGATACAGTTTCATCAGTTTTAATTTTTATACTAGTATCTTTAAGTTTAGAAAGTCCGGAAAAAGTACTTTCAAGTTCTGATTTTAACTTAGATAGTTCAGTAGTATTTATGTTACCTGATGATAACATATTGCCAAGTCTTTTTTCTAATTGATTAGTTTTATTAATCATTCCGTCAAATTCTTCTTTGACTTTTTGACCTAATTTAGAAGTAAGACCATCAAAATTTACATCGTTATTAAGAGCTTGTAACTCTTTTTTATATTCTTGAGTTTTCTTAATAGATTTCTCAACTTGATTAGTAAATTCTTGAGTATTCTTATTAATTGACTCTAATCTCAAAGATTTAGCCATAGATTTTTGAGTTTGATTAAATCCACTTTCTAATTGGTCTAATGCTTTTTCTATTTGTGTAACTTCTGATTTGTAAGCTTTTGCAAAACCAATATCTGTAGTACCACTAGCTTTTTTAACTAATGATTTATAATCTTTTAAATATTGTTTATATTGGTCTAAACCACCAGTTATTTTACCTAAACCTTTATTACTAGCTTCTTTATTTACTTTTTCTATAAAGCCACTTATTTTGTCTAGTGCTACACCTGGGTTAGTCTTAGATAAATCAAATAACCCTTCTAATTCATCTTTATATTTTTTAACCATTACGGTAGATTTATTAGATTTTATTAAAGCAGAATACATACCATTTAATTGGTCTTGAGCATTTTTCATATCTACTTTAACTGTTGCTTCTATATCTAATTTTTTAGCTGAATTACCAGTTGATTCTATTGTTTTTCTTAAATTATCTATGTCACCAGTAACTTTATTTATTTTATCAGTATTTAAATTTCCAACATTTAAACTATCAAGGTTTTTCTTTATGGCTAATGATTGTTTCTCTATGTTGTTTAAATCTTCTGTTCCAAGGTATCTACTATCTTTATTTAATCTTTCTCTTTCTTTTTCTAAACTAACATAATCATTTTTACATTTTTTTAATTTAGCGCTTAATGTATCTAATTCTCTTTCATTAGCTTGTTCCATTAAATTTAATGCTGTACTTCTACCTACTAAGTTTAAATCTCCTCTAAGTTGTTCAACAACTTCATCACATCTTACTATTTTATCTTTTAAAATATCTATTTGTTCTGAATTTGTTTCAACTGAAACTTTAGCAGTTAGTTTGTTTTTATAATCTAAAACATTTTTAATTGCAGTTTCAGCGTTCATTATGCCACTTAAACCTAATGGTATCTTTAATTCTTTACTAAATACTTGTCTTAATTCTTTGTACTGTTGTAACATTTGGTCAACACTTAAAGAAGTAAGTTGTTTAGCTTTAGAAATTAAAGTATCAACACCACTTAAATCCATGTTTTTAGCTGACATAGCTTCCCTAACAACTTTTAAGTCTTCTAATAATCCTGATACTTCAACATTATTAAACGCTTCCTTAGTTGCATCTGTCATTAATTTCTTATAGTCATTTGCTACTTCCCCTAATTTTTTTTCTACATTGTCAATATTACCTATATTGAGATTAGCTTTCATATCTTTTAATTTAGCTAATCCTTCATCTAAACCTTTTTGGTCTATTAATTCAACCTTCTTAGCTCGTTCAAGAGTACTAATCATTCTATCAACATTTCTTTGGGTATCTCTCATTTCTGCATTGATACCTTTAAGACTATTTCCAATACCTTTTTGAGCATCTTTAGTTAAATCTCTTTGGGCATTACTAGTTATTTTGGCAATAGATTTGGCTTGTTTGTCTATACTATTTTCTAATGATTTAGTAGCTTCACCAGTAGCCTTACCTATATTGCCACCTATGTCAATCTTTGTGCTTCCTAACGCCTTAGCTATCTTTTGCATTTCTTTCATAGCTTTGGTTGTGTTTTTTATGTTATTAGCACCTTTTGTTTGACCTATGTCTATATTTATCTTTTCTTTATTGTCATATTTTTTGACGAATTCCATCAATTGTTGTAACGCTTTACTAGTATCTAGTTGCGTACCAATTCTTATATCAAATTCACTCACAAATTACCACCACTCTTTCTTATTAATAGATTGATTAAACTATTGGTATCCCAAATGCCACTAAACAACTTCTATAATAGTCGGGTATTTCAGAAAGACATCTAGTGTAAGCAAATGGGTAAGCATTCGTTGCTTCTCTTCCCCAAGAATGACCACCTTCTAATCCTTCTAAAGCAAAGAAATGTTGCCCTTTTGTTGCACCTACTAAACTAAACCAACCACCATTATCTACAAATTCAGTATGCATTCCAGTTGAATCAGCAGAAATTACTTGAGGTGTATTCATCAAATCACCTGTTCTTACGTATAGGTTAGGTGAATAATTATTATAAATTCTATTTTCTAATTCATCTGTCATTATGTCTAACATTTTTTTTGCACTTAATTTAGCACAATCATCCATTGCCTTTAACACATATGCTTCTAGTTGTTCCATTGAATCAAAAACCAATTCAATCACATCCTATTTTCTATATTTTTTATTTCCTTTTCTTTTACAGGCAAGATGTTTTTCTCTTTTTTCTTTTTCTAAATCTATAAAAATATTCTTATCTCTTTTATCTTTAGCACGGTCTACTCTTTCTTGTGCATAATTCATTTCATCTATTGTAGACTTAGTTATTAAAGCCATAGCTAAATTTCTAGTTTGTTGTAAGTTATCCATGGCTATTTCATATTGTATTTCATATATCATATCATTAAATTCTTGCATTAACATTTTTCCAGTTAATGTGCTATCATTTAATAAAAATAATACTTCATCTGTATCTATTACTAAATCAGTGAATTCTAAAATAAGACTAGTATAAAACATATTAAATAATTTTTCATCATCTTCACCATGTAATTCCATAATAGTGTTTAATTCATTTAATACTTCTTGTCTTCTATCACCTTTGATGTTCCATATAGTTATGTAACTAGGTTCACCATCCTCTTTGCTTATAACTTTTAATTTACATCTTATATCATCTGCGATTAAATCGCTTGTGAATGCTAATCTATCCACAAAAATCATCTCCTTCTTTTTATTTTACATATCTAAAATAAGACTATTGGGGCATAAAAAAAATGGTAAGAGATAGTAGTTATCTCTCACCATTTATCAAGTATATATTTAATTATTTATCAGCTTTAGCTTTTATAGAAACAATTTCAGGTTCATTAAATCCAGCAGATACTCCACCAGCAGTGTTTTCTATATCTAATATTTTACCAGCATCGTCAGCCATTATATCTAATACTAATGAGAATTCAGAAACATCAGAAGCAGATAAAGTTAAGTCAGCTGAAACTTGTGCTTTTAAGTTGTAGAATTTTATTTTTTTGTATTGGTCTCCATTTAATGAAGTAGTTCTAAAAGTACCTTCTGCTGTATAACTTTGGTTTGGAACTGAAGATGTTACAGATATTTTACCATCTGCACCTTTAGTAGCACCAAGCATCATACATAAGAAGTCTTCATCCATTACTTGACAATTCATTGTCAATGTTCCGGTTCTCCCACTTGAGAATGATATATAGTTATCTTTGTGTTCACATATGTTCGCTACACATATATCGTTTATACTCACTCAATATAAACTGCTCATGCTTTCACATGAGAACAGACTATATCACTACCTATTTCTAGGTATCCTCCATTTCTTCCACCGATAGCTTGTGGCTTTACTCTCTTACGAGATAGTCGTTGAAGTTTATTCATATTTATACATTTACTTTTAATTCTTTACTTAATATTTCTTCTATATTATTAAAATTCCAATAAGGTATTCTAATGAGTTTGATATTATTATCTTTACAATATATATTTTTAATAGTATCTCTAATTTTTGTATCTATAAATTTATTAAATCCTCCAAAATGTTCTATTATTTCAAAATGATATTCTCCATCATATTCTATTATTATATTAAAATCAGGTAAATAAAAATCAAATGGCAAATATTTTTTATATTTACAATCCTCAAAGGTGTGTTGCTTATTATATTTTACTTTAATTTTTTTTAGAATTTTTTCAACTTCTTTTTCACCTTTAGATTCAATTGATTCCATATTACAGTATGGACATCTAAATCCATTTTTAAAATTTCCAAAGTCAACCTCATAAGCACCATGTTTTCCACAACTTATTTTTATTCTACTTAAATAACCTTTATAGTTAATGAATTCTATAAAATTATAATTATTATTTTCAACAAAATCAATAATCTTTTCTTTTGTCCAAATAATTTTATTTTCATTACCACATTCTCTACATCTTCCATTTTGTTGAAAATCATTAAAAGTAGAAATTTTATGACTATGATTAGAATTTCCACACCATATTTCTATAATTGACTTAGAATAATTAAATTTAATGAATTTTATAAATACATATCCATTATCTTCTACATATTTTATTATCTTTTCTTTAGTCCATTTTAATTTTTCTTCTTTTCTACATTGTTTGCATCGTCTATTGTCTTTAAAATGTTGAAATCTAACTTCATAAGATTTATGATTTGGATTTCCACACCATATTTCTATTCTTGTTTCACAACCTCTAAATTCTTCTGAAAATTTTATAAATATATATCCATTATCTTCAATGTATTTAATCACGCTTTCTTTAGTCCATTTCTTATTATATTGAGCCATTTAATATCACCTCCATTTACTTAAATTATACAAAATTAATTATTAAAAGTAAAGTAAAATAAATATAAATCTTACCTGCTGATTGTCCATTCATTCACCTTTAGGATTTAACCTTGGGTAATCCTTACAATTTTTTCTACTTTCGTCACCATCACGTTTACTTTTTCAAGTTACGTTGTGGTTTGCAAGGCTTTAGGAGTTTCCAGCAATTAAAAGGATTTGCTATGCAATTTACTTACATAGGGAGCAAATTACTCCTTTTTTAAGTGCATATACTTGTTCTGAGTCCATTTGTATTTGACATTCATTTAAGTAATCTATTGTAGTGAAAACTGCTGATTCACCTTTTTTAGTTATTTTTAAATCTATTGCATCTTTTATAGCAAATAGTGTAGCCATTTGTAATCACCTTTCTTTTAATTATTTTATTATTTTATATTTTATTTATCAAAGAACCAATGTTCACTTTGTTTATCTACTTTAAAATTACCACTGGTTCTATATCTGATATCTATATCATAACTTTCTTGATTTTGATAATATTTGAAAGTATTTTTAATTTGATATATTGTTAAATTTTGTATACTGTCATAAGTATATTGAGAATTTTTATTATTCACTATGTAGTTAACTAGAGTATAAATTGTTAAATGGTCTTTATTTTTACCGTCTCTAGCTTCTCTACCATATTCTTTCTCATAATTTGCTTTCTTCTTAGCGAATCTTTTAGCAAGTTCATCTTCTTCTTCAGTTTGAGGGCGTTTTTTTTCTACTTTCATATCTGTATCAAAGATATCACAGATTATCCATTTAAAGTCCTCATAGTTACTTCTATTTATTTTATAAGACTTATTGATTAAAATATAGTTATCATCCAATTTATCAATGATATTTTCACACATTGAAACTTGAACATCATCAGTCTTGAACAAAAATTTAATAACTTTTACAAGTCTATTAAGTACCAAGCCTTTAGAGTGTTCTGAATCTAACCATTCTTGTAAAGTGATACTTTCACCATTTTTAAGTATAGATAGATAAGAAGTAAATATTTGAATAAAAAACATATCAAAATTTTCTAATTCACTATTTTCTTCTTCTGATTCAAAATTTCTTTTATCTAAAGACATAAATGGTTCTACTAAAGCTTCAAAAGATAAGTCACTATAAATTATATCTTTTAAAGTTGGTTGATATAAAGTAACTTCATCATTAAACTTTATAGGTATACCAAAATATAATTTTTCTTCTTTTACCTTTTTCATATATTAATCTCCATTAAATCCATAGGCTCTAAATTGCATTTGGTATCCGGTAAATTGTTTAATTATACCTAATATGGGAGCAACCCTAATTAAATCAATAGAACCAATGGAATGTTTTTTTACATAATCACCTAATGCTTCTTCTAAGGCACTTAATATACAAATTGCTCTATTACCATTCATTGTATCAACACAATCTTGATGAACTAATATATCCACTGTAAAAGTTACTTCTCTAATTTTACCCCCAATTGTTGTAGGAGTAATTCTATATACATCTATAAACATATAAGCACCAGCATCTTTAACTGTTTCTTCTACTCTTTTATACATGAATATCTTTTTATTTGCTATATCACTAACTTTTGGTTTTTCTTGTTCTAGTATATCTTTTTCTTTATATTCATTATCAGTATAATATAAGAATTTTGTTAGCTCAGGGTGTTTTAATAAATGTGCATGAATCTCAGCTAACACTTTATTCGTATAACCATATAATGCCATATTCTAAAACATCCCCTTCACTAAAATTTCTTTAATTATATCTTCTTGATTTCTTCTTATTATTTTTAATTTAACCTTAGTGCCTATATAATCAATATCATCCGTACAAATTATCCTACAACCTTTACCATTGTATTTAGTATCTATATAAACACAGTTATCTTTGGCTTCTATTTCCCATCTGATAACTTCATGATTTGTTGTATAAACTTCATTACCACCTAAATATATATAATCAAGACCTATAATTCCACTTTCATCAACTTCATCATTTACTTTATTATAGGCATGATTATTCTTTTTATCATCCAGTGATGTTGAAAAAATTTGTCCGACAATACAATCTTTTACACCTGGTCTACTGAAATCATCTATATGAGTAATTTCAAAGACTTTACCACTAACCATTATTTTAAGACCACAATCAAGTGGTTTTGTTAATTCATTATCTGTAAAAGTTAATCTTCGTTTACCATCTTCATTAGACATATAAACCTTGTCTTTTAAACCATCACTATATAGTGTTAAGTTTGTTACTAACATTGGTATAATATATCTTTTTCCATGAAAATCAAATGCATATGAAAAATTACATTTTTTAGCTGTAAAAGTTTTATGTGATAATACGGCTTTCTTTTCTTCATGATACATTACCCACCATAGTCCATGCCAAAATAATATATCTCCACTATTAACATCCATATCCCATTTAAAGCTAAAGTATTTTTCATCATTAGTTTTTTGGTCATTCTTAGAAGTATCTTCAACTAAAACATTGATTTCACAATCTTTAGTACTCTTTCCAACATTCTCTCTTTTTACATAAGGAACTGTATGTACAGTTGGTGCAAGTTTATTATCTATTAAATCATCGAAGGTTTCTCTCGCTTCCTGTGTTCCTGCTTCTGATGGATTACAAACTCTATTAGTATACATTCTTCTTCTAAATATTTGAAGATAATCTTTATTATTCAAATCCATCACCTGACCAATCTCTATTTCTGTATCTTATCCTCATTTTAATGAAATCTTTTTCAATTCTTTCATGTAAAACTTCATTGTTAGCTAACATTGTAGCATTAGATAATTGTTGGAAATCGCTTGTATTAAGGTTTTGTTTTAAGAATCTATCTCTAAGAACTACACTATTATGCCATGATATTATCATACCATGAGCCAATATAACTTCTTCATCTAAATCTAAATCTTCATCATCAGAATTTATAGTTTTCTTAATAAATTTTTCACCAAATTCATCTTCAACTACTCTAGGTTTATATTTTTTATTTAATTCTTTAAAAAGAACAATTGCAGTTTCTATATATTTTTCAAATATAAACTCAATTTCTTCATCAGATACTTTGCAATATCTCGAATCCTCAATAAGAACTGATATTCTTGCATATATGTTTGAAACAGGTGTCATTATGAACACCTCCTTCTTATAATCTATCTACATCTGATTGTATCTTCTTCATACTTCTATCTATATCATCAAAAACATTTTGTATACCGAGTTTTTTCTCTAAATATGACATTTTAAAATTATTAGAAAACTCTTTTTCTTTATATAAAAAGATAGCTCTTTCAATTAATCTATTAATTACTTGGATTTTCATTTTATCTACTTCATAGAAAAACTCATCTACACTACAGTCAGCTGAAAGTAAATCATCAAAATACTCTTCATCAGGGATTTCTTCCATGCCTTTTTTAATTCTTCCTAATCCTACTATTTGTTCTAATTCTTCTATACCAATATTTTCATTATCAGGACAATATACATCTTCTATTAATACTGAGAAATCTTCAAATAAACTCTTTTGTTTTTTTACTATACTTTGTAAATCACTAAAAGTTATATCTTCTTCTTCAGTTGGTTTTAAAGATATATAGCTTCCACCATTTTTATCACTTCTAAGAACAACTTCAAATATAGAATTATTTTTAATTGTTATATCTGCATCCTTTAAATCTCTTTTCATCTCACTGATTGTTTTTTTATCTAATCTATCTTTTTTTCTTTCACGCATATTATCTCTCCTTTAAATAATTATACGAGGGAGAAATTATATCCTCCCTTTTTTACTATTTATAAATTAGTTCATTTTGTATATTCCATAAACAGAAGCTTTACAAACACCTAATTGTATTCTTCTCATGAACATATATTCAAATTGCATATCTTTTCTTACTGCTGGGTCAGATACTTCTATAACATCTACATCGCCTTCGAATAATAATTTTATTATTTTAGTTCCGTTAGGTATTACATAAAGCATTTTATTACTTAACATAAATTCATCTTTTCTATTAACTGATTGAGGTATTTCAACAACAGGAGTTCCATAGTAATCTCCAACTCTACCAGTTTTGCTTATGTTTTCTTTGTCACTATCTGATAAGTAAGCTTGGAATGCACCATCTGCACCAGTTCTTAATTTAGCTAAAGCAGTTTTAGTTCCGTATATAGTAGCTTTTTGTCCAGTTTTAGCTTCAACTCTTTCTATTAATTCAACCATTTTTTCGTCTTGGTATGCACCAGTTACACCAAATTTAGCTCCTAAACTAGAGTAAGCATCTTCTATACCTCTAACTATATATTCACCTATTTTAACTTCAAATGATTTTCCTAATCTGCTTATCCATTCAGCAAAGTCAGTTCTGCGTTTATTTTCGACTAGGGTCGTTACTCCTAATCCGTTCTCTTATGAACTGCTCATGCTTTCACATGAGACAAGACTATATCACTACCTATTTCTAGGTATCCTCCATTTCCACCCACTTGAGTGTACGAGCTTATGCTCTAGTCGTTGAAGGTTATTCTAATTTAACACTAATTCTTTTATAAGTATGTTTTCTATATTTTTAAATTCCCAATAAGGAATTCTAATAAGTTTTATTCTTTTTCTTTTACAATATTGTGTTTTTATTTCATCATGTATTTTAGTTTCTATAAGTTTATCAATACCACCCCAATGTGGTAATATTTCAAAATGTTGTATTCCATCATATTCTATTGCAATATTTAATGAAGGTATGTAAAAATCAAATGGCAACTCTTTTTTACATTTACAATCTTTGAATTTGTATTGTGATTTAAAATCTATACACATTTCTTTTAATATATCTTTTACTTTTTCCTCACCTTTAGACTTATTACATTCTGTGCATCTAGTTCCTTCTTTAAATTTTCTAAATCTAACTTGATTCATATGTCCTTTAGGACACTTTATCTCTATTAAACTATTATTTTTTTCATATGTTATAAATCTTATAAATTTATAATTTTGAGATTCTATAAAATTAATAATATCTTTTTTAGACCATATTATATGACATTGAAAACATCTTCTATTATTATAGAAATTACTAAAGTATGTTTCATATGATTCGTGTCCTTTATTACATTGAATTTCTATTATACTTGCATATTTATTAAATTTTACAAATCTTATAAATTTATAATCTTGAGATTCTACATATTTTATAATTTCATCTTTAGTCCAAATAGTATCCTTTTCTCTTCTACATTGTTCACATCTCGTTCCTTCTTTTTTAGAAGTACCTTTAAATGCATCAAATCGAACTTTATAAGGTTTATGATTAGTATTACCGCACCATACTAGCACTATTGATTTCATTCCATTTAATTTAACCATTGATATGAATTTATAATTTGTTTCATTTTCTATAAATTCTTTTATTGTAATTTCATTCCAAATCTTTCTTGTCATTTTCATCACCTCCACTTATTTATATTATACTCATAAACTTATAAAAAATTAAGTGTTAATTAAAATCTTCCCTGCTGATTGTCCATTCATTCACCTTTAGGATTTAACCTTGGGTAATCTCAATTACTTTTTTCTACTTTCGTAACATTCACGCTTAGGATTTAACCTTACGTTGTAGTGAATTGAGCTTTAGGAGTTTCCAGCAATTAAAAGGATTTGCTATGCTTTTTACAAACATAGGGGGCTGTCTAGTAAACTAAGTTACCCCTTCTAAAGTCATCAAATTCAGTATATAATTTAGCACCTAATTGGAAACCAGTCATAGTAATTTTACCATGAGTTAAGTTTTGTCTTCTTAATTCAGAAGTACCATCAGCTACATATCCTATTTCAAATAATTCTTGGTTCATTACTTCAAAGTCTTTAGTATCTCCTAAAGCTATATCTTCTATGTCTACCCAAGATTCAAATCTAGCTAAAACATTTTCAGCTACAACTGGAGTTAATATTTCTCTCATTATAGCAAATACTTTGTATTTGTTATCCATGAATTTATACATATCCCAACCATCTTCACATCCAGCTGTTTTAAGTATTATATTTTTTATAGCTTCATTTGCAGATTCTGCATCGAAATTAGCAGTTTTACCTTTATATAGACTGTAAGCCATATCTCTTACATCAGTTATATTTAATTCTGACATTCGTCTCATTCTCCTTTTTATCTTATATTTTATTTATTTTATATTTTATACAAATCTTATTACTAATGATTTTTGTACTGTATCGTCTACACCTTGTTTTCCAAATTCATATTTATACATAGGTATTACTATGTCTTCTTTAGCTTCAACAACAGCTATTACAGTGTCACCAGTAGTAGCTTTAGCTAATTTACCATCTGCTCCTAATTTTAATTCGTCTTTTTCAACTACTTCGTCAGCAACTAATGCTTTAGGTATTGTAACTATATCACCTAAAACTGGTTGATATCCTCTTCCTGGTCTACCTGCTTCTAATTCAAATTCACAAGGTAATTTTCTTTCATCATATTGGTTTGCAACACTGCAATGGAATAATAAATTAGCTCTTTTAGTATCAGCAGTAGCTAATTTAACTTTATAAGCTTCATAATCAGCTTCAACTCCTAGTACAGCATTTTCAGCTTTTCCATCTATTTCTAGGAAAAGTCCATTTTGTAAGTTTTCACCATAAACGAATGTTCTTGGTTTACCTTCGATTATGTCTAATCTAACTATATTTTTTACATCCATGTTTTTCATGCTCCTTTTATTATTTATTTTTGTTTCCAAATTCTTTTAATAGATAATCAAATCTTGATTTTGGTTTTGCTGGTTCTTCTTTTTTAGAATCAACTATATTTAAACTGTTTTCTTTTTCCATTTTAGCAAATTTTTCTTTTTCTGCTCTATTCTTTTTAGCTTCTAAAGCAAATAAGCAAGTTTCAAACATATCTAAATTAATTGATTTGTTATAAACTTTTTCTACTAAATCAGAAGTTTCTTCTTCATTGAATTCAAATTGTGATAAGATAGCATTAACTTTTTCATCGAATTGAGCCTTTTCTTCTTGAGCTTCTATATCAGCTTTAAATTGTCTAAGTTCTTTTAATTCTTTTCCAACTGCTTGATACATTTCATCTTTAGCAGTATATTTTTCTTTTTTATCAGTATTTTCAAATCTAGCAGAACTAGTTTCTTTAGGTCTCCATTCTTGAATATATAATGCTTTATTATCCAAATCTAAAGTAACATCATCATTATTTATAGAATAAGTTACTCCATAGAATTCATTTTCTTCTTCATCTTCTATAACAACAACAGAATCTTCAGGGATTAATTCTACTACGTAATATTTTCTCCAAGTATAAGTGTCACCCCAATAGCTCACATATTCATAAGTGTAAGATTCTAATTGTTTTCTTATAGCTTTAAATGTATTATTTAAAGAAAGTCCAAAGTCTGCTTTGTCATCTTCTACTGTATGATTTTTCTTTTTGCAAGATTCATCTTCTTTGTCATCATCTTTGTCATCTTCTTCATCTGATTTATCATCATCTTTGTCGTCGTCTTCCTCGTCATCTGCTTTATCGTCTTTTTTATCATCATCTGCTTTATCTTCAGTTGTATGATTTTTCTTTTTGCAAGATTCATCTTCTTTGTCTTTATCTTTGTCATCTTCTTCATCATCTTTTTTGTCATCTGCTTTATCTTCTTCATCATCATTAACTGCATGATTTTCTTTTTTGCATACACAAGGATTTTCACCACATTCAGGACAAACTTCTTCATCTTTGTTTTCTTCAGCAAATTCTTCTTTGTTTTCAACAGTAGAAGTTTCTTTATTTACATCCACACTTAATCCCTCCTCTCTTTGACATTTTAATAATTTATTTAATTTTTCAACAGAAGATAAATATTCTTTATATTCACTATCTTCTTTAGAAAAATTCATACTAAGTACACAATCTTCCCCCATAGCAATATCTTCACATAAGTTCGTTATTCTTATGCAGTTCTCTTATGAACTTCTTTAGCTTTCGCTAAACGTTGAGACTATATCATTATCTTACATTAATTAAATAAGACACTCTCTACTTCCATTCACTTGAATGTACTTTACTTTAATTGTAATAAGGTTCTTACAATTATTTCAATAGTCGTTGAAGTTTATTCATATCACTTATAGTAATTTAGAATCTTACCTGCTAGACTTCCATTGTAAAAGTACTTAGGATTTAACCATATACCATCTAACTAATTTTTTCTGCTTTCGCCACATTCACGCCCATTGTTTCCAATCACGTTGTAGTTTAGTTAGCTTTAGGATTTACAAGCAATTCAGAGAGTTTGCTATATGAATCACTCCATATAGGGAGCTAATCACTCCTGGGTATTTAGCACCTAACACTGTAACTCCAAGAAATTCAAATTTATTAATATTACATCTTTGTTTTCTATCATAAGAACAATTGTTTATATAAATTTCCATAGAGACTTCTTTTTCTTGGTCTTCTTCTAATATGTCATAAGCATCATTAGAATAACATTTCCATATGTAACCATAACACCCTAAGTATGTTTCTCCATCTTTTTCTTCAAAGAAATATTCATTACTTTCAGGTATTACTCCAATAGGTACTTCTTTATAATATTCTCTTACTTTAATTGTTCCATCTTCATCTGTAAATATATCTAAATCAGTTTCATGTCCTGCAAAGTCTTTATTATCTTGTCCATCAGTTTTCTCAACAAATGCCAATATTGGAATGTTTGCAAGTGTATCTATTGAATCGTTTATACTATCTAATGAAAATACAGAACCATTAAGGTTTTCACCTGTATGCATAATGTATATTTTAACTTTTTTAAAGTTTGTATTAACTAAAACTTCATCTGTACTTTCAAATCTTTTAATAGGTAATCTAAGTTTGTTATTCATAATTACACCTCCTTTCAAATTAGAAGGTAAATTTGTTATTTACTAATATTATTTTACTATTTTCTTCTTTACTAAAATTTCTATTTAATAAACTCATATCATTAATAAAGAATACATAAATCATTTCTCCATTAACTTCTTTTTGTTTTTTTAGAACTTGTTTATTATCTAATAATTTATCTTTTATACTTTCATCAGTCGTATAAACAAGCATAAAAGCAACACTCTCCTTTGAAAAATGTCAATCTTACATATTATTTATAAGACGATATTTTTAATAAAATATCGAAAAATGAAGTATTATTTAGTGCTATCAGGATTCTCGCCAACATCTTTTTGATTATCAGGGTTATCTGAATTTTTAGGTCTACCTAATTCTTCTTCTTCATCTCCACTTTGAGTGTAAGAAGTAGCTAGAGGTACAAAGAATTCATCTATACCATTTTCAGTTTCAAATTCAAGTAATGATAATGCTTCTAATGGTGCATAATGATTACAAGCTAAAAATTTCATTCTTGATAATCCTACTGTACAACCTTGCATTGATTCTGTTACTAAAGTTTGTTTATTGTATTGAGTATTTCTTACAAATCTAACCATCCATAAAGGATTTCTTTTTAATTGTTTTACTCTATATTTAGTATAGTTTTCAAATACATTATTTAAAACATCACAATATATTTCATCTGCTGTTACTCCAGTAAGAATAGCTTGGTTATTACTTTGATTACCATTGAATATCTCACTATTAACACCTGAATTATTATAAACTAATTCAGTTAATGTTTGTCTATTACTTGCGTTTACATTACCAGTTCTTTGTAATGTTAATGCTTGTACTTTCAAAGGGTTAGTATTTACACAAACGTTGTATTCAATTAGGGTCGCTACTCCTAATCCGTTCTCTTATGAACTGCTCATACTTTCATATGAGACTAGACTATATCACTACCTATTATTAGGTACTCTCCATTTCGAGTGCCAATCACTTGCACCCTACGAACTTACGTTCTAGTCGTTGAACCTTATTTTAAGTTTAATTCTTTATTTAATATTTCTTCTATGTTGTCATATTCCCAATATGGAATCCTTATAAGTTTTATATTATTATCTTTACAATATTGATTTTTAATATTATCATTTCTTTTTCTTTCATTAAATTTAACTATACCTCCAAAATATTCAATAGGTTCATAATGTTCTAACCCATCGAATTCTATTAAAATAATATTATCATTTATAGTAACCATAAAATCAAATGGTAATGGAAATTTATATCTACATTCTTTAATTCTAAATTCTTGTTTAAAATTATATTGTTTATTTTCTAAATATTCTCTTATTTTTCTAGCCCCTCTTGATTCTTTGCAAAATTTGCATCTTCCACCTTTTAAATACCAATAAAATGTAATAGAATAAATTTTTTTACATTTATTACAATATAGATATAAAATACTATCTAAACTATGATAGTCAATATCTATTAATGTATCTTTATTATCTTTTATTATTTTTTTTATTTCTTCTTCACTAATTCTATTTTCTTTAAGAAAACATTGCATACATCTACGACCATTTCTAAATGTATCAAATTTAATAGTATATACATATCCACATTTAGGACATTTTATTTTTATAAGAGATTGAACACCTTTAGATTTTATAATTTCTATTAGTTCATATTTATAACTTTCTAAATATTCTTTAATAATTTCATCATTCCATTTTCTTCTTCTTTCATCATAACAAGACTGACATCTTGTTCCTCTTTTAAAATTATTAAAAATAACTTCATATGGTTTATGATTAGGGTTACCACACCATATCAATAATCTTGTTTCTTTTCCAATTCCACTTATTATTTTTTTTACTATATAATTTTCATTATTTATAAATTCTATTATTTTTTCTTCAGTCCATTTTAATGCTATATTAATTACCTCACTTTATTTTATATTATATTAAAAATCAATGAATTAAACTTAAAATCTTGGTTGCTGATTGTCCATTCGTTCACCTTTAGGATTTAACCTTGGGTAATCTCAATTACTTTTTTCTACTTTCGTAACATTCACGCCTGAGTTTTAACTCTACGTTGTAGTGAATTGAGCTTTAGGAGTTTCCAGCAATTAAAAGAGTTTTCTATGCTTTTTATAAACATAGGGAGCTATATGTTACTCCTACTGGTAAATTAGCTTTAGCTGAATTATGCATTTTTATAAGGTCAGCTTCTGCTATTCTTGATTCACCTTCTTCATCTACATCATATTGCATATGTATCATTTTTAAATTATTAGCTTTATTTTCTACAACTTCATTTTCTTCTTCTTCCATTAATCTTAATAATGAAGGAAATAAATAAGATAAAGTTGGAACAGATTTTGTTGAAGTCATATTATTTAAACTTAAACATATTGCTTCAGGGTCATCCACTATTACATAACCTGAACCAGCAGTTCCTAAATATTGTTCAGGTGATAGTGAACCTGCTTTATGTTGGTCATATAATCTTTGTAATCCTAAAGGCATCATTGAATAATATTCTGCTGTACCTAATTTATTTACATTGATTGCATATTTATATAAATTATCATTTATAACCTTACATATTTTACATATTTCTGTTGGTATTTCTTTTAATATAGTACCTTGATTATCAGATACATCATATAAGAAAACTTCTCCTTGTATCATAAGGTTAACTCCTATGTTACGATAATTTGACTTCCAACTAATTCTTTCTAATAAATTACTTATATCTAAATAATCTTTATATAATTTATCAGGTGTTATTTTTCTTTTTGATTTAGAAAATTTACTAATTGTAGTTGGATATAAATATAAATCATAGATATTCATACCAGCATAGTTATTAATTATTCTATTGTATATACCACTATTATAATACAACCAAATACTAGCTTTTTGTAAGTTAAGTGCATTTGCTTGTGGGTCTTCTAAGAATCCCATTATTTCACTAGCACTATATTTAACTGGTTTAGTTGTATATTTTTGTGCATTGTTAGCTACAGAAGTTTCGGCAAACAACTTCTTTTGCTTTTTTTCTTCACTCACTCATATCATCCCTTTCTTTCTCAATATTTTAATAAGACTACCATAGATTAGCTAATCCACCTTTTTTCTTTTTCTTTAATTTTTTTTCTCTTTCTCTTATAAAATAATTACCATAAGCTAAACTTGAATATCTATCCTTACGTTTACCTGTGGTTTCATAAAGTTTAATATAAGAATCTTTTATTTCATATTCCAATTGAGTTATTTCATCTTGCATTAAAGAAGTTTGAACATAAGGCATTAATTTGTCAGCTTGTTCTTTAGGAGACATTTTATGATATCCTTCTATAAAGTCATCTGCTTCAAATTGTGTTTTTAATAATCTAATGGTTTTATTTTGAAATGCTGTTTTAAGGGTTACTGCAATTTCGTGGTTAAACTTTGAACTACCATTAACACAGAATATAGTTTTTTGTGCTTCTGAATAACCACAACGTTCTTCATATTTTTCATCGTTCATTGCTTTTAATGGAGGATAAACTATTCCTCTTTCTACATCTGTTGTATATTCACCTAACTCATCTAACACAGATATCCCATTACCGGCAGTATCTAGTACTATATAATCACTTTGAGTGTCAAAATATAATCTTTTTATATTTAATGCTAATTGTTTGGCTGTACAACCATCATAGGTTTCTTGCCATAAAACTTGTGATATATAATTTTGATTCTTTGGAATACTTCTTATAAAAGTAAATACGGCATTATCGTTGTCATGTCCATTTTTACTATTCATTAAGGCTATATCACAACTAACTACTCTAAGTTCTTTATCATTTAATTTTTTCAAATGATAACTCTTTTTCTCTTTATTTTTATTTCTATAATATTCCTCTGCTGTTGGAGGATACCATGCATATTCCAATGTTCTACAAGGTAATATATCACTTGATTTAAAATAACTAGTATCTTTATCAGAATAAAATAATGCTTCAAATTCCATCATAAATGATATTTCCGACATATTCTCATCTGATAAAATATCTTGTATTCTTTTTTTAGTTAATATTCCATGATAAGCAGATAATTGATAAGGTAAATTACATACAAAATAATCATCACCTGCTAACATTTTCTTAACATGAGAAGAATAGAGGTCATAACTCCAATGATTCTCAAACCCAAATTGTTATCCTAAAGGCTTTTTATCCTTTAGTTCTTATAGTTTCCTATAAGTTCAGCATATATTTTCACACAATAAATGTAGCGTGTGTCAATCACTCTTGGAGATATTTTATTCTTTGCAATTAAAAAAGAACTATTATATAATAGTTCTTACAAAGGTTCAATCTCTATGCGTTACGGTGGATAAAACTTTTTAATTCTTTATCTTACCTCGGTATCAACTTATGTTAAATTAACACTTAGTCTTTCTTACCATGTATATCACTATACATATGACCGATTTTGATTGATACTCAACTATAGCTATCTACATTTCACCATAGTTTGCACTAATTTTAATGCACTGCTTAAATAAATCTCTTGGTTTTCCTCTGATGGATAATCTGCATATTTTCCATCATCTCTATTCTTAAATTTTGGTATTCTAACACAGTTTAAGAATGGTCTTAATACTGAGTTTAATGTATCGAAACCGTTATATTCTACATAATTCGCTACATTATGTACGTTCTCTTATGAACTGCTCATACTTTCATATGAGACTAGACTATATCACTACCTATTATTAGGTAACTCCCATTTCGAGTGTCAATCACTTACACCCTACGAACTTACGTTCTAGTCGTTGAAGTTTATTCATATTTATACATTTACTTTTAACTCTTTACTTAATATTTCTTCTATATTATTAAAATTCCAATATGGTATTCTAATAAGTTTAATATTATTATCATTACAATATTTATTTTTTATATTATCATTTTGTTTTGTATATTTAAAATTTTCTTCTCCTCCAAATAAATTTACTGGTTCATAATGTTGTTTTCCATCATACTCAATTAATATATTATAATCAGGTAAATAAAAATCAAATGGAAGAGGATTTATAAATCTACAATCTTTATATTTATATTGAAATTTATATTTTATACTATATTTTTTCAATATATTTGCAACTTCTTGTTCTCCATAAGTCATACCACAATGAGGACATCTTCTTCCCTCATATTTAAAATTAGAAAATCTTACTGTGTATGTATGAGTTTCGTCTTTAGGACACGTTATTTCTATTATACTTTTTATATAATCTGATTCACAATATTTTACAATTTTATTAAATTTATATTGAGTAGAATTTACATATAATATTATTCTATTAATATTTTCTTCTTTTATACAATCTTTACACTTAACATTTGAGTTTATAATTTTATTTAGAGAAGTTTCTATTGGTTTATGTTTTTTATTACCACAAGATACTATTATTCTTGATTTATGATAATCTTTTTCATTATACTTTTTTACTTCTATTAATTTTTTACCAACTTTTTCTACTTCTTCTCTTATCCTTGATATGTGTTTATTTTTTCTACACAATTTACATCCAATAATATTTCCATTTATTATTGATTTAAAAGATACTTCAATGTATTTATGACCTTCTATTCCACACCATAATGTAGCCCTACTTCTTATCCAATCATAACTAATATAATCTATTGATATTATTTTATATTCATTTTCAATAATTTTTTCTATTTCTTTTATTCTACTATATTTTTTACATTCTCTACAATGAAAACTATTTTTATATAAGAGATTGGAAAATGTGGATTGTATATATGGATGACCTTCAACACCACACCATAATGTAATAATAGCATTTTTACCATTACCTTCTATATTTATTATTTTTAAATTTTTATATTTTTCATTTATATAATCAATGATATAATCATTATCATACTTTAACATTTTATCACCTCCATTACTTATATTATACTATATTTTTTATTAAAAGTAAAGTAAAATAAATATAAATCTTACCTGCTGATTGCCCATTATAAAAGCACTTAGGATTTAACCTTATGTTATCCAATTAATTTTTTCTGCTTTCGCCACATTCACGCTTACCTTTTCAAGTTACGTTGTAGTTTAATTGGCTTTAGGGTGTTCCAGCAATTAAAGAGCTTTTCTATGCTTTTTATAAACATAGGGAGCTATATGTTACTCCTTGTATCATTCTATACTCATCAACCACGAGTACATGACAGCGCAAACCTCTCGTATTTTGAGAAGCATTTACTGCTTGAATGGTACTACCATTGTTGAAGATAATCACTGTTTCATTAGTACCAATGACGACTTTAGAAATCTCCCGATTTAACATTTTCGACTGAGAACATAGCTCTTTGGCTATCTTCTCCTTTATAAGATTCCTTATGTTCAATAGAATATCGTTACTATTCTATCCGTTCTTTTATGAACTGCTCATGCTTTCACATGAGAGCAGACTATATCACAATCTTATTAATATAAGACCTCTTCCTCTACCTAGACTACTAGGATACTTAGTCGTTGAAGGTTTCCCATTTTAATAGGACTTCCCTGCTGATTGTCCATTGTAAAAGTACTTAGGATTTAACCATATACCATCTCAATTACTTTTTTCTACTTTCGTAACATTCACGCTTAGGATTTAACCTTACGTTGTAATGAATTGAGCTTTAGGAGTTTCCAGCAATTCAAAAGATTTGCTATACTAATCACTTAATATAGGAGACATTATATCTCGCTTGTTCTTTAGTTGAACAAGAAACTACAATTAAACTATTTGGATATAATATTGCTTTACAACAAAGGAATATTGCTGTCATATACGATTTTGATAACTATTCATTATTAACGTTAAGTTTTTTATCTTAACCTCTGGAGGTTTCCCTCATTTTCATCAGCTAGTCAATTCTAGCTCAGTATGGCATATATTTTCACCTTTAACTTAATAGTAAGGTGTCAATCACTCTTGGAGATATTTTATTCTTTGCAATTAAAAAAGAACTATTGTATAATAGTTCTTACAAAGGTTCAATCTCTATGCTCTACAGTGGATAGAACTTTTTAATTTTCTATCTTACCTCGGTATTATCATATTTAATCTGTTATTTCAATTTTATATTTATATAATGCATTATACAATTTTTTTGGAATATATTCTTTAAATAAATCGGCTCTTTTCTTTATTTCATTTTCTTTTTCTGTTTTATAGCAAAAAAATGCTTCATTTACTTCTTCTATTTCAAATTTTTTTATCATTGTATATTTTGATTTTTTCATATTTTCATCATATTTATTAATTTGAACAATTAATTTATTCTGTTTTCTTGAAACGCCAATAGGATATTCTCCTCTTATAGCCTTAGATGTTATAAATAAACTATTAATTATTTGTGGAACAAATATACAAGTTTGTGGACTATATGTTTTATTCATTTTTACAAGTATATCTTTATCTAAATGCATTCTTTGATTCTCAACTTCATAATAATTTTCTTCATACCATTTAGCAAAGTTTTGGAAATTATGCCATTCTTCACAAACACAACAGCCTCTATAAGAAGGTTCTCTTTTTAAGTACTCTTCACTATAACATCTTCTCAGCATATCTTTCCATGTCCAATATATACGTTGATAATTTTTTTTATTATATTTACCTTGTCCCAAATACCCTATTTTATATACTGCTGGATGATATGGATTTTTAATATTTTTTCTACATTTAAAGTCACCATATTGACACATTAACCTAGTTTTATGTTCATCTTGAAATTCTATTAGAATATGTCTTGCATCAATATATTCAATTATTTTCATTTCATATCCTTCTTTTGATATCGATGTTTCACCTATTCTATCATATTTATTTATTATTTTACCCATTTAATCTCACCCCTTTTATATATTATACTTATATTCCTAAAAAATGTAAATATTAAACTTAGACTTTTACCGATTTTGATTGATTTTTAATTATATATTTCTATATAATGGAGCATATCTATTTACCCCTTGCACATATTAGGCAAGTGCTATACATTATATTCATCATATAAAGCAATATAATTTGGAACGGATATAAATTAAGTCCCAAAAAATCCAGTGCGAATCTATGGATGTTTACTAAATGTTCATATGTATTCGCTACATACATACTGTTCTTTATTAAATAAAGAACTACTTATATTTTCATATAAGAACAGACTATATCTTCATCCTATGAAAGGATGCCCTCCGCTTCGACTACCAATAACTTGTAGCCTACGAGTTTAAACTCTAGTCGTTGAAGTTTATTCATATTGTTTATAGCAATTTAGAATCTTACCTGCTGATTAAACAATCCTATTGATTTTTAAACATTCACGCTCACCATTTCTAGTCACGTTGTAGTTCAATAGGCTCTAAGTCCTTTCCAGCAATTCAAAGGGTTTAGATTATTAGTTACCTAATAAAATAAGCTAAATATTTAACCTATAAAATGCAGTCCATATTTTCATACCTTCATTCAATCTATCTTTTTTTCTTTGGGATAAATTCCTTCTTTTTTTATGAGGACTTTTCATGACATCATCGGAAAGTATTTCTTCTTTTTCAATATTTTCTTTTACACTACTTGTCATTGTCTTCCTCACCTACTTCGTTCTCTACTTCATTTTCTACTTCGGTATTATTCTTATTTTGTTCATTGTATATTTTATCTACATCTTCATAATCTTCTATTCCTTCTTCTCCCCCTAAAACATCGTTTTTAGCTAATTTCCACTGCTTTGCAAAAGGCAAAACGAACGTTAATATTTATTTATAGTCGCTACACTATAAACCTTAGTTAATTCTAAGCACCTAGTTTCCTAGAGTGACTAGACTATTTCTTCACCTTCAGCATTACCTGTTAAGGGCAGACCTTTTCGAGTGTCAATCACTTACACCCTACGAGTATTTAAACTCTAGTCGTTGAGGTTTATTCATTATTTATTTATATTTTATTTAACTTTAATTCTTTATTTAATGTTTCTTCTATTTTATTTAAATCATAATATGGGATTCTAATTAATTTTATTCCATTATTTTTACAATAAATATTTTTAATAGTATCCCTTATTTTACCTTCAACAAAACCATCAAATCCACCGAACCATTCTATTATCTCAAAATGTTGTTGTCCATCAAATTCGATACAACAATTATGTTGAGGTAAATAAAAATCAAAAGAAAGGATATGTTTAAATTTACAATCATTAAATTTATATTGAACTTTAAACTTTATATTATATTTATTTAAAACATCACTAATACCCTTTTCTCCTTTAGTTTCATTACATTGTGGGCATCTGTATTTGTCATAATAAAAGGAATCAAATCGTGTTTCCCAATATGCATGGTCATCATTTCCACACCATATCAATATTTTACTTTTATTATATTTATATTCAATTATTTTTATAAAAACATAACCTTTATTTTCTACATATTCTCTTATTGCATCTTCTGTCCATTTTGTTTTACTTAAGCTAGATTTTTTAAGAGAACATTCAGGACATCTTGTACCGTTACGATTACTTCTTCCTTTAAAATTAGCAAATGTAACTATATATGGCTTATGATTTTCATTACCACACCATATTTTTACTTTTGTATTTTGACCATAACCATCTAATATTTCTAAAACTTTATAATTTTTATCTTCTATAAAATTAATTATTTTTTCATTAGACCAAAATCTGTTTTCATCATAACATTGTTTACATCTAGTGCCTTTATTTTTTCCTCTTCCTTTAAAATTCCCAAATGATACTTTATAAGGTTTATGATTTATATTTTTGCACCAAACTATTATTTTTGATTCTATTCCTCTATATCCATCTTCATCAAATCCAATAAATTCATAATTATTTTCTTCAACAAAATTTTTTATAAATTCTTTTGCATATTTTATTACACCCATAATATCACCTCTTTTCTTATATTATACGAATTCTATTATAAAATGTAAAGTCAAATAAATAAATTAATTTTAGAATCTTACCTGCATGAACATCCATTTTAACATATATAAATATGTTTGGATATTTAGGATTTAACCTTGTATCCATCCTTACGTTTTTTCTACTTTCGTACCATTGCCGTTTAGGTTTTCACCTTCCGTTTTGGTGTAAGGCTTTAGGAATTACCTGCAATTAAATCTGTGTCCACTGCATATTTCTATACAGTCGTGGCTTTTTGTTTCCATCGTTTTAAGTATTGTCTTATTCCATCTATGTCCTCAAAAAATGGCAACTTTTTATTACATGGTTCATATAATTCTATCTTATCTATAAATTTCCCAAAACAAGCATTGTCATCATCATCATTATCTATTTGTGATAATTTCATTTTACAGTCAGCTTGTAATTTACTATTAATTTCTTGAATACTCTTTTGAAGTTGAACATTTCCTCTATCTTTTCTAAGGAGTAAATAATTCATACATATTTCTTGATATGACCAAAGGGATGAGGGATTCTTATCATCATAGGCAAGAAGCATTTGATTATATCTATCTTCGAGAAAAATATAATCGTCTAACTCTAAATCCGAGCCCCAACGTTTAATTACTTCCGGAGTAACTATCTTCTTAGTTTTTCTTTCTATTTCTTCTTTTGTTTTTTCAGTATTTAAATATAATGCTTCTTCCATTTCTTCCTCTGTCATACCAAATATATTCACAAATGCTGTTGTATCTTGAAATGTTTTATTTTTATATTGTACTAAATTATATTTTAATACATATAAATATCCAAGATTACTTTCAGAATTTCTATTCTTACTTATTAATCCCATAACTGTATCTTTAGAAAAATATAAATCTAATATCATACAAAATCTATATAATGCCTTCATTTCATCTTGATAATCTACCATTAACTTATCATATAAACTAGCACAACAGTCTTTGCAAATTGGTAATCTTCCATTTAATTTATCTCTAAATGAATAAGATTTACCAAAGTCTTTTTCAGGCAATTCTCTTCCACATGTAGTACATATTATTTTCTTTATTTCCTTTTTTGCTTTTGCCATATTTTTCTCCTTTCTGTTTTATATAATAAAAAAAGGGTATCATAGTTGAAAGGACTATGATACCCAAATCGGAGAGATATTAAAGTAAATATAGATTATTATAAGAATAGTATAGTAAAAAAGAAGGAAATTGTAAGCTGTGAAACCGTCCTTCCACATTGACTTACACTATTTTTATAAGACTACTTTTTACATTTTTAATATCTTTGATTAATCTCTCACCGTATAATATTTATTTTTTATAATTATTTAAATTTATGTCATAACAACATACCATTCCTTCTTTATTAAATATTAGGAATTTTTGAATAGGTTTATTATAAAGTCTTCCTTTTTTTGCATAACCTTCACTTCCGAATGCTCCTGAGCATATAACTGTTGTGCTATTAACATCAAATTGTTTTGCTTGATGGAAATGTCCTCTAAATATATAATCAACAGGATAATCATACATTTGTATAAGTCTATCTAAATTTCTATCTCTATCATTATCTCCATGTATTGCTATACATTTATTTCCTAAAACATCTACTTCAATAATTCCACAATCTCTATGTTCTATATATTCAACATTTTGATTTTTATTTAATCTTGATTTAACAAATGGTCTAATAAATTCTGTAAAGTTTTCTTCTTCTCTACTATTATCTTTTTCAGCAACTATCCTACTGTGATTACCATTTATTATTGCATATTTAACATAAAAATGTTTACTTAATTCATTTATAAATTCTGCTATAAGTTCACTTATTTTTACAACTTGTTCTGTTATTAATAATCTTGAATCAAATCTGTTTACGTTATGTATTAATCCTGAGATAAAATCACCCAGCCCCAACATATAGACTGTAGAAAGATTATTTAATTCTCCATATTCTATTACTTTTTCACAATAGTAATTTAATTTCTTTTCACATATTTGTGGATTATAACAATCTAATATATTATCAGTTTCAGCTCCATAATGTATATCAGATAATAAAACTACTCCTTCTTCTTCAGAAACTGTTTTTACTAAATCAACATCTCCAAGCAATGGTTTAGTTTCATTTAATTCTTCTATTTCATCTTTAGTACATTCAATTAAATGTTCTACTCTAGCTACTATTCTTCTCTCTGCATTTATATGATTTCTTTCATCTTTAAGTTTTTGTTTTTCTTTTTGCAATTGATTCACTTTGTTATTGATTTCTCTTAATCTTTTATCTTCTATGTCTTCATCAACTTTTTCTTTCATTTTCTTAAGTTTATAGTAATACTCATCTTCTAATTTTGCTATCTTTTCTTCGTATATATCATAAGCCATGACAAGACCTTTTCCTTTTCTTCTAAGAGTATCTCTATGTTCGTCACTATCTAATAACTCTTTAATGTCTTGCCATTCTATATCTTCTCCATCTTTTAACTTCATCACAGATAATCTAAGTTGATATTCTTCTAATGTTTCATTTTCTTTTCTTAAGAACTTTTCATCTAACATATACAATCTCTCCTTCTATATCTGTTATTATCCTTTTTACTTATATTATACTAAGATTCTTATTAAAAGTAAATAAAAAAAGGTAGAAAATTACTTTTCTACCATAAATTATTATTATATATACTCTCCGACAATTATATCTACATCAAATGGTGTAATATCTCCATCTGTTGAATAAACTATTTCTGCTTCTTCTTTATTGTCTACTACTTCTCCTCTAGCAATTCCATTCATAAATATTACATCGTATAAATTAGGTTTGCATATATTCATTATTGATTCTAGGGTATATGTCAAATTCTTTTTATTAAATTTTATATTATTATATCCATAGCTTTTTGATACTGGCATATCAGCCCAATAAATACGCATTTCCTCTAAATCTATTATATTAGCGATTACTTGTTCACAATCAGAACTTAAGTCAGATTTATTGACTACTGCTTTTGGCTCAAATACTTCACCAGTTGTATTATTGTCTAATTCCATATAACCCATAAAACAATCCTCTAATTCACTGAAATATTCTTCAGAAAAACTATTTATTGAAACTAAGATATATCTAACACCAACTTTTTTACATTCTTTAATATCAATGTCAATGAATTCACTTGCACCATCTTTAGCTGATACAAAATCTCCACTATGACAAATATTTGTTTTGCGACCTCTTAAATTACCATACCATATTTCATCAATGACTTCTAACTCATTAGTAAAACATAATGCACTTAAGTCTAAATCTGTTCTACAACCATTTTTTTGTTTCCAATATACGAAATTTCTTAAAAAATTTGTTCCATCTTTTATTTTCATTTTACTACCTTTTGCCATTGATTTTAATGCTTTACTAGAATTTCTTTGAGATGTTGGTGCTATATAATCTTTTAATTCTTCGTCTATATAAACTTTTCCTAAATAATCTCTTTTAGAATATTCATTCATTAACCTAAGATTACAAATGTTTTCTATTCTAGTACAAGTTGTTTTATCTAGTTCTTTTAAATCATTTTCTTTACCATATAATTTTCCTGAACCTTTTATTGAGAAAACTCTTAAGTTGTTGTTTTCTTTTCTTTTTATGAAATAACTTCTAATTTGTAGTAAAAGAGGAGTAGGAATTTTTTCAGCTATTTGACTAAATGCTAATACTATTTTATTGCTTTCATTCTTGTCAGTTGCTAGTCTAAGAGTTCTATCTAATCTTCTAGCAAATTCACCAGGTCTACTAGTTAATAATTCAATAACTTTATCTAAATCTTTTTCTTCAAATGCTTTTTCTATATTGCTATTAAATGTATCTATTTTTTTATTATTTCTTATTTTATCAAATGCTCTATTAACTTTTTTAAATTTCTTATATTCACCTGGATGTAATACTTCTCCTAATCTTATCCATCTATTTTTATATCTAAGCATATCTTCTTCTATGTTATTTGCATTTTCTAACATTGCTAATAATATTCTTCTGTCTCTTCTTTTAAATGAATCATAATGATAATCTTTTGATAAACTTTCATCCCCATCACTTAATACTGTTGCTAATCTTAAGACATCAGTGGCTGTTTTATAATAAGGTATCAATATTTCTTTAATGTCATCATTGTATTCACCAAACCATAATTCAGAAGTCACATAACTCAATATTTCTTTAAATGGAATTTCTTCAGGCATAATTTTCTTTAAATACTCTTTATTGAATTTTTTTAAAAACCATGATATATCTGATTTATCTGAAGTAGATATACTTACTTTAGAAGATACTAAATTAGTAAATATTGTATTGAAATCTTCAACATTTCCTAAGTCTATAACAGTTAAGTCATAATTTCCTATTAAAGGGAATCTTTCTTTCTTTTCATATTCAGGAACTAATTGACCATCAGTAGCATAATGAATTATTGCATTAAGATATAATTCAACTTCATCCATTTCCATTACTTGTTGTGGGAAATTAGGATACATAGGTTCGGTAACTTTATCTACTCCTACTAGTTCTTTAATTATTGATATTGTCATATTATAAAAATCTATATATTGTTCAACAGATAATAATTTTAATTCCTCTATAAGTTTTTCTGAAAATGTATATCCATAACTTTCTAAATTTACTAATGAAGTTGCTATTATTTGCTCACTAACTTTTTCACTGTCTTCGTCATTAAAACTAACTATCATTTTATTTCTTCTTCTTAAATACATAGTGTTCATTTCTTTCATTAAATACCAACTCCTTAATTTTCATTTATATATTCAATACATAGAGATAAAGATTATTATCTCCATCTGTTCAACACATAAACAATAAAAGTCGCATTATATTTAATGGAAATTGTTTATTCTAAAATCATTTAAAAAGAAGAAAGATTAAACACATAGCCATATATAATGCGACATACTATCAAAAGGAAAACTTATTATTTTAACCTTTTGAAAAATATCCACTCGAACGAACCGAGTGGATATAATATATAAAAGGGGGTGATGTATATGAAATATTTATTATAAAATTATATTGTTGTTTGGAAAGCATTAATTATAATATGTAATCTGCACCAATTAGAAGGAATAATTAATATAGCCAAACATAATTTTATTTATTAATAAGGAAATTGATAATTATACTTTTATTATACCGATAGACGGTATAATTATATTTCCTAATCTGTTGTTTTATATAATTAGAAGGAATAATTATCATAGCCTTATTTTATCTTATATATATAATATAACATTTTTATTTACTTTTGTAAACACTTTTTGAAAATTTTTTTAAAACCAATAAGAATACTTCAATTTTGCGTTAGTGCTTTTAACTACTGCATGAGTTATAGGTAAAGAAACTTCAAATCCTTCACCAGGTTCTAAAGTTAAGAAATCTCCTTCTTCATTAAATTGTATTTCTACATTTTCTTCACCTAAGTTATAAACATTAAATTCATAAGCTAATTGTATATCAACGCCTTCAGGATATTCTATCATATCATATTCTTTATCAAATACCCCATGTTTACTTCTTAATCTTTTTGGACTTGTTATCACTATTATTTCACCTCAATTATTTTTTCTTTTTAATTACTATTCTTCGCCAAGATTCTTTTCTATTTTTATAGTCATTGATAATCCATCTTCACCAGCAAAATATTCTAATATTTCATCTAATGAATGGAATAATTGGTCATCTTTAGTTTCTTCAACTAAATATATAACATCTTTATTTAACACTTCATCTTTATTAACACGAAAACTAAAATTTTTAAAACTCATACTTTTTGAAATCTTTGCCATAATTCATCTCTCCTTTTTAATTATAAATTTAATTCATTAATATCATTAATTTTAAAATAATAATTTATTGATGTGATTTCAGTGTAATTTAATTCTAATAAACATATATTGTTTGGTATATCATAAGAACAACTTAAATGGTTATATTTATTATACTTATCACCATTCGTATTTACTTCATTTATATGAAAATCTACAAATACTTTACTTTTTTCTTTTTCTATTGTTTTTTGTATGAACTTCTTATATAATTCTATTTCTTTTTCTGAAAATACTTCAATAGATAGTTTAATATAGATTTCATTATTGTAATAAATTAATTTTATAGAATTAATTGTTTTTAATAAATATTTATTACAATTTTCTGTACTTATGATTACATCACTAATATTGTTTATAGCTTTTAATTCCACTATTTTTCACCTCTTAAATTATTTTTAAATTCTTCATATAAACTATTTAATTTTTCTAGTAATTCTTCTGTTTCAGAATTTTCATCTTCTTCATCTTCTAATTCATCATCAGAATCAGTATCGTCATCTGTATTTTCGTCATCTTCGTCTTCTTCCATTTCTTCTGTATCGTCTTCTTCTTCAACAATTTCTTCATCTTCTATATCAATTTCATCGTCATCTGTGCCACTATCTTCTTCACTTACATCATCTTCAACATCTTCACTATCTGTATCTTCTTCATCATCTATGTCAGTATCTTCGTCATCTTCATCCTCTGATTCATCTTCGTCGTCCTCATCTTCTAATTCTGCTATCTGTTCTTCTATTTCCTCTATTTCTTCGTCTAAATCATCAAACAAATCATCATATTCTTCATCATCTTCAAAAAACATATTATAATGAATATCTGATAAATCCATAGCTCCATCTCTTACTAATACTGCTGTATCTCTAAATCTTCTTTTAAATACTTCTGTTAACTTTACTCTTATGACGGTTCTCTTTTTATTATGTTCTCCATTTGGTAGGATTACATCTCTTGTTTCTTCAGGTGTAAATGTGCAAAATCCTAACAATCTAACTTCTTCTCCTTCTAAGCAAGTTTTAAATGTCAAATTTCTTAAAGATTTTATTACTTTTTTAACATTGGGTTGCGATATTCTATAACCATTCCTTTTACATTCTGCTACCAATGCCCTTACAAATTCTTTTTCAGTCATTGTTGCATCTCTCCTTACATATTAATTAATATACCATTTATGGTGCATTAATCGAAATATTACATTTTTTATGTAAGACAACTATATATATTTTTTATTGATTTATCGTAGCTTTACTTATATAATACTAAGACTTTCATTAAAAGTCAAATGTTTTTATTTTATTTTTCAAGTAAATAATCACTATAGTATTGCCATCTCATTTTACCAGCTTTTTTACAATTTCCTCTGCAACACCTAGTGATAGCATTGGCTTTAGCGACAGTTTTACTTTCTGCATCTTTACTGTTTTCATATACTATTCCAGTGTCTAAGCATATAACTTTTTTATCTTCTTCAGATTTATTATTTTCTTCTTCTATTATTTTTGTTACATCATCTTTTTCTGTATTTAAATCTTCTGTTTCTTCTTTTTCCTCTTCTTGAACTTCAACAACCTTTTCTTCAGCTACTTCTACAACATTAGTATCTTCTTCAATTGTATCTGTAAGCTCATTAATTGGCTCTGTTGGAGTTTTAACCATATCGTTAGCTAATTCTACCTTTTCGGTAGCAACTTCCTTTATATCCTCTTTATTTTCCTCTGAAGCACATATCTCTATTTTATTATTTTCTTTTTTATTAGCTATTGCTATTTTTATTGCTTCTTTTTGATAATCACTTAAACTTATTCCACTAATATCTTTATCTTTTTTATTAACACTTCTAACATTTCTTCTTTTTAATCCCAAGGGATTTCACCTTCCTTTTTCATATTTTCAATTAAATTATTAATGTATGCTTCTTCATTTATTAATATTTCTATTATATTATAATAGAATTTTTTATTCTTAACTTCATAGTCTTTATCGTTTAATATACTAGTTAATAAAATACATTCGTCTTTAGTTAGATATTCAAATAACTTCATTAAAATTCTATCATCTTTTCTTTTAGACATTTTCTTAAGTCTATTAATCAAATCTTCTTCATCACTGAAATCCAATAAATAATTTACATTCTTTAATTTTTTATTTAATTTCTTAATTCTTTCTTTTTTTAATTTGTCATTTGCATAACAACTTTCTACTCTTTTTCTTATATTTTTGTTTATTATCCAAACGCCACTTGCGTTTTTTATTATTGCATCTCCATTTAAATAATCTATTTGTTTTTTTGTTAATATGTAACTTTTATTTTTTTCAAACCATCGAATAAATTCATTTGTTGTTTCATATTCTCCTGTAAATACTTTATTAAAATCTTCAATATTATATTTTTCACTTAAGTATTTTTCATCTTTTTGATTTCTCATTTTATCATTTTCTTCAATAAATTTCTGTTCAAATGATTCTATTTTATTTATATAATATTTACCGGTTGTTCTATCACAAACAGATACATTTCCTTTAGCTAATTTAGCCATATCCATTGCCTTATATTTGCAATTGGTAAATATTAACCCATCTCCTTTAACAGTATCATCATAACCAAGTTTATTATAGTATTTATCTATTGATAACCAAAGCTCTATCCTTGCTTCTTGTCTATAATTTTCAGGGTCATTTTCTAATTTAAATTTACCACAAAAGAAACCTTCTACTTTTTCTAATAAACTATCTTTTTTTGCTTTTATATAAAAACCACTTAAGGCTTGTCTATCCTTATATGTTCCTAGACTATAACCATCTTCTCCATGTTCATCTTTTATAACACAGATTTCAAACATATCTTCTATATCTATTGCTCTTTTTTCCTTTTCTTCCATTTATTATCTCTCCATTTTCTAACTATATTTACTTTATTTTTATTTTATATTTTACTAAATTGATAAAACACTTTTCTTTATTCCATATTTCTTACATAATGAGAAAAATATTAAATTATACCATTCCTCCTCTAATGTAATATAATTAAAGTATTCATCTACCTCATAATCAAATTCTTCTTTACTATTCTCTATTTTTACTAATAATTTATCTGATAATTCATTTGTTAAATCATATGCATTATAAAACATTTCCTTTACTTCAAATGGTACTTTTCTCCAAGATATATCTTCTTCTATCATTTTTTTATTGTATTTTCTTTTATTCTCAAATTCTTCTAACATCTTCTTATGAATTTGATTAGCTGGATTTTTCATACCTTCATCTCCTTCCTTTATTTATATAAAAGTAAACATATGTGAACTACACATAAGCTAAAGCTTATGTGCTTCCTAGGTAAGGTTACTATTGTAACTAATTTACTAGGCTCAAAAGGTCATCCCAACCTCTATTTGTTTTTATTCTAATATTCTTATACCTTCATGTAATATATTAATACTAGCATTTATATCTCTATCATGATGTTTGCCACAATATGGACAATCAAATTCTCTAATGTCTAATGTTTTTTTACCAGTATTATTTCCACAATTACTACATATTTGACTAGATGGATACCATTTGTCAACAAAAGATATTGTTCTACCATACCATTTAGCTTTATACTCTAATTGTCTTCTAAATTCATACCAACCAACATCTGATACAGATTGAGATAAATATTTATTTTGTCGTATCTTTTTAACTTGTAAATCTTCTAAACATATCACTTGGTTTTCGTTTATAAGTTCAGAAGATAATTTATGCAAAAAATCTTTTCTTTGATTAGTTATTTTTTCATATAATTTAGCAACTTTTATTCTTTGTTTATTTTTATTTTTACTACCATTTTTCTTCCTAGATAATTTTCTTTGTTCTTTAGCTAATTTATTTAATGATTTTCGTAAATATCTAGGATTGCTATATTTAACACCATCACTAGTTATAGCAAAATCAGTTAATCCTAAATCTATACCAATTGCAAATTCATTTTTAGGTAATTCTTTTATCTCTTGTTCTACTAATATAGATATATAATATTTACCACTAGGATTTTTAGATATCGTAGCTGATTTAATTTTTCCATCTTTAGGAATTTGTCTATGTTGTTTAATTCTAATTAGAGTTTTTAACTTGGGTAATTTAATATATTTATCATCAACTATATCAATAGTATTCTTTTGATTATTTGTAGTATAACTATAGTAATTATTCTTTTTAGATTTAAATTTAGGAAATCCAACTGATTTATCTCTAAAAAAGTTTTTATATGCTTTATCTAAATTCATTTGTGCATTTGCTAATGCTAAACTATCAACTTCTTTTAACCATATGTATTCTTTTTTATATTGCGCTGGAGTATTATTTAACATTTTATTATTCTTTTTATAATATTCAATTTTATCATTCAACATTTTATTATAAATAAATCTTACACTACCAAAGCATTTAGAAAAATATATTTCTTGTTCTTTATTTGGATATAATCTAAATTTATACGCTTTTAACATTTTATCACCCCTTACTTATATAATACTAATACTCTTATTAAAAGTCAATATTTATTGTGAAATTTTGTAATTTATTTCTATGAATAAATATTTTTATATGTTTATATACAAAAATAAGATTATATTATAATAAATATTTTCTTCTGTTTTACTATTTCATTTCATATACATATCTATTTTCTTCAACTTATATACTAATGTTTTTATTAAAAGTAAATAGTTTTAATATAAAATTAATAAAAATGTATTATTAAATATATGTAAAATAGTTATCACCAAAATAATAAGAGATTGTGAGGTGGAAGCATGAAATCTCTAAAAATCAAAAACATGTTAGAAGGAGCTGAAAAAATCACTATGAATGAAAAAGATAGAAATGAGAACATTCGTGAAATTAAAGAAGCTTTAGAGGAAAAAAGAATAAGAGAAACTCAAAACTTAGACATAAGATTGAAAAAAGATGAGTTATGTGCTGAAATGAAGAAACTAGATGAAATAAATAACATCTTAAACAGCACAAGTAAAAATGGAATAGGTTGTCCTATTAATGGTGAAATTCAACAACGAGAACAATACGAACCTCTTACTTGTAAAGGCGTTGAATCCTGTATTGTGGAAAAGAAAGTAGTCGTTGAATCTCCTAAAACTGAACAACATCCAACAGGATGTCATTGTGAAAAATGTTGTCCTCATCCTAAAAAAACTTGGTTTCAAAGAAATAAAAAGAAACTAGCAATTGGAGTAATGTGGGCAATTATGTTCGTTTTAGCTTTAGGCATATCACCACAAGGAGCATGGTTTACAACTCTACAAGAAAGTTTTGTTAATATTTTGGTTGATTTGTTTAAAATGGGATTATTTGTTGTCGCTGGTATATTAACCTTCAAAGTAATAATACCAAAAGATAAAGAAGACGACTAGATTGAAAAAGATACTGTCTTTTTTAATTACTTTATGTGTATTAACTTTCCCAATACAAACAATTAATGCCCAACCAGCTGACATTATTTACAATATTTTAGACAATAGCAATCAAAGACCAAAAAATAATGGTTTAGATTTGATAAATTCTCTTATCGGAAAGAATTCTAAAGTTGAAGAAAGTAAGAAAAACAAAGAAGAGAAAACTAAAGTAATAAGCAACAGTAAAGAATTGGAAAAAGAGATAAATAAAGAATCTAAAAAGAAGGGTAATATAAAATCAGACAAGAAACAACTTAAAGGAATAGATGTTTCTAAATGGAATGGGACTATAGATTGGAAGAGAGTTAAAAAGGCAGGGATAGACTTTTGTATAATAAGAACTGGATATGCTAAAACAGAAGATTATAAATTTAAATACAATATAGAACAAGCTATAAAAAATGATATGGAAATAGGTGTGTATCATTTCAGTTATGCTATGAATTTAAATGATGTCAAGAAAGAGACAAACCTCTGTTTAAAATTAATTGAACCATACAGAAAACATATAACATTAGGAGTATGGTTTGACTATGAATATGATTCAGTACGATATTCTACTCAATTTGGAGTTATACCTACTAAGAAATTAGTTACATCTCTTGGTGACGAATTCTGTAGAATAGTAGAAAAAGATGGATACGATAGTGGTATATATACAAATTTAGATTTTAGCGATAATTATTTTACAAAAGATTTATTAAATAATCACTATACATGGATTGCTTCATGGAATGGAAAATGTATAAAAGTAGGTAAGTTTAAAATGTGGCAATATACAGATAAGGGTTATGTTGATGGCATAGGTAAAGTTGATATGAATATTTATTATCGTCGAGATGATAAATAATGAAAAAGAAAATATTTACTTTATTTTTATGTGCATTAATGGTTTTACTTCCTTGCTCTAGTTATGCGAGTAAACCAATAATAGCAACCGATAATACATCAACACCTTATCAAGCTAAAGTATTTTTATATAATAGAAACACTAGTAAAAAATTAATGGGTTGTGTTGATTATATCTACGAATACTGTGATAAAGTAGGAATAGATGCAACATTAGTTATAGCAATGACAAGTATAGAAACAGGCTATGGTAAAAGTCATCTTTTTAGAAGCTATAATAACCCTGGAGGTTTAAAAGCTACTCATGGTTGGATGAGATTTAAAAATATCAAAGATGGTTATAAAGCAATGATTGATAAACTTGCTGTAATGTCAGGAGTTAGAAAATCCAACACTTACTATTTTAATTCATGTCATTATATCCAAGATTTGGGAGATATGTATTGGGTAGAAAACGGATGTGATAATGGATATTATCATATGTTATTAAAACAAATGCATAGAATTACATCAATAGAAGATAAAACTCCTAAAAAATCTAAAAAAGAAAAACACGAGAGTGTCACTGTTATAAAAACAAACACTAAAACAAATAAGAAAATAATTGATAAGCTATTATTAAAAAAACCTAAAAAACAAAGTGCCAAAGATTATCTCTTATCATTTAATAAGCATAAAGAGAAAAATGGAATGAATATAATTAATAAGGTTTTAGATAGCAAAAAAGGAACAGATTAATTTTCTGTTCCTTTTTTTATTTTTGCATAAACTTTATTTCCTATAGAGAGATTTTAGTTTATGTACAAAATATACTGTTTTCATATGAGCTTACTCCACATTTTTGCACAATATAACTACTATTTAATATTCTTATTATCATCATCATCTTTAAGTAAATTAATTATTGTATCACTTTCATTTTTTATTTTTGGTGATGATAATCTAAGTATTTCTGAATTATCTCTCTTGAAATCTATCCTTACTTTATCCTCAACTGTTGTTAGATATATTTCTTCAAAATCATTTCTTACCTTATCGTATTTTTTATTACTAAAAGATGAAGTATCATTTTTAGAATTTTCTATTTTCTTTTTGAAAGTATTAACTAAACTAGCTGTAACTAATTGATTAATTTTCTTTTTATTAGTTAAATCTTTTTTACAAGTTATTATTTGTTTTCTTTTATTATCATCATATTTGAAGTTCATCATTTTTTTATTAATTAATACTTCATTACAAGCATATGCACAATCAAAATGCATCGCAGAATCTCCAAATTTTTTTATCATTTTTTCTTTAAAACATTTATCAAAAATATTTAATAAATTATTAGGTATATCATTCATATTGGATATTTTTCTTATATTACCATTTTCATCTTTTTTATTTTTAAAATATTTATATATTTTTAATTCAGTTCCTTTAATAAATTTTTTCCCATCAAGTATTTTATTCCAATCTTCAATTACAGATAATTTTATATTATCTATTACAGCTGTTTCTTTTGCTCCATTTGTATATTGTTGATAGTATAAAACTATTTCATTTCCATCTTCATCATATTCTCCAGTCTCATATTTAAATTGTAACATATAAGCTCTATTTACAAATATTACATGTTGTTTTTCTAATCTTCTTAAAGCTCCATGTAACATATAATCTGTTCTTTGTTTACAAGTTGGGAATATATCATTAAATATTAAATTAACACTCTCATCAATATATTTTTCATATTCTTTTATAAGTATCTCCTCCTCTTTTCTTATATCTTCTTTAATATTTTTTTTATATTTTTCATAAGGAGTAATATTTTTTACACTTTCTTTAATACATATTTTAGTTGTATCATCATTTCTGCTCCCTTTAAATTCACTATTAACCATTCCAGTTACTTTCTTTATTTCACTTGTCCAAAGATATACTTTATATAATTCATTTGTTTTATCTTCTACAATAGGCAAATTAGAATTATTCTCAAGTATATCATCAAACATTGCAAACAGTTGGTCATCTAAAGGTTCATATTTAGATGAACGAATATCAGAACCTCTATTATTTTTTCTACCATCTTCTATTTCTTTAGGCATACTATATATTTCATGTATTGTAAATTTAGTTTTTTCTTTAGTAAACTTACATAAACTTTCAAATTGTTTCATTTGTTTTATTTTAGTATTGCCAGTTTTATATGGAATATTTGTTAATTCACAAATTTGTTTCCATGTGTATTCTTTATTTAACTCTAAATTTTCTATATTCATATTTATTATTTTGTACAGAAACTAATTTTTATCCAGTATATATGTTATATATATATTGGATATATTTTAGTTTCTGTACAATTTTTTCACCTACCTTTATTTGTTTTCATATATACTATAAGACATTAATAATTATTTTTTTACATTTTTTAAAAGATGTACGAGTTTTCTTTAGATTTTGTACAATTTATATTGACAGTCTTACAAATTTTTTTCTATTGCTTAAGCCCATAAAGTTATTTAATTCTTTTAAAAAAGAAGAGTATTTCACTCTCCTTTCTAATGAACAATATCTAAAGCAAATACAATTTCAATAGATATAAAATAAGAAATTATCGAAGGGCTATTTTACCATCTATTAATAATTCTAATATTGTTTGTCTTTTGTTTATTTCTCTATTATTTATTGCTTTTGTCAATACAATGTATTTTTCTACATATAACTTACAATTTGTTTTCCCTCTTGATATAGCAGTATATAGTGCTTCATTTACTAATAACATTTCTTTTACAACATATGTGTTGCTTAAGTAGATATATAAATATTTTATAGTACTTCCTTGAGAACGATGTATTGAGTAGCTATAGCCACCACTTAATATATCATAAAATTCACAAAGAATTATAAAAGTTTCGTTATTAAAACTAACTTTAATTGCATCAGAATATATTTCTTCTACTATTACTGTATTACCATTGAATAAGCTTCTATTTCCATCTTTTCTATTGTTATAATAATCTTCTTCAGATAATACATTATATTTATTTTTTGTTATAAGTAATACACTTCCTGGATATACTTTCATCTTAACTCTCTTATCATCTTCCTTAATGTCAGTACTAATTTCTATATAATTACTATCTTTATTAAGTTTACCTTTTTTTATTAATTCATTTTGAATATCTATATTTATTCTACTTGTTTCTTTTTTAGTACAAGCTAAAACTACATAATCTAATTTATTATTAACATCAAAGTTTTCTACATAATCATTAATCATTTCCCAATATTTATCATCACCTATAGTAACTGACATATCTTTTAATTCACCATATAATGCATATTTTTTATTTACAAATGGATTCTTATCATTTCTTATATCTGTACATACATTTAATATACCACTTTTCATCGCTTGTCTCATAGGTTCAGTTAATTGACATTTATTTATTGGTAATTTATTTAAATCATTTATAGTATTAGAATGTCCAATACTAGTTAATTGTTTTTCATCTCCTATAAATAATATTTTAGTTCCAGTCTCAATAGCACTTAATAAATCTAACATTAATTCATTTGATACCATAGAAACTTCATCTATAACTAACATATCAGTTTTTAATGGATTAGTTTTATCATACATAAAAAATCCACCTGAGAAACCTAAAGCTCTATGGATTGTACTTGCTTCTCTATTAGTTGATTCAGCTAATACTCCACTAGCTTTACCACTTAAGGCTACTAAAGTAGGCAAGAATGGTTCATATAATCTATCCATTATATTTAATATTATGTTTAATGTGAAAGTCTTACCAACACCTCCACCACCTGTTAATAGAGATATATTATGAGTTAATACAGATTTAACGCAATTTCTTTGTCCTTTGTTTAATTTTACTCCTAATCTTTCTTCTTCATAATTTATTTCTTTATCTATATCTATGTTTACATTACTTTTGTTATCTCCATTTATTAATCTTCTTAAATTTCTATATAAATTAACATCGCAATTATAAATACCATAAGTTGTTATATACTTATCTTCTATGATATAAATCTTTCTATCTTTTATTAATTTATCTATACATTTATTAAATATTTTATCTCCAACATTATCTATTGTATTTTCTATTACTGGTAATCTCATAAATCTACTGATACTTATAAAACTTTCAAAATCTTCATATAATACATCATTAATAGCTTTATAAGTATAACATTCTAATCTTCTTTCGTCTCTTTTATCTCCTTCCATTTTGCTTAAGAATATATTGTCTATAATATCCAATCTAAATCCTTTAAATACTAAATCAAATATATTACTCTTTATTTGTTGACATGCTTCATATAAATTTTTATTATATACTGTGTTTAATTTATTTATAGCATTATCTGTAAATCCTAATTGTTTTAATGTCATAAGATAATGTGCATTTTCAACATTCTCTTGATAAGAATTATATATTTTATTTATTGTCTTTTCTCCTATTCCATGTATTTTTAATAATTCTTCAGTATTTTTATTTTTTATTATATCACATATACCGATTACATTTTTTAATTTATCTGCTACACTTTCACCGATAAATAATTCTATAAAATTTAACATTGTATCATCATCATTAATGGAATCTGCTGAAAAGTCAGAAGGTATTATCTCTTGCCCTTTGATTGAATACCCCCATTTTTTATCGTATTCTAATTCCATTATTTTAGCTTTATATTTTACATTATATTTTATATCTCCTACTGTATTTACTTTCATACTAACATTGTTGTATACAGGATTTAAATAAGGTTTAATTTCCATTGTGTCACTGAATATTCTTAATATCATAAAGTTGCTATTAGGACTTTTATATACCTTTTTATCCAAAGTAAATTCTATTTCAATAGGATTATCTAATTTTATAAGTTTGCTCATTTCATCACCCACCAAATTATATTTTATATAAATTATACTAATATAGTTATTAAAAGTCAAATAAAATGTATGATAAATCATAATTAAATATAATAGGCTGGTCTTATTATCGTAATGTAGATTATTAAAAAATTAAGATATGTAAAAATATCTTTAAAGGAGATGAATTTAATGGGGTTTATTAGAGAAGATAAAACCAATGGAAATAACAATGATAATAATGTAATAAAAACTATTTCTAGTAAAGTATTAGCTACTGTACCTGCTAGTGATATAAAATTAGATGGTGAAATTGCTGTAAATAATATTTTTATTAATAAAGACAGAAGATACTATATAGAATTTTTAGGTAGTAAAAAATTATGTAGTTTATTAATAAATGGAGAGATTGGTGATTTTATTATATGCAGTATAGGTAATTATTCTATAGAGATACACAATAACACATTTAATATATCAATATACATTGATAAAATAAATACATCTGATACTACTGATACTTTTACTGATTTAGTTATATATGAAGAAGAAGTTAAATATTTAGATAATAAATATTTAGAAACTGATTTAACATTACAAAACAGTATTAGTTTAGGAAGAATAGGAGATATAGGAACAGGAAGTAGTGCTATAGGGTATGACGTAGAAGCATCAGGTTATGCTTCACATGCAGAAGGTAGTAAGACTACTGCTTCAGGCGATTATTCACATGCAGAAGGCTCTACGACAACAGCTTCAGGTGTTAATTCTCATGCAGAAGGTGATTATACAACTGCTTCAGGTATGTTTTCACATGCAGAAGGCTCTACGACAACAGCTTCAGGTGTTGATTCTCATGCAGAAGGTAATTATACAACTGCTTCAGGTGCTAGTTCACATGCAGAAGGTAATTTTACTAAAGCTTCTTCTCAATATCAGCATGTACAAGGTAAATATAATATAGAAGATACTGCTAATAAATATGCTCATATAGTGGGTAATGGTAATAGTAGTACGGATTCTAATGCCCATACTTTAGATTGGGAAGGTAATGGTTGGTATGCAGGTAAATTATCTCAAGAAGGTACTCCTACTGAAGATAAAGATTTAACTACTAAGAAATATGTAGATGATAAAGTTAAAGATACTTTAATAACCACTAATATATCAGGCACTACTTTAGCATTAACAGTAAATAAATATCAAACTGCTACTGTTGTAGACGGTACTGAAATTACATTACCAGCAGTTACTTCTTTTACAAAAATTCATTTATTCTTTAGTACAACAGCAGATTTAACTTTAACATTACCAACTTGTAAGTGGCAAAATGGAAATATTCCAACAATTTCAGCTAATAAAACATATGAGTTTATTTTCACTTATACCACAGAATGGTTAGGTGTAGTAATTGTCTATGGATAATAAATTATTAATGAATAATATCTTAAAATATTAAAAAAATAGATATAATAAATATAGTGAATCTTAGTATAAGTTTAAAAGAAAAATTAAAATAGCCTACTATTAAGTAGGCTATTTTTTTATTCTTCTTTTTCTTCTTCATCTAATTCTTCAATTATTTCTTTAGGTTCTTCTATGTTTAATTCACTTCTTAATTCTTCGATTTCTTTATGTAACATTTCAAAATCTTTACTACTTTTTTCTAACATAAGTTTTAAGTTTTCTGATTCTGCATCAACAGTTTGTAAATAATCCTTACATAATTTCTTTCCTATTTTTTCTAAAAATTTTCTCATATTCTTCACCTTTCTTTATTTTTTTATTTACTTCTAATAAATTTTTTAGTATAATTTATATAAAATCCAAAGGAGTTGATAAAATGAAATTTATAAAAAGATATATTAAAAATTTTCATTTTGAAATTATTATAAACTTAATAAAAGATATTATAAAAATTATATATAATATATGTCTAAATTTATTAGATTTACTTAGTGATATTATCATGATTTTTATTTATCCACTATTAGTTTTTGGAGAATGCTTAGAAGATAAAGAAGAGAATTAATCTCTTCTTTTTTTATTTTTCTAAAGAGCAGATAATAAAATAATTTCATTAAATTGTTCATTTGTTAATTTAAGTTCTGTTTCTAAAGTATCATAAAAATTTACATTTGATATATCTTCTTCTTTGGATAAATAACTTTTTTGCACTTGTTCTAAGTCACCATCTGTATCATCTATTACATATGAAAATATTGTTTTATTATCATACATGTCTTTTATTTTTGTTCCTTTATTTACAATTTTAAATAAATCTTGTGATGTTAAATCAACCACTATATATTCTACTAGTTTTCCAAAAGGATAAATAGCATCTTCAAGGTATATACAGTTAAATAAATAAAACTTTTCTTTCTTAGTTGAATATCCTATAAATACTTTAGGATAATTTGACTTATCTAAATTAATTAATACATATACATTTCCAAATATTGAATCATTTATCATTGAAGGTCTTATACCTAACAATGAATAATATTTATCTACATTAGTTACTTCCATCATTTTCGTTATCCTTTCTTTTATTTTCAGTTATTTTCTTTAATAATAATTGATTTCTTTGTATGTAAAGTTTTTGTAAATCCATATCATTTGCTTCAATTCGCAATTGCATTTTTGGTCTTTCTGTTGTAAAGTACTCACAAAATCTAAAACAGCCAACATTCAAGTCAGTCTTTATCATACAATGTCCACAAGGAAATTGAATTGGTGTAGTTAAAAAATATGCACAGTTAGTACAATCAGTTGGGTTAATTTCACCATTATTATCATATTTAATTGCACGTATTGACACATCTTCTGTTAGCAATCTATCAAAACTTTCATAATCTTCACATTCAGCAAAATCTTTATTAGTACATAATTCTGTTATTGTTATCCAACAGTCCTCATTAGCCATACATATATAGCTAGGTTTAATACCTTCTTCAGTGTAAGTAAATATACCTTTTAAGTGTTTACAAGTTGAACATATACTCTTATCTTCTTGTGTTTTCATCAATATCAATTCCTTTCAAATCATAATCCAATATATATGCTTTAACATTTTGAGCTATTAAATCAAATAATGATACATCTATATTATAATGTTTTAGTTTTACTAAAGGTTCTTCCCATGTTACATCATTTAATTCATCAACAATACGTTTTTCTATTTTTCCATTAACTTTACATTTTTCTTCAAGTCCATTTGGGAATTTTAATAAAACCTCATGTAATCTTCTATTATATATATCATATAAAACTTCATTTACTTCTTTATTATCAACAGGTATGCTAATAAACATATCAGGTATTAATTCATCATATTGTATAATAATTTCTTTCATATAAATATCTTCATAGTATATCGTATCACATACCTTTACATATTCTCTAATATATTCTTTCATTCTTTTTTCTTCATTTTTTCTATCTTTTCTTTCCTTAAAAAACCCCATATAATTAAATCACCTTCTTACTTAATTGTTGAGTTATTTCATATTCATCATCAGTTGGATTATCTATAAATGTTGCAGTAGGGTTGTGTTTTAATACTTCTTCTTTTATTTCATTAAGACTACAAACAAAAAACTCTTTATGTTTATTTGCTAAATTCCAACGTTTATCATCTAAAGCTTTATGTAAAGTAGATTCTAAATCGTAACAATCTTCGCTAAATATTATTGAATGTACTTTAAATTTAAATGGAACAGAAGCACTAGATAATTCTGCAACTCTATTTAGAGGGTCTAATCTTCTTGTTGTTCCCACTTTATATACTTCTTTACCTTCAAATGAATCATTAGATATAACATAAACCCAACCAGCTTTTTTATTTATTTGTCTATTTAATACATCTTTTTTCTTTTCTTCTAATTTAGATATTTTGTCTTGTAATTTAGCTAATTGTTTCTTTATAACTTTATTATTACCTTGTTCATTGATTAATTGTTCTTGTAATCTTACTATTTCAGTATTGTATTGTGCTTGTTCATATTGTATTTTTTCTTTAGCTTTGTTTATTTCTTCTTCTAATTTTAATTGTTCTCTTATTTCAGCTTCTTTTCTTCTTATTTCTTCTTTTTCTTCTTCTTTTTTTCTTAACCAACCACATCTTAAATCAGCTTCCATAAATTTTAATTTAAGTAAATCAACAGATATTCTTGTACAGAAAGATTTAAGTAATTTATTTATTTTATTATATTTATTTGTAATATTATCTTTCACTTTATCAATTCCACTATATTTTAATTTGATTATTAATGTATCACAATAATCATTAAAACTCATAAGTGCTAAATTAGATATATCTTTCATAAGTTTATTACCTTTAGCTTCACTTCCTTGAACTGTCCATTCCATATCATGTATTATAGCTTCTTTATTTTTGATTAATACTTTTTGTTTTCTTCTTATTTCTTTAAGTTGATTTTCAAATTCTTTAGAAGTATCATAATCATATGCACATTCTATTCCTTCAACTTCTTCATTACTTTCATCACATTTAGAATTTTCATAACCTTTTATAATTTTTTCTAAATTTTCAATTTCTTTCTTTAAACTTTTATTTTCATTTATTATCATAAATTTTTCAAATTCGTTCATATCTATCTCCCCTTTGTTTTTTATTTATTTTATATATATTATACTCATAATTTTATTAAAAGTAAAATAAATTACTCGAAATATCGTGTAAAATTTTATTGTCTTATTTAATATATGTAAATAAAATAGAAAGGATTGATATTAAATGCCAAGATTAGAAACAAGAAATACTTTCTTTGGAGAAAATATGGAATATTTTAATGGACAAGAATGGAAATATATAAAAGATTATAAAAGAGGAGAAAAAGTATTAACATATTTTCCTAAAGATAAACATGTTGAATTATTATTACCACTCAATTATATTAAAAGAAAATCTAAAGGATTAAATAGGATTACTTTTCAAAGAAAATTAGATATATTAATAAATGATGAAGGAATATTCTTTGGTAAATATAGAGATACTAGTATAAATGAATATGGAGATGTAATATTTAGACATGATAATAGATATGTAGATATTATGACTAAAGATATTCCACTTAAAAAATCAATATTTTCTCATTTTTTATTTATAAATACTTTTACTTATATTTCCAATACTAGTAGTCAATTAACAGAAAATAAAATGGAACTAATGTTAAGAAGTATAATGTATGGAGATATAGATAAATCTAATGTATGCACTTTAGATATGAGAGATGAATCTATTGAAAAATTTGAAAAAACTATGAAACCTTGGGAAGTTTTATTAAATAAATGTAAAGTAAGATATAAAAAAGATGTTCGTTGGAGAACATTAAGTTTTAGTTTACCTAGAGATAAAGATGTATTTCTTAAGAGTATACTTAATTATTCTTATGATGAAATAAGATTTATAGTTGATAAATTAGATAGATTAAATGATATGAACAATAAGATAATACCTAAAGATAAAGATAGTTTAGATTTTATTCAAATGGCATATACATTATATGGTATTCCTTGCCATAAATATGAAGACCATCTTTTAAAGATGAATAATTTAGGTCTTAGAGCAAATGTAAAAAATATGAAATTATTTAGAAGTAGATATGAATATTCTTTTACTGTAAAAACAGGTTATATAGTCTTAAGAAATAATGGTATTATTATGGTATTTAGAGATTATAAATAAAAAAGAGAGGATATATCCTCTCTAATCTTCATTAACTATTTCAGTAAAATCTATTGCTTTAGAAAAATCCCAACCTTGCTCATATAAATCTTCTATAATTCTTTTCATAAATCCATCTAGCATATCAGTTATTAAAAAATATTTAATAGGTATTCTTATTATTTCAGCTTTATATTCTTCTCCATCTTTTTCAAATTCCATAATAACACTACCACAGGGCAGGTTTAACATTTCCATATCCATATCTATATCCATTTTGTCGTATTTTTTATCCATATTTATTCTCCATTCTGTTCATTAGATTTTAGTTTTTCTTCATAAACCTCGCAAGGGTGATAAGGTAAATTTATTTCATTTTTATTACATAAGATTTCACAAAATCCATTACCTAAATCTTTTATTTTAAAATATTTGCAAAGTCCACAATTTACTTTCTTTTCTTCCATTAATTTTCTCCTTTTAATTTTATTATACTAATAAAAATATTAAAAGTCAAGTATTAGGTTATTAATTTCATTAATCTTATTAACAAAATATTAAAAATTTTAATAAAATTAATTTATCAATCAATTTATCTAACTACAACAAATTTACTTTGAATGGATGTAACCCTACACCCTCTATTCCATCAGCAAATGCTTTAGGAAATACTTTTTTAATAATTTGATATGAGCCATTTACATCAGCATTTATTTTTATACCTTCGTTACTCACAAATAATCCTCTATATTTTCTCCTACTTTTATTATAATTCTCTTTAATAGGTAATTCATTATCTAAAAATGAAGTACCACTTGTATAACTTTCTTCAGTAATAATAACTTGTATTCCAAATTCCTCTGCTTTATATTGTACTTTTTGTATAAAACTATAATAAGGTATACTAATAAAATTTTGATTAACTCTTTTACTCATTTTACTATTTTGTTTCCAATTCTTATTGTTACCTATAACTATAGTATTAATTTCATTATTTCTACAATAATCAACTACAAATCTACTAGCTTTATGAATATAATCTTCAACTTTATTATTTCTTTTTAGTGTTAGTTTTCTCATTTTATTAGTGTAATCTAATTTATTAACTCTTTTAGCTATTGATTTATAATGAGCCATTTGTTTATTATAGTATTGATTTATTGACTTTAGACCCTTACCATTTATTACTAATGGAATTAATCCACAATTATTAGTTATGGTTACAAAGTTATCTAAACCTAAATCAATACCAATGTATCTATTATTGTCTTGTAATAATTGAATATCTTCTGTTTTATAAACTACTTCTATTACAATGTATTTGTCTTTAGGAATAATTCTTACTTGTTGTAAATTACTTACTTTTGTTTTCAAATAAAAACCTTTGAATGCTTTAGGAAATTTAATTATACCTTTGTTTATTTTACAATTTTGATTTGTCAATACAATTAAATTTCTACTATCTTTCTGCTTATATTTAGGTAGTTTAGGCCTACCTAAATATTTATTGGAATTCTTATTATAATCTTTTATTGATTGAAAAAATGATTTCCAATTTTTATCTAATAATTTTAAACATTGCTGACCCGTACTTGCTAATGGCATATTTTTATAATCAAAATTATTTCCTTCTTGCTTTGACAATTTATCTAAATCATTATACCTTATCCATTTTCCATTATTAATAAATTCTTGTCTAATAATATAATTTGCACAATTATATAGATTTTTAGACTTATAACAAAATTCATCTAGTAGACTATAGTATTTATTATTTGGTTTAATAATATGTTTTTCAACTCTATTGATTTTTATCACCTCCTTTATTATATGATACTAAGATGAGTAATAAAAATCAATAGTATTTAATAAAAATTTTAATATATTTTATATATAATTAATATTTATTTGTATTATATTATATATGTATAATGTAAATAAGGAGGTGAAGACAATGGCAGTTAAAGTTAGAGGTAAAGTAGTTACAACTGAAAGAGAAAATCAAGAAATATTATCTGATGGTAATGAAGGAACTATAGAATCAATAACTAATGTTCAAGTTCAAAACATGGGCGAAGGAGAAATAAATGTTATATTCAATGACGGAGACAAAATATTAATGCGTGCTAATGAAACTTTAAGTTTAGGAAATGTAATAATAGAATCAATAGTTGTTGTTGAAAGTGGTTCAAAAGTTAGATATATAGGGTTAAATTAATTTTGTATAAAGGGAAATAATAGATATAATTCTATATATTTCCCTTTATTTTTTATAATAAATAGAAAGGAGAAATAATATGTTTGATAAAGATAATAAATTTGGATTCATTAATAATAATAATGAAAATAATAATAATATAAAAGATACTGATTTGCCACATACTGTTTCTAGCAAAGTATTAGTTACTGTACCTGCTAGTGATATAACATTACAAAAAGCTATTAATATAAATAATGTTTCTATTAATAAAGATAGAAGATATTATATAGAGTTTTTAGGTAGTAAAAAAATATGTAGTTTATTAATAAATGAAGAGGGCGGTAATTGTATTATATGTAGTATAGGTAATTATATTATACAAGCATATAATGATTCACCTAATATATCAATGAATATCAATAAAATAAATACAAATGATACTACTGCTACTACTTTTACTGATTTAATTATATATGAAGAAGAAGTTAAATATGTGGATAGTAAGTATATAGAAAATGATTTAACATTACAAAATAGTATTAGTTTAGGAAGAGTGGGAAATATAGGAGCAGCAAGTAGTGCTATAGGAGCTCAAGTAACAGCTTCAGGTTATGCTTCACATGCCGAAGGTGATTATACAACTGCTTCAGGTTATGCTTCCCATGCAGAAGGGTATGGAAGTAAAGCTTCTTCTCAATTTCAACACGTACAAGGTAAATATAATATTGAAGACAAAGAGCGTAAATATTCTCATATAGTAGGTAATGGTGCTGGTGATGCTAAAAGGTCAAATGCTCACACATTAGACTGGAAAGGTAACGGATGGTATGCAGGTAAATTATCTCAAGAAGGTACTCCTATTGAAGATAAAGATTTAGCCACTAAAAAATATGTAGATGATAATATATTACTTGAACAATTACCTATATTGAGAATGGATGAAACTAATAAACGTATATATGTTAATTGTAATAATATGGGAACATATAAAAAATACTTTGTACCAAATAAATATGCCAATGTATATGGATTCTCATTTATTTATACAAATGAAGATAGTAGCGAAACAGAAATAGCCCTTGTTGGTGGTGCTATGACTAGAGATGATTTTATATTGTGTGCAAGAAATACTGATACTTTATTTATACTTATACTAGGTGGTACAAATAAATACACATATACTAAAAGTACTAAAACACTAGAAAAAAGTTTATATGGATATTTAAAAATAGGAAATACGCAAGAATATACACCAACAGAAAATTATCATCCAGCTACTAAGAAATATGTAGATGATAAAATTACTAGTTTACCTCAATTTAGTTTTAATGAAAATGGAGAACTAGTTGTAACCATTAATGGAGTTAGCAAAACATTTGTACCTAAAGAATAATAAATAGAAAGGAAAAGATAGATTATGTTTGATAAAAATAATAAATTTGGTTTTATTGTTAATAACAATAATGAAACAGGTGGAGTAAATACTAATGATTCAAAAATGATTCCTATAACATTTGCTCCAAGTTCATATGGTAATGCTACCATTTCGCCAAAGGATGTAGATATTAAAAAATTATTAGATATGGGTGGATATATGCATGTTATAGTTGATGTTGGTACATCAAGTATAGATGTTCCACTTTTATTCGATAAAAAGAATTTACTTTCTTATGATTCATATGAAGAAATGCCAGTTTATATTGTTAAAAAAAATGAATTAATATGTTATAAAAGTAGTCAATATGGTACTGATATATCTTTTAAAATTTTATATATTAGAACAGATGATATAAGATTAAAAGATATAGATAAAAAGGATTTATATATTTATACAGATGTATATAATTTAAATGCAACAGATTTGAATGATAATGATAAAAATATAACAGCAAATATAACTAATGTTTATTTTGAACCAAAAACTATTCCAAATGCAAATAGAAAAGAAGAAAAATAATGATAGATTTTAATTTTAAATATAATACTTCTATATGCCTTATATGTAAAGATGAAAACCCTTATATTAATGAATGGTTAGAGTATCATATTGGTATAGGTATTAATCATTTTTATATATATGATAATATGTCAACAGTACCAATTAAAGAAAGTATAAAAAAGGAATATTTAAATAAATGTACTATAAGAGATTGGAAATTGAATGTAAGAGAACATGGTAACATTCAAATAAAATGTTATAATAATTGTTTATATAATTATAGTAGAGAATCAAAATGGATAGCTTTTATAGATGCTGATGAATTTATAAATATAAAGGATAATTCTAATATAAATGACTTTATGCAACAGTATGAAAAATATGATGGATTATATATAGATTGGTTAACTTATAATGCTAATGGCAAAATAAAAAAAGAAGATGGATTAGTAAGAGAAAGATTTACAAAAGTTGTACCTTATTATAATGATATTAGAGGAAAATGTATAGTTAAGGCTCATAGAATTGTAGCAATGTCACCTCATTTTCCTATGATGTCTAATAATTATAATACTATTGTTGATTCAGATTGCAAAAGAGTTTATAGTCCTATGTCATATGGATTAACACCTATGGATAAAATAACTTTAGACCATTACATAACTAAATCATATGAAGAATGGATTGAAAAATTGAATAGAGGTTCATGTGTAGATGATTTTGAAAGAAAGATGGATGAATTTTTTTATTTCAATGCTGACTTAAAAGACAAATTAAGATAGCAATAGAAGTCTATTTTTATTACTTTTTTAATCTTTTTATATTCTATCACTTTTATATATCATTAATCATGTATTTTATTTACTTCAATTTCTTGCGTACGGTTAACCATGTATTTTTTGTAGGATTTTTTCCTATTCGGTTAACCGTACATTTTTTTTATTTACCCTATAAAAACGAGACTTAATGGGATATAAAAATAGACATATTAATATTTTCGTGATTTATCGTTATTTTTAATCCACATCATTCTGTGGATAACTTTGTTGAAATTGTGGATAACTTTATATGATTACTTTTTATATGGTATATCGTATATTTTATGGTTATTTTTGGTTAAAAATGGTACAAAAATGTACCAAAATTGGTCAAAAATGGTATGTTTTTGGCTAAAAATAGACTGAAATTGGTCAAAAATAACACGTTTTTTTATAGTTATTTTATTAGGGTATAGTTATTTTATTGAGGTAGTGTATATAAGGGTAGGTAATATCATTGATTTAGTAATTGATATTATCATAAAGTACCCCCCCATCTTTATCGAATTTAATCAATTATTTCAACTTCATATTTATATAATGCTATATATAATTTATTAGGAATAACATTTTTATATTTATCTGCTATTTCCTTTATTCTTTTTTCTTTATTAATTTTATACCATTCAAAAGCTTCGATAGAAGTTTTAAAACTTTTTTTAATTATTTTTCCTTCTATTTTCATTTCACTTCTAAATTTTTGCTTATAATTATCCCAATAAACTCCTATTGGCAAATCACCTCTCCTGTTTTCATGTTTAATAAAAAGCATATTAATATCATGTGGCACAACTATACAAGTATAAGGTGAATATAATTTATTTCTTTTATACAATATATCTTTATCAATTTCCATACGTTGCCCTTCTACTTCATAATAATTTTCTTCAAACCATTCTGCAAATTTTTGAAAATTTAACCATTCTTCACAAATAGTACAATTTTCGTAAGTATGATGTTTTTGTTTTGTTTCATTACTTAAAGTTCTATTTAATATTCCTTGCCATTTTTGAAAAGCTAATGGGTTATTTTTTTTACTATATTTACCTTCTCCAATAAATGCTTTATTATAATAAATTTTATCATATGGACACTTTATTGTTCCATCATCCCATTTATCCATATTGGTGTTATATACAATATAATCATAATCTTTTATATATACATCAATGTTATTTCTATTTTTATATTCTATTATTTTCATCAAAGCGTTATAATTATTATATTTTTCTTTTCCTATATGTTTATTTTTTAAACTCATGAACATCACTCCTTTTATTTATAATTAAATTATACTATTTAAATCATTAAAAGTCAATTAATATGGTAAAATTATAAATTGGTGATTTTATTAATTGATGAAATTTAATTCTGTGTAGATAAAGGGACTATACTCATATATTGTCGAAAAAACACGAAAAGTTACGAAAACTACCCCCTTTATGTCGAAAACGCAAATAGTTCTCTAAGAACTCTTTTTTAAAACACTGTATACAAAGAATTTATAGTGGGATTTTTTCCGACCCACCCCCCTATTATATGTCCCACAAAATTTTCAGAGTCCCCCCTTATCAGTTCCTTAAAATTCCCTACAAATTCCCCACAAATTACTCTTAAAATTCCCTTAAGTTTTCACGTGGGACAAGGCTCTATATATTACAATATTCTACAAATATAGACAAAACTCTTTCAAATATATCATATCATACATTATAAACAATTCACCATACAATATACAATAAACATTAAACATAATACATTATAATCAATACAGTATACAATATAAACAATTCACCATAAACAATTCACCATACATTATACACTATAAAAAATACTGTATACAATAAACTATAAAAAATAAGTAGGACATATTTTGTCCCACTTATTCTCTTCTTATAGATAATATAAAGTATTTAAAAAGTCAATCAGAGCCACTACATTAATATTGAATAAATTCCCCACAAAATCAACAAAATCCATTAAACCTATTAATATACAGTCTTTAAAAATCACCATAACAATAATTAAACTTAAAACTATTAATAATTTTTTCATACTTACCAATCCCCTTTATCTATTTATTTATTAATATAATGTTAGCAGTCCTTCTCTTATTTAGCAACAATTTTTAAGAAAAATTTTTTCTCTATACACTATTTTTTACATATACTATTATAAGACAATACAAGGCAATATAAGAGAAGAGACACTCTCAACGATGTAGCATAAGGAGGACACAACGCCAACGCCTTACAATCAATCCTATGCAGTTCGTTCTTTGTATCATATGTTCTTCTAACATAGAACATCATAGGAACAGTTGTTCTATCATACTATCATATGAACCTATGAACAGTCACTCATATATTATCATAATGATAATGATTGATTATATGAACACTCACTCATATATTATCATATTGATAGTAGTTAACATGTTAACTATATATTGTATACATAGTACATAGTACATTATACATAATATATCATATTGTATACAATGCACACTATACAGCATACATAGTACTTAGTATCTTATACACTATACATAATATAATATATTGTATACATTATACATAGTATAACATACATAGTACATAATAATGTATACATTATACACTATACAATATACATTATACATACAATATATGAACAGTTATTCATACGTATACACTATATATTATACTGTATACATTAATCATAATGTATGAACACTCACTCATATGTTATCATATTGATAATAGTTTACTTATCAACTATTTACATATTGATAATTAAACATATGAATAAGTATTCATATAAGATACAATTCTATATATGAATACTTGAATATCTATTCATATATTATCATTATGATAATAAATTGTATACATTAAAAAGTATACATTAAAAATTATAGTCACCTTTTTAAAAATACATATCGACCTTTTACCGTCGATTTTAAAGCACTGTATAGAGTGACTTTATATAAAGGATTAAGTATAAAGAGGGATTTTGTTCGCCCTCTTAGAATCGATTTAAATAGGTCATGATTTTTTCTTAGTATTTGTAAATTTATCAAAATGATAATATAGTATTTTCAATGGTTTCACGTTTACAATGTTTACTTATACTAAACTTTTCAGACAAAATTAACTGTTGACAAACACCATAAAGTATGCTACGTTCGATTATAGAACACTTGTTTATTTGTCAACTATTATTTATTATCAATATGAGAATAGTTAACATGTAAACTAATATAATACATTATACATAATATTACATACAGTATATTATATATTGCATACAAGATACAATATACATAATAAATTATATTGTATACACTATACATAATAAACAATACATGATATATAATATATTATATTGTATACATAATACATTATACTATATATTACATGTTGTATACAATTAAACATATGAGCAGTTATTCATATATACAATAAAAAAATAGTAGAAAAGTCTACTATTTTTTTTCTTCTATTTTCTTAAGTTTTTTAAAATAATGATAGTTCCAAAAGCTTAAATCATTCAATTGTATACAGTATTTTAATCCACTTAATAATTCTGTTACATTATATTTAAATAGTCTCTTTTCCTTGCATATATTAACAATTAATTCCTTTGTCCATATATTGCCCTTTATTTCTATACTATATTTCTTCAATTCAATCAATCTCCTTTATTTAATTTATTATCTTTAGTATAGCATAACTTTATTTAATGTCAATAATTTTTTAAAAGTTTTTCTATTTTTTTTCATATATCAATATAAGGCAATAGAAGACAATATAAGAGAATATATTATCTAATTGATTAATTATCCACTAACTATCTTAAAAGTCTTTAAAACGCCTTATATCACGTCATACGGCAACAGTAGAAAAAAAATAAAATAGAAAAATGATTTTAGAACTGATACTAAAAAGAATATAGATATATTGTATACATTATAATGAATATTGTATTTTGTATATTGTTTAATGTATACAAAAAACATAAAAAAACATAAAAAAATAGTTGACAATCAATAAAGTGATGCTACAATTATGTTAATAAAACAAAAGCAACTTAGGAAAGGCAGTTAAAAAAGTTTTAAAAAGTTTTAAAAAAGTACTTGACATTAGATAAAAGACCTGATATAATTAAGATAATAAAACAAAAGCAACTTAGGAAAGCAGTTTAAGAGCTACTTAAAAAAAATTTAAAAAACTTTTAAAAAATAGTTGACATTGAATAAAAGAACTACTACAATTAAGTTAATAAAGCAACTTAGGAACTACTTAAAAAGTTTTAAAAGATTTTTAAAAAAGCAGTTGACATTGAATAAAAGACATGATACAATTAAAGAAAAAGTAATAAAAAAATCCTTAAGCTATACGCATAAGGTATATAATAGAAGCTTAGCATTTTTTAGAGCTAAGCATTATCTTAAAACTTTTAAGCAACTGACAAGAGGAAAAACTTAAAAGGTGCTTTTGGTAAAAACCCTATTACCAAAGGTTATATAGGTAAACTGTTAATCGACGATTAATAAGTACTTACGAAAACATACTTTTTAAGTCGGAACTCCTGAAAAGTACTCAAAAGGTTATAAGATAATAATCAAAAGTTAGATTTTATTATCTAACAGCCATTGAACAGTTACAAGGGCGTATGAAGTGCAATGGTAAAAATCCTATTATATAATTGAATATGTTCCCTCCTCCTAAAAACGGAAAAGGAAAAAATTCCTTTTCAGTTAATCGGAAAAGGTATAGATTTTATAAAATCCCTTGTTTAAAATAAGGGAGGTTTATAATATGTATGTTAATTCTAAAAACGGGAGATATGAATATAGAAAAGGACTTGAAAAATTTGATAATGAGATTATTGAATTTAAAGGAACTTTCAATAAGATTGAAAAAAGAGGGTGTAGAAAAGTAGCATTGATAAACAATATATATCAATTAGAAAATAATGAATTTATTTGTTGTCATTGTTTATGTGATATGATATCAACAGTAACAAAGAAATTATATAAACAAAACATAAAAGCAGGACAAAAGGTTACTTTTAGAGCCAAAATAAGAAAATACACAAATAGAAAGGGACAAGAAAATTTTGGACTTGAGATTAAAAATTTTAGTATTGAAGAATAAGAATATAGAAAAACAAGGGATTTTATAAAATCTATACTTTTTCAGTAACAGTAATTCAAAATTGATATTTGAGTTACTGAAATAAAATTTATAATTTTTAGGAGGGTTTTTATTATGAAAAAATATAGTGAATTATTAAAAGGATTATATGGAGAAAGCGAATTAAAGGATAATGTTATTGATATCATTTTAAACAATATAGAAAATTATGAAGTGGAAAAAGGATTTTTAGAAGACGTTATAAATTATGGTTGTGCAAGTGGTGTAGTACCTGAATTAATATATTTCAATGAAACAAAATGTTTCTTCATTAAACATATGGAAGAAATCTTTGATATTTACAATAATGTCAAAGATGACTTAAACGCTTATTTTGAAGTAAATGCAAACAATTTAAGTTGGTTAGCTTTTGAATACGTGGTAAATGAAATATATAATGAAATTGAGATAATGGAAGAAGAAGAAGAAGCCTAAGCGCTTCTTCAGTAACAGTAATTTTAAATTACTGAAATAAAATTTTAGGAGGGTTAAAAATGAAAACAAATAAGGAAATAATAATAAATAAGATAAAAAGTGAAGGGTATATTATAGGAATATATGATAATCAATTAAATAAACTTAATAAACAAAATTTAAAAAAGGTTTTAGATAATATAAGATATACTTCAGACACTAAAATTTTTATCAATAGAAAATCTTATATAGTTGAAATATCTGAAGTGGATAATGAAATTGATTTTAATGTAATAACATTAGTTGAATATGAAAGCAGATACGGTAAATTTTTAGAGGATTAAATTAATCCTCTGTAGCAAAAGTTTAAAACTTTTGATAAAATTAAAATTTTAGGAGGGTTTTATATGAGAAAATATTATAATGTCGAATTAAATAGAAAGGACACTATGTTATTAATAGATTTTCTTCATGAAAATAATATAGTCTTTGAAAATAGTTACATTGACTCAAAACATTGTCATACTGAAATATTATTGAACACTGAAGAAATATCAATTGTTAATAACTTTTTAGATACATTATAAGAAGAAGAGATTTAATTCTCTTCTTCAGTAACAGTAATTTTATTACTGAAAATAAATTTTAGGAGGGTTTATATTATGAATAATTATGAATTAAAAGAAAAAATATTTAGCGAAGAGGAAATAAAAGAAATAAATGCTATAAAAGGTGAAAAAAGAATTATACCTTTCATGAATATCTTAGGGTATAGTCCTAAAACTTCATACTGTAAGGGTAATTTTTTTCAAGCATTATTTGTAAAATCCTTTAAAAGTAAAGTAGGATTTTTAATAACTTGCAATGAAAATACAATTACAAGCATAGAAGTTGAAAACTTATAAGAAGAAGGATTTTTTCCTTCTTCAGTAACAAAAGTTAAAAACTTTTGTAATAATTAAAATATTTATTGACTTTATATAGTGATTATACTACAATAAAGTTAATAAATGAATTTTAGGAGGGTACAATATGAATAGAAAACAAATAAGAGTTGAATTATTAAGAAATATGGATAAAATAATTGACATGATTAAAAGAGAAAAAAGAATAAATGAAAATATATGGATAAATAAAATTAGAGTTGACATTGAAAACGATTTAGTTTATTTTCAATATGAAGGCGATACAAGAGTTGGATTTTTAGTATATTGTATAAATCATAGAACCGATATCGAAAAATTATTCATGTATGATAATGACGAACAAGCAACTGTTGAAATAAATTTAATCAAAGGACATAGAAAAGAAAATATATTTGAGTTCAGATTTAGAAAAGAAGAAGGAAAATAAATTCCTTCTTCAGTTATCCAAAAGTTAAAAACTTTTGGTAATAATTAAAATATTTATTGACTTTATATAAACACTATGTTATTATATAGTTAATAAATGAATTTTAGGAGGGTATGATATGAGAAAATATAGTGAAAAATTATTTAGAGGAATAATGGAAGGTAACATTAAAATGAAAATAGGGAATCATTCATTTAGCAAGATTAATGATAGTTACTATCTAATGTATCATGAAAATATAATAATGATAATTGATACGCTTGAAAGTAAAATAATTGTTGATAATTGCAATTATGATACAAGTTCTACAACTCAAGCGATTAATTCACACCTTGAAGCATTAAAAGAATATACTTTTTACAATGAATTCAAATTTTATGACGTGACATGTAATAAAAAATTCTCTAAAAAAATAAAATCTTTATTCAATAAAGAAGTAGAAGAAGGAAAATAAAATCCTTCTTCAGTTGCTGAAAGTTAAAAAAACTTTTGGTAATAATTAAAATTTTTATTGACTTTTTATAGTAATTAAACTATAATATAGTTAATAAATAAATATTTAGGAGGGTTTATATTATGAAAAAAATAACTAAAAAACAAGGTATGATAGAATTAAGAGAAAGCATATCAAAATTAGTTTTAACTGGATATGTTAGTCTAGAAAAAGCTGAAGAGTTATTAAATATGGATAATGAAAAATATACAGAATTAACAAAAGATATAAGCAAGAGAAAAGGTATTAGATATAATAATAATGAAGTAGTATTTGAAATGCTAGAAGGTGATGTCAAAGGTAAAAAAACATATCTAAATTCATTAACTGGCACAAAATGGTATAAACATAAAAGCAACAATGGCGAATTTATAGTTATTGATTTTTCAGAACAATATAAAGATAAAGATTTTAATATGACTATGGCGTATAGTTTAGAGGATTAATAAAAAATCCTCTGTGACATGAAAGTTAAAAACTTTCATGAGAATTAAAATATTTATTGACTTTTTATAATAATTATATTATAATATAGTTAATAAATGAATTTTAGGAGGGTTATATATGAGTATGAGTTTACAAATAAAAGGAATTTATAAAAATAATAAAAAGAATACAATAGGAACACACTGCCCACAAAATAGAACAGTTTTTACAATAGAAGAAAGTAAACATTTAAAAGATATGTTTAAAAAATGCTTTGAAATCAACTTAGATAAATTTAAAAAAGTAGAAGTGAAGGCGTGGTGTGATGGACATGAGATTTTAAATTCAAAAGTTGATATCAATTGTTTAAAAAATGAACCTTTTACAACTCTTAATCAAATAGTTAGACATACAGAAGACTTAAGTTATGATTATATAAATAGAGAGGAATAAAAATTCCTCTCAGTTATTCCTGAAAGTTAAAAACTTTCATGAAAATTAAATAAAAAAATGAAAATTTTTAGGAGGGTTTTATATGAAAAAAGAAAAATATTATGAAATTAAAGATATGTTAGAAAATAAGGATTATTTAGTAAAAGATTTAGTAAATGAAATAAATAGTTTAAATGGTAGCTTTGAAACTTTTGTTTTATATGACATGGATAATTTTAATGAAATAATGGAAGGTTATACACCTATGGAAATATCACAAAAGATTTACTTTGGAGATTTTAATCCTAATGCTGATTATTTTTATTTCAATGCATATGCAAATTTAGAAAGTATACATGAAAGTGAATTAAGAGAACATTTTGAAATAATAATAGAAGAATTAATTGACGAATTAATTTATCATTATCCAAATATATATATTGATGATGATGAATTAAAAGAATTAATTGACGAATACGTAGAGGAAATGAAATAATATTTCCTCTGTGACATGAAAGTTAAAAACTTTCATGAAAATTAAATAAAAAAATAAGATTATTTAGGAGGGTTTTATATATGAAAAAAGAAATTGAAATAAACAAAATAGATTTAAAAGTGTTTTATGCTGAAGAAAAGGACTATAATAATATTAATATTCTATTAAATGCTATGGAAAAACAAAATATGATTTTATCATGGAGTATAAACAATGAAAAAGAATATGAAATATCTTATTTAAATCATGATGATAGAACTTTTATATTGGATAACTTGAAAACACTAAATGAAAACTTAGGTTTCAGAACAACAACTTATAAAGAAAAGGGATTATTAACTTATTAATCCTTTTTCAGTTATTCCAAAGTTAAATTTAAACCTAACTTTGGATTTTTTTATATCATTTATTGACTTTATATAAAAGCTGATATATAATATAAATGATAATTAAATAAAAAAATGAAAATATTTAGGAGGGTTTTATATATGAAAAGATATCAATTTAAAGTAACTGAAGGATTTAAAAATTTAATAGATAGATACAGTATAAAAGGAATATCCGATTTAGACATTGGAGAAGAAGCAAAAGAACATAATGTAAGCTATAAGCATCTCGAAGCGTGGGATTTTAATGATGATATCTTAGAAATATTTGTAGAGGATTAATTAAAATCCTCTGTTATCCGTGAAAGTTAAAAACTTTCATGAGAATTAAATAAAAAAATGAAAATATTTATTGACTTTATATAGCATTTAGGCTATAATATAGTTAATAAATAAAAAATTTGGGAGGGTACATTATGAAATACTTTAAAAATTTAGAAACTATGGAAGAAGTTAAAAAACAATATAGAAAATTAGCCATGAAGTTTCACCCTGATAGAGGTGGAGATGAAGAAATATTTAAAGCAATAAATAATGAATATGAAGAAGCAATTGAATATGCAAAACAAAATGAATTAAATAAAACTAAAACTAAAAAAGAAGAAGACTTTATAAAAAATCAATATAGAAACTCTTGTAATTTTAGAAGTACAATTAATAAATTAATTCAACTTGTCAATATTAATATAGAAATATGTGGCACTTGGTTATACATTACTGGAAATACATATCCAGTAAAAGAGTATTTAAAAAATGAATTTGGAGCTTTTTGGAGCAAAAGCAAAAAATGTTGGTGCATCGCTCCTGAAGGTAAAAATTTTAGAAAATCAAAAGGTTTCAAAGGAAGAAATATGAATTCTATAAGAAATACTTATGGAAGCAACAAAATAAAATCAGAAGGAACTTTATTATTAGAAACTAATTAATATTAATCCTCTACTATTATGGTAGAGGATTTTTTTATGCCTATAATTAACAGAATTGACAAGAATTAAATTTAAATATGAGTTTATAACTTAATGAATAGTTTATCCATTAAGCAGTTGTAACTAGCTTATAATCAATTTAAATAGCTTAGAATGGTATATTCTTTATGGAAAATTAAATATTTTTATGAGTTTTTATTGACTTTTAATAATATGTTAAGTATAATATAAGTAAAAAAATAAAAGGAGTTGGTAAATATGAATAATATCATAATTAATGGCACACAAGATTTTATGGGAGTTAAAATACCAGTGATAGAAGGTGGTTTTGGTGAAGGAAAAAGATGTTTAACTGATAAAGTTATATCTGAAATACATAATATGAAAATGATTCATGTTAGAGAAACACTTAATAAAAACATCAAAAGATTTAAAGAAGGTGTAGATTTTATAAATCTTAAACGTATCGACGACAACGATACGTTGACAAAAATGGGTTACGCTAAACAATCTATAACACAAGCTAAAAATATTTACTTATTATCAGAAAGAGGTTATGCAAAACTTATAAAAATAATGGATACTGATTTAGCATGGGAAATACATGATAAATTAGTTGATGATTATTTTACTATGAGAGAAATTGTAAATTCAAAAGAAAAAATATTAGCTGAAACATTTTATAAATCTATATTTTCAAATACAGAAGAAGATAGAGTTTTAAATACAAAATTATTCGGTGAACTAAAAGAAGAATATGGTGCTGAAAAACAAAAGGAAATTGATAAAATAGAATTAGAAAATGAAAGAATAGAAGGTAATATAATAAACAGTAAAATTAATTACAAGTATTATTTATAGAGGATTATATTAATCCTCAGTTATCCCAAAGTTAAAATTAAATTTAGCTTTGGGGTTTTTATTTGGTATTAATCGACAAAATTTGACAAAAATTAAATTTAGATTTGAGTTTATATTTCTATAAAATATTTATGGAAAATTAAATATTTTTATGAATTTTCATTGACTTTTAATAAAACTATAAGTATAATACAAGTAAAAAATATAAAAGGAGTTGGTAATAATGGTATTAAATGATATTCTAGAAAAAGAGGAATTAAGACAAGAAATATTAAATAACAGTAGAAGTTTAAATATAATGAATAAATATAAAACTATAACTACAATTAACAATACAGAATATGAAACACTTGATAGGGTGGCTGAATATTTTGAAGTTGATTATAAGTGTATATCAAAATTAATTGAAAGACATAGAGAAGAATTAATAAATAATGGTTTATTAGTTTTAAGTGGAAGTAAAACAAGAGAAATTTTAGGAGGAGACAATTTGTCGCTTACTAACTACAGAGGTTATTTTATATCAGATAATAGAAGATTTGCCAATAAAAGTAATACATTAGTAAATAAAAGATGTTTTTTAAATATGGCTATGTTATTAAGAGATAGCAAAGTAGCACAAGAAATAAGAAGTAAGATGCTTGACATAATTTTAAATGGAAATTCTAATAATGAAATATCAACAATAAACAATACAGAACTACTTGATAAAATAGAAGAGCAGAATAAAACAATAAATGAATTATTAAAAATGATAGAAGGTTTATCTGATAAGATTGATAATTTAAATAAAAATTCTAAAAATCTAACTACTAAAAATAATGATGTGACAGTAATTAATACAACTAATTTAGATAAATTTAAAACTTATTTAAATAGTTTAGATGATAATACAATTATGGGTAAAAAAGAATACGTAGATTTATTTAATAAATATGAATTCTATCATAAAAAAATAGGAATAACATTATTTAATAAATTTATGATAAAACAAAAGCAATTCAAAACAAGTGAAAGATTAACAGATAAAAATAAAAAGAAAAATTTATTTATATATGAAAATATAAATAATAATTCTAAGGGTATCTGTATGACTAAAAAAGGTTTACTATATGTTACTAACTTAATTGTAAATAATATGAATTATTATTTTAAATAAAATATCTAAAATCCATATATGTAAAAATATATGGATTTTTTTTATTTAAATGCTTGACAATATATAATCACTAATATATAATACATAGTATAAAGATAAATAAAAAATAAATTAAAGGGAGTTATTATTATGAAAATAGAATATGATTATGAATTATATAGAAAAAATGCTTTTGTTATAGCTGATGGAAAACTTATAGAAAATAGTTTACATTTTGAATGTTTAGTTGATTCATTAGCAAAAGATGAAAAAGAAAAAGAAAAATTATTTGAAGAAGATGATTCTGTATTGGAAGATTTAACATTGGAACGATTTAATAATTTTATTATTGGAGAAGTTGCTGAAGTAGAAGGTAATATTTATATAATAGCATATGATAAAAACGATATCGACATTATAAAAAAATATTATGATTATAAAGTAACAATGTTAGAAGATAATGAATTCTTAAATATCTAAAAGAGAATACAATTCTGTATTCTCAGTTATGAAAATTTAAAAATAAAATTTAGATTTTCACTTGACAATAAATAAATGCTAATATATAATGATAGTATAAAAATAAATAAAAAATAAATAAGGGAGTTGTTATTATGAACAGATTTGAATCTTTAAGAAAGAATTTAGAAGATAGAGGTAATTATACTGATTTATTAGAACTTGTTGAAGTTATAAGCTATAATAGTTTTTATTTAGATTGGTTAATAGTTCATGATATGGAAGAATTCAACGAATTAATGGAAGGTTTAGAGCCACTAGAAATAGCAGATAAAATTGAAAATGGTAATTTTAATTCTAATGAAGATTTATTTCATTATAATGACAATGGAGAACTAGTAAGCTATACAGAATGTGACTATGAAGAATATGTTTATGATAGTATAGACTATATAGAAGAAGACATAGAATTAATAGTTAGAGACAGTAATAAAAATAATGATTTAAAAAATATAATAAAAGATTTAAGCAATGATAATGTATTTAAACAAATACTAATATCTTTGGAGGATTTTAATTAATCCTCAGTTATGAAAGTTAAGAAAAATAAAAATTATTTTTAAGTTTTTACTTGACAATAGATAAATACTATGATACAATTATAGTATAAAAATGAATTAGGAGGATTTTAAAAATGAAAACAAATAAGGAAATAATAATAAATAAAATAAAAAGTGAAGGGTATACATTAGGTATATATGATAATATGCTAGATAAACTTAATAAACAAAATTTAAAAAAGGTTTTAGACAATATAAAATATGTTTCAGATACAAAAGTTTTTATCAATAGAAAACCTTATATAGTTGAAATATCAGAGGTAGATTCAGAGATTGATTTTAGTATAATAACACTAGATGAATATGAAAGTAGATACGGAAAATGGTATTAAGAGGATATTTAATATCCTCAGTTATGAAAATCTAAAATTTATTTTTAGGTTTTCACTTGACATTATATATAAGCTAGTATATAATATAAATATAATAAATAAATAAAAGGGAGTTGGTTATATGTTATTATTAACAATAGAAGCAAAAAATAATATATTTTCAGAGGATAGAGAGTTGGACATGAATGCAATTAAATTTGACAATTTTTATTTAAGCTATTTCAATGAAGGTATAGAGGATTTGTTAAGCAGTGTATCCGATGAGTGGGTAAAAGTCAACGATGACATGATACATGATGACATCAATAGAATGAATTTCAATTTTTACTTTAAGAGGATTTTATAATCCTCAGTTATCACCCAAAAGGTGAATAAAAAAATAAAAAGGAGTGTTTTTTTATGAAAAAATTAATAAAAAAAATTACTATGGTAGGTTTAATAGGTTTAATGGTTTTAGGAAATACAGTAACAATTAATGCTAAAGTAATTCAAGGAACAAAAGGAAGAACTTACATAACACTTGACAGCATAGAAAAAAGAGAAAATAAAGAAGTATTAAACTATTTAGGAATTACAAGTTATAACTTAAAAATGAATAAAAAAGAATACGTAGTTAGATTTAGAAGTAATTTAAATAGTTCTAAAACTAAAAAAATAGTAAAACAAGTAGCAAATAAATTACACGGAACAAGAATAGAAAAAGACTTAAAGGAATACAGAACATATAAAATAGTAGTAAAAGGAATTGATAATAAAGGCAAAACTCATACTTATAGCATAAATGGACATAAAGTAAAATAAGAGGATTTTAATTAATCCTCAGTTATGAAAACCTAAAATTTATTTTTAGGTTTTCATTGACTTTTAATAAAGGCATAAGTATGATATAATCAAATAAGAATAAAAGGAGTTGGTAATATGAATGAAAATATGATATTAAATTTTGAAAATAATAAGGTGGAAATTATTAATGATAATGGTAAACCTTTATTTGAAATCTACTCAACTGGAATGGCTCTAGGCTATATCAATAAAAGAAAAAATTCAACTGGCAAAGAATATATATCACCATACAAATCAAGAATAGATAAAGTAATTAAAAATGCTGAAATATCTTGTGTGTGTCAGGGTGACACACAATATATAACTGAAGAACAATTGTATGATTTTATGTTAGAAGCGAAGACTGATAAATGTAGACAATTTAGAAAATGGATTACTAATGAAGTCCTTCCTCAGATAGCTAGAAAATCTAACAATATAGTTCCATTCAAAGTGGGTGAAATATGTTATTATATAGATACGAATGGAAACGTATATAATAAAAAATATAAAAAATTAAAACCACAAGAAAATCATAAAGGCTATCTTAGAGTTAATTTATATGAAAACTCAAAAAAACATAAACTTTATTTTATACATAGATTAGTTATGAAAACCTTTAAACCTATTGAAAATATGGAAAATATGCAAGTTAATCATATTGATGGTAATAAAAAAAATAACAATATTAATAATTTAGAATGGTGTACTGGATATGAAAATATGAAACATAGGTATGAAAATTTAGAAAAGTCAAAATTAACAAAATTTCAACAAGAATATATTATAGAAAATATGGATAGAATTTTTACTTTAAAAGATTTATCAGAAGAATTTAATATAGAGTATGGCAGAGTAAGAACATTATGCAGAAAAAGAAAAGTAAAAAATATAACAGAAAAAGAAAAATTATTATTACTTAAATACGAAACAAAATTATCTTATAAGGATTTGTCAGATTATTTAGGTGTTGATGAAGGTCTTATAAGATGTTTTTTAAAGGAAAATAAGTATTTAAATTATAAAAACACAAATAATAATACAAAATCTAATTTATAATATAGAGAAAAAATTCTCTATATTTTTTTAAATTTATATTGACATGATATATAATCTAATATATAATATATAGTATAAAGAGGATATTTAATATTCTCAGTTAGTAACAATCAATAAAAACAAAATAAAAAATTCAAAATATTTTTTTAAAAATAGTTGACATGATATAAACTATACTATATAATATAAGTATAAATAAAAAAAATAAATAGTCTTTAAGACTTTAAACTTGGAGGTTTATATGTTTGGAAGAACAATAATAGAAGATGTAAAAAAATGCTTAGAAGGAACTTATGACATAAAAGAAAATGAATTGACAGTTGATATAATGAATATATTAAATGTTTTAGAACCTTATGAAGTTGTTAATGGTATTATATGGGATAAAGAAGAAGAAACTGATTATGAATATTATATTGATGATTATTTAGAAATAGGAATTGAAGAAGGTTGGATAAAAGAAATAACTGCCGATAATACTTACAATTGGAATGCACCTATTTCAAACCATATTGATTTTAGAACTTATCATGATACTAAAGAAGATGAACATATAGTTACATTTAAAGTTCATTGTGGACGTGGAGATGTAAGAGTTGGATATTCTGAATGGATGTATTTGAAATTTGATTATGAAGAAGAATTTTTAGAATTATTCTTAGAATGTCCTAAATCAGTAGAAGTTGAATTAAATGATGAAATATATTATGTAGAAGTAAATGCTTTAAGCGATGAGATAAATTTATTTAAATATGAAAATTATAAAGACATATGCGGTGATGATAAATATGATTTATTAAATGAAATGGAAGAATTGGACTTAATAGAATATTAGGATAAAGAGGATATTAAATATCCTCAGTTATTGGCATAAATTATAAAATTTATTTTTATTTTTTATAATTTATATTGACATTTAATAAGAGTGATAATATAATATAATCAAATAAGAAATAAAAAAGTAAAATAAGAAAGTAATTAATATGTAGGAATGTTCAAGTCCGAATTTACGCCCTTGGAGTGTTATAAAAAACTCAAGTAGTTTAAAACGAAAGAGAACACGTTGAATAGGGAAGCTTGTTATAAAGTATTGAAACAATATGAAAATGGCTATTGTAAAGATGTATGTGATGATGACTTATTAAACGAAATGGAAGAATTGGATTTAATAACATATTAAATTAAAGAGGATATTTAATATCCTCAGTTGATAACAAAATATAAAATTTAAAAAGGAATTGAAATTATGGCTATATTAATTTGGAGTATTTTATTTGCAATTGGATGTTGTCTTATTGCTACTGAAAAAGGTAGAAGTACTGTAGCTTGGTTATTATTAGGATTTTTCTTTGGATTTTTCGCACTATTAGTTATAGTTTGTCTACCTGATAAAAACAAATAAAGAGGATATTTAATATCCTCAGTTGTATATTATAACCAATTATTGGCTATAATAGATTTAAATGGATTTAAATGAATTTAAAAATTAAAGGAGGATAATTTATCATGAAGGTATTTAGAAAGGGTTTAGGATTGATTTTAGGAGGTCTAATGGGTATATCTATGATAGGATGTTCTAATAAAATAGAACAAGCTGAAGGATTGTTAAAAGAAAATATACAAAATGAAATTGAAAGAAATTTAGAAGAATATCAGCCAAAGTATAATGAATTGAATGATAACGAAAAATTATATTTAGACACTGCAAAAGATATAGATATGGATAAAATTGATGTAGAGATAGAAGAATTAGATGATAGTTATGAAGCAACAGTGACTTTAGGATATAAAGATGAAGATATAGAAAACTGTAATGATATATTTGTTTTAGAAATTGCAAAAGATAAATTAACAGAAGAAGATTTAAAAAATGAAGATTTTTTACATGAAACAACTTATTTAGAAACAGTAGTAGCACATAGTTCAACTTATATGATAAATGGTAAATTAATAACTTGGTTATATTGTGAAAAAGGATATGAAGGACATACAAAAAATGAATATGGCTATGAAAATGAAAATAAGACTATTTTAATATGTGATAATTGGGAATTGGAAAAAGATTTTCTTTTATGCTTAGGTGATTTAATGTTTAATATTTAATTTAAAAATAGAAAGGTTTAAATAGCCTTTCTTTTTTTTTTATTTTTATTATTGACTTTTAATAAAATTTATAGTATAATATATATAAATATAAAAATGTCCCCATAACAGTTCTATAGGGATAAGAGGAGATGATAATATGAAAAATAATTCTAAATATCTAAGCGAATTAATGGAAGGTATAGAAATAAAACAAAATACATTGATTATTTCACCAACTGGAAGTGGTAAGACACATTATATTTTAAATGAATTATGTAAAAATAAAAAAACATTATATCTATGCGATACAACAAATTTAAAATTGCAAATTTTAAAAGAAGAAGGCACTCAAAGTTATGATAAAATGATAGATGAAAATAAAATAACAGTTATGACATATAGTAAATTTGGAAAAGAAATTAAATATACAAATGAAGGTATTATAGAACAATTTGATTATATTATATGTGATGAAATTCATAATCTCATAGATTATGAAAATATATTTCATGATACAAATTTAGATAGAGCTATGGAATATCTAACTAGAAGTTATAATAACACAATAATAATGTTTTTTACTGCGACTCCACAATACTTAGATTATACGTCAAGAAAATACCCTTGGTTTGACAATAATTTTATTTGTATAGATTTTAGTAATAATACTGAAATTAAAAGATATACAGAAAGAAGTATAAGTTATATATCACATTATACAGATGTTAGAACTTACTTAACCAAATATTTAAATTCATTTAATCAACTTGGAGAAAAATGTTTGATTTTCAGCGCTTATATAAAAACTATGCGAGAACTTGAAAATATATGTGGAGAATTAGGATTAAGACCTATTTGTATATGGAGTGAAAATAATGAAAAAGTTCCTATGACTTTTGAACAAAAAATGGTAAGAAATCATTTAGTTGAAAAGGGTGAATTAATAGAACCTTACAATGTATTAATTATCAATAGGGCAACTGAAACAGGGATTAATATCTATGATGATAAAATGCAAATTATGATTTGTAATACTAAAAATGAAGTGCAACAAATACAAGTTAGAGGCAGAGTAAGACATGATATAGATTTACTTGTATTGAAGACTGAAGAATTTAATAAATCAGATTTTGCTATAGATAAAGAAATTTTAAATTTATGGGTCACTAAAGAAACAATTGTTGAAAGAATTATTGTTAAAAATAACTTAAGGGATGCTAAAGGCAGAATTATGAGTTTACAAAATTTAATAAAAGAAATAGAAAAATATGGATTTTTAATTGAAAAAAAGAAAAAAGGAAAAAGAAAAATTATGCATTATATGGTAACTAAGGTGGAATAAATTTGGAATATTGATATAATTGTTTTCCAAAAATGTTCCATTTCAGTAATCAAATTGGAATAAAATTTAAAAAAATAAAAGGTGGAATAAATTTGGAATATTGATATAATTGTTTTCCAAAAATGTTCCACTTCAGTAATCAAATTGGAATATTGTACAGGTAGCCCACTTTTGTGCGAAAACTTATTAAGGGAAGAGAATTTTTTTCCCAGTTTTTAAAAATAATACTTGACAACAGATAAAGTATGTGATATAATAATAGTATAAATAAAAATGAAAAGGGGAATGAAAATGGAATGGAATTTAGAAAGAATACAAAAAGAAGTAAATGATTTTGCAGAACATACTAGAAAGGTATTAGGAAAAGATATATATGAAACAACAAAAGAATTAGAAAAATGTCCAATAGCAATATCACCTAGAATGACAGTAGCAAAAGGCAAATTTGAATTTAGAATTACAAAGACAAAAAAAGGAACTACAATAAAACCACTTGGAATTAAAATTGCAAAAAATCTTTTAAATGATTATCATGATGAAGATATTATTCAAACTATAAGACATGAATGCGTACACTTTATAGTTAATGTATATAAACAAGATAATCATGGTCATGATAAAGTATTTAAACAATATTGTAGAGCATTAGGTATATCAGATGCAACTTATTCCACTGCTAAACCTAAGATAGAAGAAAGATATATTGGTAAATGTCAAAAATGTGGTTATGAATATCGTAGAAATAAAATGAGAAAAAACACACTTGAAAACTGGATTCTCAATTGCCATTGTCATAAATGTCACGGAGAATTGCATATAATAGATAATAAAGAGCAAGTAGAATACATGAGAGGTAAAAATCATACTATAAAGAAAATTTCTTTAAAAAAATAAAATAAATACTTGACTTTTAATAAGGGTAATAGTACAATTTAAGTAAATAATAAATAAAAGGGAGTTGTAAATATGTATATAATGGAAATAAAATGTAAAGATGAACATACATTTAAAATGTTAACTGAATACTTAGAAAAAAGATGTGACTTAGTAGCGTATAAATTAGAAAACAAAATTTGCGTATATTCGAGAGATGAAATGGAAAGTGAAAGATTGTATGATAATGTTGCATATCAATTGGATACATGGAAAGATTTGAATGCTGAAATTAATTTTATATAAATAAGGAGTGGTTATGTGTGATGAATATTTGTATGGATATTATATTAGTATGCTTGGCAATTGTAACTTTAATATTAACAATAGGACTATTAGGAGTAATTCTAATTGAAATAAAAGATTTTATTAAAGAAAATTTTTTTTAAAAGAGAAGAATTTTTTCTTCTCAGTTTTTTTCAAAAGTGATTGACAATATATAAAACTTAATATATAATATATAGTATAAAGGGGGAAATAAAAAATGAAACTTAAAAGTGATTTAATAAAAAGAAAATATATTGACATCACAGAAGATTTTATGAATTCAATATTTGATTTTTTTATAGAGAAAAAAGAATTGAAAAAAGGAATACCTTATTGCATACAAAAATATTCAAAAAAATCTTTTGCATGTGGAGGACAAGAAAAAGTTGATAGATATAGTTTGTTATATGTTCCTGAAAATGTTTATACCGAAAGAGAAAGTATAATTAGACAGCATGAATATTTTGTGGATTATTTAAAGCATTATGGTTTTAATTACAATTACATAATGAAAAAATATGAAATGAATTTTTTTCAAGTTTATTGCATGGTTTCTATATTACATGAAATAGGGCATATGATAACACTAAATAGGTCGCTTGATAAACATGGATATAATAAATTATATTTTGAATGTGAAAAGGAATATGAAATAAATACTTGGTTAATTGGTGAGATGCAAATGGAACACTATAGGAATATCGAATGTGAAAAAATAGCAGATAAAAAAGCAGTCAGACTTTTCAATAAATACGAAAAAGAAATGATAGAATTTTTTAAAAAAATAGAAATTGAAGTTGAATAGAGAAGAATTTTTTCTTCTCAGTTTTTTACAAAAATGCTTGACAACATATAAAGGTTAGTATATAATATAAGTATAAAGAATAAATAATAAAAATATTTTAGGGGTTAAACAACAGATAGAGATGAGTTGTAAAATTTTATAAAATACTATTGATTTTTATCACTTATCTTAGTATGATATAATAAGAAGGTGATAAAATGATGAAATCATTTACAATTAAATTATATCCAAATAAACAACAAGAATTATTATTTTATAAACACATTAATTGTCAAAGATATATTTATAATTGGGCATTAAATTTAAATAATGAATTGTATAAAAAGGATAAAAAGAAATATTCTTCAACGGAATTAAATAAAATGTTAACACAATATAAAAAGCAAAAAAATTGGTTGAATGAAGTTTCTAATGCGACATTAAAAGAAGCAATTAGAAATTTAGACAAAGCATATACTAATTTTTACAAGAAAAGAACAAGTTTACCTAGATTTAAAAGTAAAAAGAAATCTAAATTAAGTTTCTATAGTAGATATGAGAAAATTAAATTTTATGAAAATAACAGAGTTAATTTAGAAAAAATAGGTAAGGTTAAATATAAATCTAGTTACAATATTGATTTTAGTAAAGAAACTTCTTTTAAGAATCCACATGTTAGTTATAATGGTAGATGTTGGATTTTAACTTTTACATTAGATGTTGAAAATAAAATTGAATCTTTGACAAATGAAGTAATAGGAATAGACTTAGGAATTAAATATTTAGCAATTTGTAGTGATGGTGTTGTTTATAAAAATATTAATAAAGAAATGATAGTTAGGAAATTAGAGAAAAGACTAAAGAGATTACAAAAACAAGTAAGTAGGAAATATGAAAAAAATAAGAAAGGGGGATGTTACATTAAAACTAATAATATTAAAAAGTTAGAAAAAGACATTAAACGTATTCATCGAAGACTTAAAAATATAAGATTAAACTATTTACATCAAACAACTGCTGATATTGTGAAAACCAAACCATACAGAGTTGTAATGGAAGACTTGAGCATAACTAATATGATGAAGAATAAATCAATAGCCAAACAAGTATCTAAGTTAGGTCTGTATGAGTTTATAAGACAAATGAAATATAAATGTGAATGGAATGGTATTGAATTTATACAAGTAAGCAGATGGTATCCTTCAAGTAAAAAATGTAGTAATTGTGGAAATATTAAAAAAGATTTGAAGTTATCAGATAGAGTTTATAAATGTGATAAATGTGGATTAGATATTGATAGAGATTTCAATGCCAGTTTAAATCTTATGAATTATGGATTATCACTTTAAAAGATAATCATAATATGTACCCATTCGTTAGTGGGGAATTTAAGTCCTTCAAATATTATTACTAGAGTAGGTTCGCTGAAATAGGGTAATAAAAGGAAATTATAACTTTTTTATAAGTTTTAAGTAACGGAATGAAGAATGGAAAGAAGAATAAAAAATGTTAATGAAGTAAGAGTATTTTTAAATGAAAACATAGAAATGTTTAATAAGAAAACAGGAAATGAAATACCATTATTTGAAAAAGATATAAATCTTAATGGAAGATTTAAAAAGAAAGTTGCTTGTTATAGATTTTATCTTACAAGAAACTCTAAAAAAATAGTCCCTTGTGACATGCAAATATCTAAATCATTTTTTAGAAATGCAACAAATGAAAAACTTGAATACGTATTAAAACATGAATTAGCACATTATATAGCTAATGAATTACACGATGATAATTGTAATCATGATGATAGATGGAAAGAAGTTTGTAAGTATTTAGAAATATCTGATAGTCTGAAAGTAAAATTGAAATATGAAGAAAGAAATGATAAATATTTTGTAATCTGTCCAAAAGATGGAATAATAGGAACTGTTAGTAAATTGACAGAAAGCAAAAAGCAAGCCTTCAAAGGTGCTAGTTGCAAGAAATGTGGTAGTCATGTAGTATTGTACGATAGAAGAAAAAAAGTTTTTTTATCTGATGATGAAGAAATGATAAAACAAATAAGTTTAAATTTAGAGGAAATAAAATAATTTCCTCAGTTATTTCAAAAAAGTACTTGACATAATATAAATCATACTATATAATAATAGTATAAATAAAAAAAATAAATAGTCTTAGGACTTTAAATGTGGAGGTACTTATGAAAATATTAATTATGTGTAGTGTATTAGAAATGGCTGGTCTTTACTTAAGTTTTTCACCTATTGTTAAATACATTATGGATAGAAGATGTTACAATGAATACTCAAATAATATAGATGTTTTAATAGAAGAAATGAGAGATGATGAACTTACATTACAAGAGGATAAAGAAAGATTAATAATGATAATGGAAGAACAAATTAAATTTAGTAAAATGGGAGCAATTTTAGGGGCAATAGGAGTGATAATAATGGGAATATTTTTAGTTAACACATTTCTACAAATATTAAGTTTATAATTTAAGAGAAGAAAATTTTCTTCTCAGTTTTTTTTCAAAATATTTGACATTTAATGAAAATGATAGTATAATATAAGTAAATAAAATAAATAAAAAAACAAAATAAAAAAGTAAAATTAATATGTAGGAAAGTTCAGTTCCGAATTCACGCCCTTGGAGTATCATACCAACTCAAGTACTTTGTAAAAAGGAAAGAGGATACGTTGAATGGGGAAGCTTGATAACAAGCACTGAAACTAAGAGAAGAAAATTTTTCTTCTCAGTTTTTTCAAAAATGCTTGACATAACATAAACTACATGATATAATAATAGTATAATAAATATAAAAAAACAAAATAAAAAAAATAAATAGTCTTAAGGACTTTAAATTGGAGGTATTTTATGAATTTATTATTATTAATAAGTAGAGCATTAGAAGTATTTGGTATTTGTTTAGCTTTTTTACCTATTCTAAATTACATTAGAGATAGAGCATATTACAATGAATACTCAGCCAATATAGATACGCTTATAGAGGAAATGAGAAAAGATGGATTTACAGTACAAGAGGACAAAGAAAGATTAATAATGGCAATGGAAGAACAAATTAAATTTAGTAAAATGGGAGCAATTTTAGGGGGCATAGGAGTAGTAATAATGGTAGTATTCTTAATTAAGACATTTTAACAAATAATTGATTTAGGAGAAGAAAAAATTTCTTCTCAGTTTTTTTAAAAATACTTGACAATAAATAAGAGTAATAGTATAATATAAGTAAATAAAATAAAAAAATAAAAAGGATGTGGGGATTATGAAATATAATTTAAACTTAGTTGAAAGTGAAATGCTAGAGGATGCCATAAAGAAAACATTAAATAAGTATGGTAAAGGATTCAAGAGTGATGATGAATATTATTTATTATTTTTATACAATAGAGTTAAAAATGGAATAATAAATTTTAAATCAAAAGAAGAAATTAAAGGAGTTTTAAATGCTCTTACTAATTTAATGAAATATACTGATATTATTTGTAGTGAAAACTTAATAGAAATAGATGAATTGCTTTCTAGAATATGCATAGAATTATATGAAATGATTTAATATAGAGAAGAAAATTTTCTTCTCAGTTTTTTTACAAAATATTTGACATTTAATAAGAATGATAGTATAATATAAGTAAATAAGAAATAAATAGGAAAGTTCA